TTTCTCCTTTTTCACCTTGTGGTCCTATAGGTCCTTCAGGTCCAGTTTCACCTTGAGGACCTTTTTCACCTTGTGGTCCTATAGGCCCTTCAGGTCCAGTTTCTCCTTTAGGACCTATTTCACCTTGTATACCTTGAATACCTTGAAGTCCAGTTTCTCCTTTTTCACCTTGAGGTCCTATAGGCCCTTCAGGTCCAGTTTCACCTTGAGGTCCTTGTTCACCTTGAGGTCCTATAGGTCCTTCAGGACCAGTTTCACCTTTAGGTCCTATTTCACCTTGTATACCTTGAATACCTTCAGATCCAGTTTCTCCTTTTTCACCTTGAGGTCCTATAGGTCCTTCAGGTCCAGTTTCACCTTGAGGTCCTTGCTCACCTTGAGGTCCTATAGGTCCTTCAGGTCCAGTTTCACCTTTAGGACCTATTTCACCTTGTATACCTTGCTCACCTTGAAGTCCAGTTTCTCCTTTTTCACCTTGTGGTCCTATAGGTCCTTCAGGTCCAGTTTCACCTTGAGGTCCTTGCTCACCTTGAAGTCCAGTTTCACCTTGTGGTCCTGTGTCTCCTTTAGCACCAGTTTCACCTTGTGGTCCTGTGTCTCCTTTAGCACCAGTTTCTCCTTTGTCACCTTTTTCACCTGGATCACCTTTATCACCTTTTATTTCACCAGCATCTATAAAAGTAGACCCATTATATACATATAAGTGTCCTGATTCAGCCACTGTATAAGAATCACCAATTTCAAGATTTGAAATATAATTCAAATCATTAACAGTATTAACCATACCTTTAATACTTACAGATGTACCTGCTGGTCCTGTTTCACCTTTTTCACCTTGTGGTCCTTGAGGTCCTTGTTCACCAGTTTCACCTTTATCACCTTGTGGTCCATCTGCACCTGATGGTCCTTGAGGTCCTCTTTCACCTCTATCACCTTTTTCACCTGATGGTCCTTGAGGTCCTTGTTCACCATTTATACCTCTAGGTCCTTGTGGTCCTGTATTACCTTTTTCACCTCTTAATTGACCACAATCAATAAATTTAGATCCATCATATACATACAAATGACCAGTATCATCTGTTAAATACCCTGCATTAACTTGAGGTTCCTTAACATCACTTATTAATTTATCATAAGTAGAGAATGTTGCGATTATTGATATTGATGTACCGTCTTTACCTGGTTCACCTTGTGCACCTCTAGGTCCTTGTAAACCTTGGTCACCTTTTTCACCTTGTAGACCTTGGTCGCCTTTTTCACCTGGGTCGCCTTTTTCACCTTTAAGTCCTTTATCACCTTTTTCACCTTTAGGTCCTGGGTCACCTTTTTCACCTGGGTCACCTTTTTCACCTTGTGGTCCTATTAATGAAAGTAACCAATCACCAACTGATCCTTTAAATCCTGCTTCACATGCTAATTCATAAGCAGATTTACCTTTTTCACCTGCAGCTCCACCACCAGTTTCATATATTTCATTTATAGATTCAACTAGTGATTCTTTATTTACTGTTTTTAATAAAGATAAATCACCTATTTTTTTAACACTATTTATAGCTAAATCATACCAATTTTCATTACCAGTTATTGATTTAAGAACATTACATATTTCTTCTAAATACGTTCTAACGTCAACGGTAATTCCTGGTTTATCTTGTAATGACATATAATTCAACTCCTTTCAAAAAGTTTCATATTACTACCTTGTTATTTCTATGAAATAGGTTGTAAAATATAAAAAAATAAAGATAATAGTTATTTTTAACTATTATCTTTATTGTAAATTATGCTACAAATTTCTTAATTTTCTTACTAGAATTTTGAGTCTTACTTATAACTCTTTCATCGAATATTGTATTAATAACATTAGGATCAACTTCTTTTTTACTTTCTACTATTTTCTTACCCCCATCAGTTTCTAAATCATTTTCTTTTACTTTAAATCCTTTCTTAGATATTTTTAGTCCATCTCTAATACATTTATTTTCTATTGCATAATTATCTTTAAGTATTCTATAAACTTTATCTACATATTTTGGTGGTACGTTAAATCTATTTATAAGATAAACAATTAAAAGCTCATCTATAAATACATTTTCTTCACCAACTTCATCCATTAAATTATTTATAGCTTTTGTTATTGTATTAACTGTATTTAAAATCTCAAATGGTGCTAAATCAACTTGTGCACCATCAATATCATTTATCAATGCTACTTGTTTCTTAAATGATAATTCACTTATATAATCATTTTCTGGTATATAATCTGTCTTTAATATATCTCTAACTCCTTTAACAATTAAAGGAGCTGCAGCTTTAGCTGTATATTGTATTGCTTTTAACGTAGTGTCATTAGTTAAAGCACCAACCACATCATTTAAACATTTTATTGTCGTATTCGCCACATTTTTTAATAAACTCATTATTCATACCTCCTTTTATTTATTCATTTATATAATATATAATTATATTTTTATAATTCTTCTATAAAAACATTAGAATAACTATACTAAAACTAATAAGGAGGTTTTATTATGTCTAGAAATATAGTGGATACGGTTACAGATTTGGATGTAAACCCATTAACAATGATACCATTATTAAAATTTAAAATAGATAACTCTAGTGATGAGTGTGTAATTTCATATAATGCACCATCAACTTTAGATGGTAAAGAAAATTATGCTAATAATATTAGTTTAAATAGGGTTAGTGATTTTTTATATCTTTATAATATAACTACTAAAAGTATTGTGACTAAATCATCAATATATACAGATAACGGTTTTTTTATACCTTCTAATTGTAATGAAAATGAATTTGCAATAATGGCGTTTCCACATACTATATATAAATTCTTTAAACTTAATTTTGAAAATAATCCAAGAATAGTAAATGTATGGGATACTTATGTATATAATTTAATAAATTATAAGGCTATGTTTAAAAATTGTTATAATATAGGTTTATATGAAGGATCTATTTTTCCATCAAGTATTTTAGATTCAGCAGACACTTATGTATATAAGCGTAATAAGGTATTTATGTATGATTATATATTTGCTAATAATTTTAAGGTTGTAACATTACCAGATAGTAACCCAGAATTATTATCAGGTGAAACATTTAGTAATTTTAATGATACTAACAAATTATCTTTAAATTATGCTTTCATGAATACAGAAAAAGCAACTTCAGCACCAATAATTACTAGTTTATATTATGGTACTGTACATGAACTTGGGGGCAATGGAATATTTTTTAATAGTAGTATGCCTTATTATGATGGTAACTTAAAATTTGATAATGCATATGAATTAAGAAACACATTTGCTAAAACAACAAATACAGAATCAAGTAAATATTTAAGTATTACTATAAATAAATGCAAATCTATGGAGGCTATGCTTAAAGATTCTACTAAATATAAAACAGTTTATATATATTTAGAAAATACAATGTCTAATATGAATAATGCATTTAAAAATTTAAGTAATGGAACTACAATAGAATATAATTCTAATAATGAAATGTCATTAAGTATGGACGAATTAATAGGTTTATATAGTGGATGTAAACAATTAGTATCATTATCACCAAACATGAAATTTTCTAATGCACGTATAATTTGCAATGTATTTAAAGATTGTGAATTATTATCTAATAATAAATTTAATACTATAAATACAGAAAATGCAGTTATATTTTCTGGTGTTTATAATGGGTGTTTAGGATTAACATCTTTCAATATAAGTTCAACAAATAACGGAAACAATTTCTCATCTGTTTGTATATTAAATGAAGCATGGAAAAATTGTTCTAATATAACTGGATTTAATGGATGGTTTAATTTAGGAACATCTGAAAGAAATATATATGCAGATTCTACATTTGCTGGTTGTAGTAAATTAACTACAATACCTACAATAAGTAATGAAAAACTAATTGTGTCTTCAGTAGAAATGTTTAAGGGAACACAAATTGCTAATACAAATTATAGTTATACTGTAAATAATGAAAATCGTACCGGTTCTTATTCAAATATGACAAATAACAAAAACGTATCAGGAATGTTCTTAGAATGTAGTAAATTAACTAATAGTATAAACACCCCAGCTGCAGTATTTGCATCTAATATGTATGCTGAATGTAAAGCATTAACTTCTGCATCATTTAATTTTTCTAATGCAAGATATTTAGTTGCATCATTTAAAAATTGTATTGGTTTAAATAATATAGTAAATAATGGTAATTTAAATAAAGTTAAAGACGCTTCAAGTTTATTTGAAGGTTGTAGTGCATTAACTTCAGGTACAGAAAAAATAAATACATCTAATTGCAAAACTCTTGTAGCACTGTATAAAGGTTGTAGAAATCTAACATCAGCGACTATTAATATCAATAATGCTGAAAATGTTGACAATATGTTATATGGTTGCTCTAATTTAAGTAATTTAACTTTAAATTGGGGAAGTTCTACACCACGTATAAGTGTAAGAGGAACAGCATTAAATTCAACTGCTATAAATAATATTATAAATAATTTACCTGATGTAAGTCAATATATTGTAAATAATCCATCAGATATGCTTACTAATCTTACATGGACTGAATGTACTGGCAGTAATAGTTTTAATTTATGTAAAACTTTATATTATAAAACATTTAAAAGTTCTAATATACAATTAACACCTGGTGAATATAATTTATCAATCCCTGGTTGGTGTGATGTAAAAACTGATGGTAGTGGGGAATATTCATATTTTACAGATGTAGGTGCTTGTGTAGTAAATGCAAGTACAAATGAAATTGTGAGTAGTATGATGTATAGTAATGGATACGGCGTTAATTCACAAGTAAATATATGTAAAACTGATAATTACTATGTGGTAATAAATACTAATATAAATGAAAGACCAACTGTAACTTTAACATGGGGTGTTGTATATCATAAATTAGATATTCGTGATACACCGGGTTCAAGTAATATATCATCAATCAATGTTAGTGTTGCTAATACTAAAGGATGGCAAATTATACACAAAGATACACAAATCATAAAACGTTCAATAAAAAGAGCTGTTTCAACAGTAAATGAATATGAAGTTGATTCGATAATAGATTTAACTAAAATAAATAATAATAACATAGATGAAGATAATTTCACTACTGAAGTTTTTAGCATAGATTCTGGTTATTATACATTATTTAGTAAATCAAATAATAATGATAATTTTAAAGTATATAAAGTATTAGATGATGGTGAATATCCTATAGCTATATCTTATGATAAAGATTACGTATTATGTTTTAATGTGGATAATAGATGTAATATACGTATAAAATACAGAAATGAAAATAAAGACTTAATATTACAAAAATCATAAAGGAGGTTTAATAAACTATGATATCATTAAATAATAAAAAACTAGTTGGTGTTTTTGATATTTTGTATCATGATGAATTAGGATCTAATGGTATAGTAAGTAATAATAGTTTTATGTTTAATCTACAATTTGATACATCATCAACAGACACAAATTATTATGTATTATATGAATATGTAGATGAAAATGGAAATTATAAACAAAAGACAATAACTACATCACCCGGTAATAATACTGTGATAGAAATGCGAAATATATTAGATCCTAATTATACTAATTATGGTAATTATACTTTTAAAGTGTATATACCTGAATCAGCAACTGGTGTTACATCATATAATTTTTATTCGTCAAATTTATTAGAAGCTGTGCAATATTTGGATTTAACGCATGTTAAATCATTATCTGGTTTATTTAAAGATTGTAAATACTTAAGTGAGGTTAATAATTTAATAATGGACCCTGATAATATATTGACTAACGCAAGTTTTATGTTTAATAATTGTGCATCATTAAAACATATTTCTCAATTAATCATACCAGATGCTATTGATATAACTAATATTTTTGCTGGTTGTAATAATCTGGAAACTATAGGATATTTAGATATATCAAGTGCAAAAAATGCATTCTCTGCATTTAGCAACTGTAGTAAATTAAAATCAATAAATACTTTAATTGCAAATAATTTAAAATGTATAGAATATATGTTTAGTAATTGTACAAATTTAATTAAAGGACCATATTTTAATACATCAAGCGTCGATTCGACTGCTGGATTGTATGCTGGTTGTGAGAATCTAATTGAAATACCATTATATGATACAACTAATTGTTTAAAGATGGACTATATGCTGCAAAATTGTGTAAAATTAACTGAAGTACCTTTATTAGATACTAGTAAAGTTATAAGTGCAAATTATATGTGTGATTCTTGTAAATCAATAACTACATTACCTGAGTTTGATTTAAGAAATTTAAAATTTGCAGAGCGTATGTTTAATAATTGCGTAAAATTAAAAACTATACCACAGTTTGATCTAAGTAAATTAATACATGGTATGCAGACATTCTGTTATTGCACATCATTAACATCAATACCAAATTTAAATCTAACATCGTTAAAAAATGGTAAATGGATGTTTGATCAATGTTGGTCTATAACCACAGTACCTACATTTGATTTACCTAATCTAGTAACTGCATTTGGTATGTTTTCAGCTTGTAAAAACTTAATTTCAGTACCATCATTTACAAATACAAGCAAACTTAAAGTTATGGATTATATGTTCTGCAATGATATTAATTTAACAACAGTTGGATTATTTGATACAAGTGCGGTAGTAACTGCAAAATCTGCATTTGAAAATTGTAATAAATTACCAAGTATACCTTTATTTAATTTTTCAAATCTAGTAAATGCAAATGCAACATTTAAAAGTTGTACAGCACTAGTATTAGAACCTAGTGATTATAATTGGGGTAATGTTGAAAATGCATCACAAATGTTTTACTTTGATTCATCTATGGGTCCTATAATTAAAAATGTTTATTTCCCTAAAGCAACAACATGTGAACATATGTTAGATGCTTGTAATAAGATAACAACAGTCCAACAAATAAATCTACCTAAATGTAATAATGGTGGATGGTTATTTTCTACTTGTACTAAATTAGAAACTATTGAAAATATAAATATACCTGTTATAAATAATGGTGCGTATATGTTTAGTAATTGTACATCTTTAGTAAATCTACCATTATTACCAACTTTAACTCTAACAAATGGATCATACATGTTTAATAATTGTACTAAATTACCATTAGATATAAATTCATACAATTTTACTAATGTTAAAAATGCTGATTTTATGTTTTATGGATGTGCAGCAATAACAAGTAATATTAAATTAACATTACCTAATGTAACTACATGTGATGGTTTACTATCTAATTGCTATGGTATAACTAATATACAATTGCTCAATATTCCAAAAACAACTAAATGTGCTCATTTGCTATATAATTGTACTAACCTTGTTAATATAGATGAATTGAATTGTGATTCATTACTCGTTGCTATTAATGGAGGAGGATCAGTAGTTGGAGGTGCAGACTCTGAGTCAATATTCCATTTATGTGGTAAATTAAAAACTATAGGAACTATTAGATTCAACACAATGACTGATGCATCATATGCATTCTTAGGATTAGATACATTAGAATCAATATCAACTTTATATACACCTAAAATAGTTGATGCAACTGGTATGTTTGAAAGTTGTAGTAAATTAAAATCATTACCTAATTTTGTAACATCCAATATTAAAAAATCAGTTCGTATGTTTAGAAATTGTACATCATTGGTAATAGATCCTGGTAATTATGTATTCGATTCATTAGAAAATGGTTCTGAAATGTTTATTGAATGTAGTTCTATAACTACTGTAACTTCAATAAAATGTCCTAAAATGACAACTGGATCAAAAATGTTCTATAATTGTACTGGTATACAAACAGTTGGTCGTGTAGAATTTCCTATTGCAAATAATTTCACTTTTGGATTTTATGGTTGTAGTTCTTTACAAAAAATTGATTCGATATTTATGCCTAAAGTATGGAGTGCATGGAGAATATTTGAAGGATGTAATAATTTAGTATCAATTCCAATATTTGATACAAGTAATTTTGGAACATGTGATAATTTATTTGCTAATTGTTATAAATTAAATATTGATATAGGTCAGTTTAATTTTTCAAATGCAACAAAGATTGAACAATTATGTTTAAATTGTAAGGCAATAACTACAGTAAGTGGTTTAAATGCACCTAAGGTAACTACTGCGAGTCCAAATATATTTTCTGGTTGTACTAGTTTAACTACTGTGGGTGATGTTATATTATCTAATAACCCTAACGCTGCAGGTTTATTTCATGGCTGTACTAGTTTAACTACTGTGGGTAATGTCAGTATACCTAAATCATCACGTGTTGATATATTATATGGCTGTACTAATTTACAAACTATAGGATATGTAGATGCTTCATCGGCAACTGCTGGAACAACTGCATTATTTAGTGGATTTAGTAAATTAACATCTGTTGGTAATATAAAATTATTAGCAGCTGCAGATATATCTAACACATTTAAAGGATGTACTGCATTAACATCAATTGATGGATTTGTCTGTAATAATGCAACAACTGGAACTGATAATATATTTGCAGATATACCTAAATTAACAACTTTAAATAGAATTGAATTAGCTAAAGCAACTAGTTGTGCTAATTTATTAAGTAAATGTACTGATGTAACATCAATAGATTTCTTAAATCTTAATTCATTAGCTACTACTGGTGATTTATTTAATGGTGCAGGAAAAATAACTACAATAGGAACATTATGGATACAAAGAGCAACCAATTGTACAAATTTATTTAAATCAATACCAAATTTAACTCAAATATCAGATATAAATATAAATTATCTTTCAGATGCAACTGGATTATTTGCTAATTTAACTAAACTTACATCTATAGGTTCAGTGCATACAGATTCTTTAAAAATAGCAGATAGAATGTTCTATGGATGTACTAAATTAAATTCATTTACACCTGGAAGTGCATTTGTTACTGCTAATATAACAAGTGCAATCAGTATGTATGAAAATTGTATCAATCTTCCATTAGTAATTAGTGCATATAATTGGAGTGGTATTATAAATGCTGAGCGTATGTTCTGTAATTGTGATAAAATAGTAACTGTAGATGCATGTAATATACCTAATGCAACTAATACTAAAGGATTATTTAAAGATTCTAATAATATAAATGCAATAAAAACTATGAATGTTGGTAAATCAACTAACTGTGCTGAAATGTTTTCAGGTTGTGCTAAATTAAATACTTTAACTAATTTAAATGTATCATCATCTGATTCAGCAAATGAAACTAATATATTTACTGGATGTAAATTATTAAAAACAATAAGATTTAGTGGAACTAAAGCATTCACTACAATAGATCTAAGTAATACAGCATTAGATTCAAATGCATTAACTAATCTTATAACATCATTACCAATAACAACAACTAGTAATTTAAAAATAACTGGAACTTCAGCATCATCTACTATAACTGATATTCAAAAAAATGATGCTTTATATAAAGGATATGTAATAACATTATAAAAAATAAAACCTTATACCAAAATAGGTATAAGGTTTTATTATTATTTACATTTTTCTAATACTTTAAATAAAACTTTTTTATTTTCTTCATCAAAATAAGCTTCTACATTATCACCATTAACTATATTATCAGATAATAACTCGGTAGATAATCCATCCATTAAGTATTTTTGTATAGCTCTAGCTAATGGTCTAGCTCCAAATTTTAAATCAGTTCCTTGTTTTATTAAATATTTCATAACGCTTTCATCTAATTTAAGCGTTATATTCTTTTGAGCTAATCTAGATTTCAAATCTTTAGTTAGTATACCGATTATATCTCTTATATTATCTTCATTTAAATTATGATACACTATAGTTTCATCTATTCTATTTAAGAACTCAGGTCTAAAACGTTTCTTACAAGCTTCTATTACATTTTCTTTAAGTTTATTATAGTCTGTTTCATATTCTTTCTTATTATCTTCTATTTTAGCTCCAAATCCTAAAGTCTTTTCTCTTGTTTTATTTATATCAGTACCTAAGTTTGAAGTTAATATAATTATTGTATTTTTAAAATCAATTGTTCTACCTTTAGAATCAGTCAATCTACCATCATCTAGCATTTGTAATAATATATTAAATACATCAGCATGAGCTTTTTCTATTTCATCAAATAATACTATTGAATAAGGTTTTGTTCTAACAGCATTTGTTAATTGACCACCATCATCATGACCAACATAACCTGGAGGGGCACCAATTAATTTTGCTACAGTGTGTTTTTCCATATATTCTGACATATCTAATCTAATTATATTTTCTTCACTTCCATATTGTAATTTAGCTAATGCTTTAACAGTTTCAGTTTTACCTACACCAGTACTTCCTAAGAATAAGAAACTAGCTATAGGTTTCTTAGGATCTCTTAATCCTGATTTATTTCTTCTAATTGCAGTGGCTATTGCACTAATAGCTTCATCTTGGCCTATTATTGATTCATGCATTAATTTTTCCATTTCTAATAATTTAGCTTTTTCATTTTGAGTCATTTTAGATATAGGTATTTTAGTCCAATTTGATATAACTTTACATATATCTTCTTCAACTAATATTGGATAATTATTATCTGTATCTGGATTATGCATTTCATTACATAAAGTAACTAACTTATTTCTTGCTTTTAATGCTTTAACTATATCAAAATCATTAATTGCTTTTTCTTTTTCATAATAAATATTATTATATTTATTTATTAATTCTACTGTAGATGAATCTGCTTCATTGTGTATATTATTTTTTCTAATTTTTATCATTGATGCTGCTTCATCTAAAACATCTATTGCTTTATCTGGTAAAAATCTATCAGATATATATCTAACAGATAATTTTACTGATGCAGTTAATGCTTCGTTAGTTATTTTTATTTTATGGAATTTTTCATATACTGGTTTTAAACCTTCCATTATTTGTAAAGTCTCATCTTCTGTTGGTTCTTCAACCAATACTGATTGGAATCTTCTAGCTAATGCTGTATCTTTTTCTATTATCTTTCTATATTCATCAATAGTTGTTGCACCTATAACTTGTATTCTACCATCACTTAAATAAGGTTTCATTATATTAGCTGCATCTATTGATGATTCTCCTGTATTTCCAGCACCTATTACCATATGAAGTTCATCAATAAATAAAACCACTTCATTAATTCCATCACATGCGTCTAATACTTTTTTAATTCTTTCTTCAAATTCTCCTCTAAATTTAGCACCAGCTAACAATGCACCCATATTTAAACTTATTATTACCGTATTAGTAAATTGATCAGGTACATTACCATTTATTAATCTTAAAGCTAACCCCTCAACTATAGAAGTTTTACCTACACCTGGATCTCCTATTAGTACTGGATTGTTTTTAGTTTTTCTTCCTAATATTTGTACAATTCTATCAACTTCTTTTTCTCTACCTATTAAAGGATCTATTTTACCTTCTTCAGCTTTTTTAGTCAAATCAATTCCATAAGTAGTTAATATTTTATTATATTTAACAGGTCTTCTTTTTATAGATAATACTTCAACACCTGGTAATTGAATTGATTTTATTTCTTGTGATAAAGTATATAAATCTTTGTGTTTATCTGTATCTATTATATCTAATATATCTTTTATCATTTCATATTGATCAACTAAATGAGCCACAAATATTTTTTCAACTTCTTCTATTTCATCTATTAAATCTAAAATTGCTAATAAAATTATTTCAGTTGTAATAATTTCAAACCCTGCTTTTTTTGCTAAATCTTCTGCCATTGTTAATACTTTATTATAATTGTCTGAGCAAGGATATACATAATCTATAATATAAAGATCTTTTGGACCTTTAATGTCAGTTAAGTATTCATCCATTCCTTCTGTAGTTATATAGTACTTTTCAAGTACTTGTGAAGTCATATCTCCTGTTGTTGTTAATCCATATAATAATGAGTCTACTGACGTTATTTTATCTTTCAATTTCTTTGAATATGCCTCCGCCGATATAGTTGCTTTTATAGCATTATCAGATAGTTTCATAAAACATCGCTCCCTTTTTATTTTTTTATAATATTTCACTATTAATTATGCTTACTATTTCATTATGAATATTATCTATTGTTCGTAATGAATTCGAGTCATCTATACAATTTATAAAGATTGTTTCATTTATATATGCTGTGTTATTTGTTTTATTACGTTTTATATAATTTTTATATAATATTAATGAATTATAAGCTTCTTTTAATATATCTTCTGTTTCATGAATATCTTTTTCTTCTCCTCTTTTATTTATACATTCTAAACTTTTTTCAGGTGTCATTTCTAAGAAGAAAGATAAATCAGGTTTTGGTATTCCGATTAATTCATATTCTATCATATTTATTGTCTTAATAAATTTATCATATTCATAATTAACCATTCCATGAGTCATAAATAAATAATTGCTTGATACATATCTATCACAAATTATTATATAACCTTCATTATAGTAATCCATTAGTGATTTATTATTTTCGTCTTGTTTTAATAAATTTATATATCTATCTTGAGCATATAATAATGCTTTTCTATATCTATCATTAAATTTATTATCATAGATCGTTTTATCTAAATTTATTTCTCCTTTCAAGTATTGTCTTACTATTCGTCCTGATGGAGATTCGTAAACAGGAAAAGCTATTCGTTTACATTTTATATTTTTATGATTTAAATATTCATATAATAAAGTGGATTGTGTTTGTTTTCCTGTCCCATCTAGTCCATCAAATACAATTAACTTTCCTTTAATATTTTCCATTTGCATCTCCCTTTCTATTTAATACATATTTGTTTAGACGATATTAAAAAGTAATAAAAAGATAAAACTATTTCTAGTTTTATCTTTTAAATTTATATTAATATAATATAATAATTACCACAGAACATATTAAATTCATATGAAATATTATTATCATAATTCAGTTCTTGTTCCATTTCTGTTAATCTGTGTATTGTTTTTAAATCTGTTTGTAATCCTTTAGGAACAGTCCCTTCAACTTCATCCATTATATACTGACGTTTTTTTAAAGAATTAATACATTTTCTAATTCTTGTATATTCTTTATCATTTAAATCTAAAGTACATACAAGTTCATTCAATTCATTACATATATTTTGTATTTTATAATCAACTATACGTTTATTTCGTTCCACATAAGTTTGTTCTCTTCTTGTTAATATGATTGGTGCACCATTTAGTGATCTGATAATACATAATTCAAATGATTCAAATACATTAAATAAAGCCATATTAAATTTAACATTTGTTGATTCAAATAATGTCGCTTTATCATATATATCTAATCTCATTAAATAAAGTTCAACATTCTTCTTATTATGTGAAAAACATATTAAATTTTTAGAATCACTATAATATGCTATATATTGTAATGATGCCCAATTATCATCATTATATTCATTCATCATAACTATCACTTCTCCTTTATTAAATTGTAAAAGAGATAATAGAAATAAATCTATTATCTCTCTTTATATTAACTTTCTTTACTTAATTTTTCATACATCATCATATACGCTTCATCATTGTCAAGTTCACAATTATTACGTGATACTTTATCATAAGGATTAACTGTTGATTCAGCATATAAATTCATGAGTTCATTAAGTTCATATGGATTCATAATTTCACCAGATTCTATTTTACATTGATTGATGAAATTATGATAACTCTCTTTTTCATCTTCTTGAGGAACATACATTTTATTAAATTCTTTAGCAATTTCATCACTTGCATTATAATTAGTTATTATAACTAATGCAGGATTATTATTTATAGAAGCATTCTTAACAAATTTAATCATTTCATGATGGTTTTTAATCATATCATTTAATATTCTTAAATTGTTAAGTGGAACTATTAGTTCCACATTAAAATCTATTCTATCACAGAAATGATTTACTAATTTTTCTGCAGTAAATATATTATTAACATAAATTGCTCCTTCTAAATCTAATTGCTCAATTATAATAGGTAATTTAATTATAATTATTTTACAACCTGATGATTCAATATACTCACATTCATATTCATATAATGATTCATCTAGATCTTTTAATTTAATTAGTTTTTCTTCTACTTTACAATACACTGAATCACTATTAGGTATTTCTATTTTAAGTGTATTATTGTATATTGATAGATTACATTCCCCTTTTGATAAAATAATAAAACTAGAATCACCATTATTCCAGTGTAAGAATTTATCATAGTCAATACCTACAACAAATCCCTCTCTTTCACCATTAATAGTTTCATAAATTTCTTTTTTCATTATATTACCTCCTAAAATTTTATTTAAATATTGTTGATCTCAATATTTATTTTCATTATTATAATATATAATTGAAATTATAAAATATAGAGAAGTAGCAGAACTACTTCTCTATATTTTCCCGATCTTCAAATAACTATCAGCAATATTACACACAACAAAAATAATGATCTCTTATAATAAAATAATAATTTTCGGATATTGAATATCAACTTTCTCTTATAAAGTTTTATTATACTTTTTGAAATTTAGCAAAAAAATTTCTATCCGATTTACTTATTGGTTGAGTGAAAATTTATTAATTTCATCTATTTTTTAAAAATTACATTATTTATAAATAAAAATTAAGAAAATCAATACAACATAAGTAATATACGTTGTATTGATTTATATAATAAAATAACGATAATATTCAAGTGAGGGTGCGAATTCCGCTCTTTCACATCCTCATTAGTATAATAAAAAAAAATATAAGGGGTTGATATTCAATATAGCATAATACTGAATTACTTATATGTTCATATAAACCATTAATTGTTATATTATTGATTTTTTATTTTAACTAAAATGATAATAAAAAAATATGAAAGAACTAAAATTTTAGTTCTTTCATATAAAAAATATTTAAATCTTAGGAGCCTGCTTTTCTATATTTATGTTATGCAGAAATTAAAATTTATTATAAAAGCATTTTTATAATTATATCATCAAACTATAATATCATATACTAAGCAAATAGTATATGATATTATATAAAAATTAGTTGTATTCGTACATATGTTAATTTAATCTTTAATATTTTTTTCGGGGAAGTTATAATAAAAAAGTTTGCATTATATGTACCTATATTTTTGTTTATTAAATATTTTTTAATTTAAAATAAAAAATATAAGCATAAATAATTATGCTTATATTTTATTTATCATCAAATATATATTTTTCAAATAAATCTATAGTATCATAAACTGCTTTCTTTATTATATTTTTATTATATAATATATCAAATAATTTATCTGTTAAGTGTTTAGTCCCTCTATATACATCTTCATCCATAAGTTCATTTATATAAGTTTCTATAAATCTATTTCTAACATCATTTATTAATTTCATCATATTAAAATCCATAACCATTGATGTTGGATTAGTTGATTCTTTAGATACAATTGCAGTTAATAATTCACCTCTATTAATCTCTTTGGTTAATGGAGCTATTATTTGTAAAATTTCGTATATTATACAATTCATTAGATATTGTATTGATAAAGAAGAAAAATAGATTTCTAACAATTGATTGGCAAATTCCATATTAGAATTCGTTGTGTTAATAACATTAACAAATTCATTTAAGTATGATTCATCATTTTCTACATCAGTTTTAAGTGTTTTTAAATCAAAAAAATCATCTAAATATTTTTCTCTCAATTTAGGTCCTTCAACACTTATTAAATTTAGTGTAAGATAAGATCCTCCTTTTTCCATATATCGTTTAATTATATTATTTTTAAATTTAACCATATAAACTTCTCCTTTATATACTTGCTATAGTTAGATTAGTTTGGAATCTATATGATGGTACTACTATCTCATTGATGTATTCTCTCGCTTTAGCTTGATTATTTAATTCATCATCGATTATTCTTAATGTCTTTTTATTCATATTTACTATAGGTATTATTATTTCATTTAAAGATTGTTCGCTAGGAATTGTATTACGTTTTATCCAAATATTATCATAAATATATCTAGGATACATATATAATGATATATTTTTAAATAGATTGTTTATTTTAGTTTTAGTGACCATAAATCCCATTCTTCCTGGCTGTATTCTCATTTCATTTTCATTTACATAATCTGGTAAAAATCCATGAACTGGAAATTTTAATTGATTTGTGGGATAGTTAAATAAGTTAAGTAAGTCTTCTACAGTGTCGCAATTATATTCTTTTAATATATCTGAACATACATAAGGTTGAGAATCAACCTCTTCATTATATTCTCTTACAAATAATGAATGCATGATCAAATTGTTTAATTTATTATTCATTTTTATTCATATTCCTCCTCCATATTTTAATATCTCCTAAAATTTTTATTTTTTATTCATTCCTATTTTTAATTGCTTTGCTATATGATACTTATGTGAATTTGGTTTATCTTTTCTAGTTTCACATAAACTAAGTACTCTTCTTATTTTATAAAAATCGTTTGGTTTATAAAGTATATTATAAAATGATATAAACTCCTTTGTCTTTTTATTTCTTTCTCTTTGATATTTATTCATTATTTATTACCTCCTAATATTTTAATGATCATTTTAATTTTTAAATTTATCAATAACTGACATTTTATCCGTATTTTCTAAATATTTATCAACCATATCATCTGTTGTTAGTATATTATTATCCTTATCTCTCCATTCTTTAATTTCTTGATCAAAATAAATTCCTTCTTTTTCAATACTTAAATATAATATAAAAGGATTTATTCCTAATAAAGTTAATTTGTTATTTAACGATAATAAATTATCTGTATTTTTTTCTAGTGTTTTTAATATTTCCTCCTTAAATTCTTCTAGAGCTTCTGTTAATTCTTCTTTACTCTTTTCTTCAAAAATTAAATCCGCTGGTGTAAACATTCTATTCTCTTCCATTTTATTACCTCCCAAATATTTAATAATTATATGTAATAGTAAAAATAAAAAAATATAAGATATATTTGTATAATATATCTTATATCTTCTAAATTACATTCCTAATAAAATACTTGCTGTTGATATTCTCATTTCATAATTAAGTTTACGTCCATTTGTAGTAGTTATAATATTTTTTAACTTATATCTTTTATAAACATCAGCTACATATTTTTCACCGTATACCTTATTTATTCTCATAACTTTACAAAAATTATTAAATACTGGATTGTATTTAACATCTTTAGAAGTTATACCTTGACATAGTGTAGCTATTTGTAATATTCTGTGTCTTATTTCTATAAAATTACGTGTTTTACCTCTTTCTATTCCATATATTATATCTGATAATATCATTATTGATAGAGGTTTACATATATCTAAATCATTTATATATTTATTATTTGATATACTTTCATTTCTGGAACGCATAAAGAAGAAGTCAAATATCATACCTAGAAGAAATTTTTTACAACCAAATATTTGTGCTGAATAAGTATTTAATTTAACGCATAATGCTTCAACCATAGTAAGTTGTTCTTTAGGACTTGCTTCAGATATTTTATCAAATATTGCATCAACTAAATCGTCATTCATATCTATATCATTATAATCTAGATTAATTATTGATGGTTCGCAACATTGTCTGACATTTGATATTAATACTGAATATTTATCATCATATCTATAAACTGATCCTGTAAATTTTATACAAGTTCCAATTCTGTCAATTAATTCATTTTCTTTATCTTTAACTATAAGGTGATCTGAAAGAAACATTGATTCAGAGCATACATTATATAAAACATATCGTCCATCTTTCTTTCTGTGTTCATCTACATAAGCATACATATCAACTTCTCTATTTTCAGTATATAATTGAACTAAATTAGGTCTTATAAATGATATATCATCTATTATAGGTCTAGTTCTAAGTGATGGGAAATTTGTTTCTAATTCATTTAAGAATCCACCATTTTCTACTGTTGGTTTTTCTTGTGGTGGTAAAATATTTCTATTGACTTTTTGTTTTTTGTTAGCATTCTTATTTTTAGGTATTATTTTATTATTATTTTTAGTTACTGAATTATTTATAGTATTTTTAATAACATTATTTCTATTACTATCGTTAAGTGTTGTTTCATTACCCTCAACATTTATTTTATATTTTTTACTCATTGTATTACCCCCTAATATTTTAAAATTATAATGCCTATATATTCATTGAATATATAGGCTATGTACTTGAATCGTTCTATTTCTTCCCGATAGGCATTTATATGTGACGCAACTCACATTCCTTTTCATGTTCTATATATAAATAGAATTTAGAATAGGCACCCCCTCACCCCATACCACTTTCGTTTAACGTATGTAGGTCGGTACTTTTGTTACATAGTTATAATAACTATGAATTTGGCTTTACCATCTATACGCTAGAACAGTGCTTATAGATGACCAGCGGGTCCACTTCTTTACCATCAGTAAAGATTCAGCTATCACAGTAGCTTAGTAGTAATCGGTGATTGTTGGAGTCCATTGTTAATCTCCTCAACCTTTCCACATCGCCCGTCTTCCTTCACGCCCGCTTAAGGTAACGTGGACCTATAGATACGTACAGAACTTTGCCACCGTATTATAGGGATTAAATATAAATATTTATATACTTATATGTACTATTAAAAATAAAATTATATTAAGAGAGAAATTCTCTCTTAATATAATTAATATTAGTTATATTAATTTATTTTTTATTTGATGTTTCTGTTATTATAATTTTGCTAATTCTTTCACTACATATTTTCATAAAGCTTTCTTGTATTTTATTGTATTTTATAGATAAATCTACTATTGCTGGTAATACATTAGCAAATTCAACTATTGATAAATCTTTATTAATAATTAATGAAGTTAATCTATCAGTTGATCCATATTTTGTATAATACAATTTATCTTGTATTATACAGTTATAGTCATCATTTTCTGGTATTTTATCATAAACAATGACTGTCGTATATTGTGAAAATAATGAAGATATTATTTTCAAAACGTATTGTAATTTTTCATTTACACGATATATTCTTAAAGGTTGAACTTTTAATAATTTATCTTCTATATATTCTTTTGGTATTTTAGTCCATTCATTTTCTTTGCAATTTAACATAAAATCTGCTATTTCTTTTGTAAACATATATGATGCCCATTCAAATCTCATTATTTCTATTTTATCATCTTTTTTTACTTCTACAATAAATTTATTATTCAATCCTTTTACATGCATTAAATTTTTAGCTAAATCATCTCTCATAAAACATTACCTCCTAAAATTTTATTTTATTATTTGTATTGCACATATATAATATATACTTAAAAATTTTTAAGATGCAAAAATAAAATAAATGAGTTCATTTTTCTCATTTATTTTTGTAATTTTTATGTATTTTATGAATGGAGCGTACTCTCTCTTCCGATCCCCTTTGTTCTTAGGCTAACGCCCCCCTACCCCCCACGCTCTCGTGGTTGATACTTTTTCTGTTCTTTAGGTTAGTTCAATCATACCTATTATTTTTATTACACCTTTTGTTGGGCCAATAACGTATTGTACCAAAATATGTGTTTGTGCTTTGCAGTCTTACTCTCGGAATCACAGTTTCGCTACCCGCGACAGCTCACCGCTTGGAAGTTTTTTATATGTTGTGCTAAAATAAAAAATAATTGACAAAAATTGAATATTTTTAACATTTTTTATTTTTACTATTTATATAAAGAAAAAATCAAAATCAAAACAAATAATCAATTGATAAATAAACATTATAAGGAGGAGAATGCTAATGTTACAATGTGATAATATAAGACATTTGAAAATATTTAGAATGAAATGTTATCTTCCATTCTTAGAAGATAAACCAACTAAAGATTCTATTATTATATGTAATACATTAACACAAGGATTTGGAGAAAATGAGATAATAAAACATAAAAGTTTTGATAATAATAGAGCACATTATAGACGTGTGTATATGGATAGAAAATTAGTAAAAACTATTAATAAGAAAAAAGTAGTTAGAAATTTAACTAATGAAAGAAAATTATCATATGATGATATGAGAAAATCATATCAACTTACAGGAATTACAGAAGGTAATTTAAAAAATAAAATGAACTTAATGTATGATCTATCACAACAAAATAAATTATTCTTTCAATATACTAATAAATTAAATATTAAAAAGCAATCAAAAATGTATATAGAATATTTAAATTCTTGTATGGAAATACCATTAATGTATAAAAAAAGAACAATGTTTATTTCTATAGATGAAATGAGAAATATGTTTCCTGAAACTCCAGTTTCTAAATTATTTACAGATCCTCGCAATATGAGAAATCCATTATCATTATTATATTTATGCTTAAAATATAATCCAGAAGAATTTTATAAATTAGGAGATTTAAATATAATAATATTTTCATCAAAGGGTCCAGTTACAAGAGTTAATCCAAGAGAATTAAAAGAATTAGAATTACATGGTAAAAGACCATTTAATGAATTTAGAAAAATAATGATTAAATTAGCTGGAGGAGTAGAAATAAGTGATAATCAATTAGATAAATTAGAAGAAAAGAATATAAATAATGAAGAAGTAAAAAATAATGTTGTAGATGCAATAATGAATGAATTTGTATTTGGAGCTAATCAAACTATAAATGAAGAAATTAAAGAAAATATTGTGGATATAGTTAATAATACAAATATTGATACAGATAATGTAGATAAAGTTATTAATGTAATAAATAACGATGAAAAAATAGTTAAAGATATTAATAAGATAATAAGTACTAAAAAAACTGGTGGACATCATGCATCAACTAAGAGAGATGAACTTCTTAAAGAAAAACAAATGGATTTAAAGGTAAAAAATAAGACGTTAAAAGAGATAGTAGAAGTGAAAAATGAAGATACAATGATACCAGAGAAGGATATTTCTAATGCAATATTTTCAACCAATAAAAATTTAACTAAAAAGAAATTCTGTAATTATGATAGAGCATATAACGAAGTACTTAAAGAAGCAGATACAATGAATATATTAACTGATTTAAATAATAAATCAATTCCAGTATTTGTTAAAAGTATTGATGTGGAAGATAGTTCAGATATATTAAACTATAAAGAAACATATAAAGTTGTATTAGAAGATTCTAATAGGATAAGACATAATTTAACATTTGATATGCCTAAAATATTAGATGATAAATTTATTTATATTGGTGGGAATAAAAAGATTTTAAATAATCAACAATTACTTTTACCTATAGTAAAAACAGATCCAGATACAGTACAAACAGTAACTAATTATAATAAAATATTTGTAAGAAGATATGGTACTAAAGTATCATCTGAAATAGAAAAATTTAAAAAAGCAGTTACATCTGGAGCTGTACCTAAATGTAAGTTTAAAAGAGGGAATTATTTAAAACTAAATTCGGATTATTTAACTACAATAGAATATGATAGTTTATCTAAAACTTTTGAAAGAATAGAAGTAGGAAATGTAAAAATATTATTTGATCAGCCTCAACTACATCAAGAAATAGATCATAAAAAATTAAAAAATGATGATATAATTCCTATAGGATATGAAGGAGATAGAGTATTGTTTTTAAATACTGAAAATAATAATATAGTAGGTACAAATAAAACAATAATTGAATATTTATGCAGTAAATCTCCAGAAATAGATGAAGTTATGAAAGAACAAAGTGCAGGTAAAAAATATATGTACACAAGAGCAACTATAATGAAAAAACAAGTTCCTTTAATTTTATTACTTGCATATTTTGAAGGATTAGATAATATATTAAGAAGAGCAAAAGTTAAATATTATTTTTCTGATACTAAGCCAAGAGTTAATTCAAGTGAAGGTATAATTGAATTTAATAATGGATATTTAGTATATGAAAAGAAACCATTTAATGTTTCACTATTAATGAATGCTTTTGTGGATATACCTACAAAAATGTATAATTATGAAGATTTTAATGAAAAAGAAATATATCCAGATATATTTGAATCAATGTTTAATAGAAGAGGAATTGCAGGTGCATTCGATCATTTTTATGATAACTTTGTTGATCCTATAACATATAGAACTTTAGAAGATTTAAATTTACCAACTGATATAACAGGAATGTTATTATATGCAAATAATTTATTGGTAGATAACCAATTTAAATATGAAACTGATCCATCTATAATGAGAATAAGACGTAATGAAATATTTAATGCAATACTTTATAAAAAAATAGCTACAGCATATGAAAAATATTCAGACACATCTAATAATTCAAATCCACAAAAAATATCTATACCTAAAGATTCTATAATAAAAGAAATATTGAAACAACAAACATTAGAAGATTATTCAACTTTAAACCCTATAGTTGAATTAGAAAAAGTTAGAGCTACAAGTCCAAAAGGACCAAGTGGATGTAACTTAGATGATGCATATAAAATGAATAAACGTTCTTTCCATGAAGGTATGACTGGGTTATTTACAATATCTACATCTCCAGATAAAAATGTTGGAGTTGTACGTGAATTAACATTTGAACCAACTATACTATCAGCAAGAGGTTATTTAGATCCACATAATAAAAGCAATTTTAATGAATTAAAAGATATCAATTTATTTGGTGCAGGAGAATTATTGTCACCTTTAGGTGCAACAAGAGATGATGGTATACGTTTAGCAATGGCAACTAAACAAAGTAAACATATAGTACCAGTAGAAAATGCATGTCCTGTATTAATATCAAATGGTGCAGAACAATCAATACAATATGAATTATCGAATGATTTTGCAGTTACTGCAAAAGAAAATGGTAAAGTAATTGAAAGAGATGATAAAACAGGATTAGTTGTAGTACAATATAAATCAGGTAAATATGAAGCAATAGATATTAATCCAAGAACAGTTAAAAATGGTGCAGGTGGATTTTATTTAACAAATAGACTTGTTTGTGATTTAAAAGTAGGTCAAACTGTTAAAGAAAATGATGTACTAGCATCAGATTCTAAATTCTTTACTAATAGTAAAGTAACTGGAAATAGATTTAATATAGGAACTTTATGTAAAGTAGCCATAATGTCATCATATGCAACTTACGAAGATTCAACTGAAGTTACAACTAAAATGGCTAGAGAAATGGCATCATCAATAACAATGAATAAATCAGTTGTATTGGGTGCTAATACTAATGTAGATTATATGGTAAAAATTGGAGATAAAGTTGAAGTTGGAGATGAATTAATAAGATTTGAACGTTCATTTAATGAAGACTTATATAATAAATTATTAGCAAATATTGGAGAAGATATTCAAGAAGAGATAACTATGTCAAGTAAAGAACAAGTTAAATCTAAATATTCAGGCACAATTACAGATATAAAAATATATTCAACTGTTGAATTGGATCAATTATCACCATCTTTAAGAAAAATTGTATCTGACTATTATAATAAAATTAAAAAACGTAAAAAATTATTAGATAAATATGATAAAAACAATGATATAGTAAAATGTGGTATATTATTTAATGACCCAACTGAACCAATAAATACTCCAGATGGTAAGGTAAAAGGTCATATAGTTAATGAAGGTGTATTGATAGAAATATATGTAACATATTTAGATGAATTGGGAATAGGAGATAAAATAACTAATTTTACTGCGTTAAAATCTACAATAGGAGATAAAATACCAGAAGGATTAGAACCATATACTCCTGATGAGCCTGATGAAGAAATATCAACTTGTATAGCACCAGCTGCAATTATAGCTAGAATGACACCATCAATAGTTTTAACTGTATTAGGTAATAAAGTTTTAGTATATCTAAAACGTAGATTAAAAGAAATATATGATGGAAAAAGATAAATAGTTTCTACCGATTAATTTTAATAATCGGTAGAACTTTCTTATAATTGGTTAAGGGAATACTATAAAAAATTTTAGGAGGAATGTGTAAATGAGTAATTATATAATAAAAAGAAATGGAGAACGAAAAGAATTTGATATAAATAAAATTAATACAGCTATATCAAAAGCAATGATAGAAGCTGATAGATATAATGAAGATACTAGTGAAAAATTATCTGTAATAATAGCTCAGGAAATAATTCCTAGCCCAAAAGATTATTCAGTAGAAGAAATTCAAGATATTGTAGAAGAAACACTAATGAAATATGGTGAAGCACAAACAGCAAAAAAATATATTTTATATAGAAATAAAAGAAATGAATTAAGAAATAAGCCATGGAAGATGGATGGACTTCAACAATCAACTTTATCTAATAAATATTTATTAGATGGTGAAAATTTTAATGATTGGATAAAAAGAGTAAGTCAAGGTAATACAAAAATAGAAAAACTTATAAGAGATAAAAAATTCTTATTTGCAGGAAGAATATTAGCTAATAGAGGTTTAATCAAAGAAAAGAAATTAACTTATTCAAATTGCTATGTAATAACACCTCCAGAAGATAATATTGAATCTATATTCGATGCAGCTAAAAAATTAGCTAGAACTTTTAGCTATGGTGGAGGAGCAGGAATAAGTATAGGTAATTTAAGACCAGCAGGATCAAAAGTAAATAATGCAGCTAAATCAACAACAGGTGCAGTATCATTTATGGATTTATTTAATCTTACAACTGATATAATAGCTCAAAAAGGTCGCAGAGGAGCACTTCTATTATCAATACCAGTAAATCATCCAGATATTGAAGAATTTATAAATATAAAATTAGATTTAAATAAACTTACTAAAACAAATATTTCTGTGATGATTACTGATGATTTTATGCGTGCAGTTTCAAAGAAAGAAAAATATTATTGTAAATTTTTAGTTAAAGATACAGGAGAAGTAATTATAAAAGAAATAGATGCTTATAAATTATTTAGAAAATTATGTGAAAACAATTGGAGAACAGCAGAACCAGGAATGTTATTCTGGGATGGAATAGAACAATATAATTTCATGAGTATGGATAAAAGTTTTAAAATAGCAGGTACGAATCCATGTTTAACAGGAGACACTTTAATACACACAGTAGTAGATGGTAAAAAGAAAATAAAAGATTTGGTTGGTACTGAACCATTTGTATATGCGGTAGATACAGAAGGTGAACTTATAATAGTTAAGGCTTCAAAAGTATGGTTAACACGTAAAAATGCGGATTTAGTAGAAGTTAAATATGATGATAACACTTTAATATGTACACCAGATCATAAAATATTTACTGATAATAGAGGATGGGTTGAAGCCAAAGATTTAAATGAAAATGATAATTTATGTAAATATGAAGACATTGTGCTTGCTGATATTGTGAGAGAGAGACAATATAAAAAATCTAAAGTTATTTCAGTAACTAAATTAGATTATACAGAAGATGTTTATGATATGACAGTTCCAGAAGTTCATAATTTTATAGCAAATGATATTATAGTACACAATTGTGCTGAAGAACCATTACCTGCAGGAGGTAGTTGCTTATTAGGTTCAATAAATTTATCAGAGTTTGTATGCTGTCCATTTACAGATAATGCTTATTTTGATATTGATAAATTTAATGATGCAGTTAAAACAGCAATAATTGGATTAGATGAAGTATTAGATGAAGGATTACCATATCATCCATTAGAAGAACAACGTGAATGTGTTAGAAAATATAGACAAATAGGATTAGGTGTAATGGGTATAGCAGATATGTTAATAAAATTAGGTGTAGTGTATGGTAGTGATGAATCATTAGAAATATGTAATGCAATAGCGTATAATATGCTCAATAATGCTTTATATCAATCAGCAATGTTAGCAAAAGAAAATGGACCATTTCCAGAATATAAAGATATCATGCTAAAATCACCTATATTTGAAAATGTAGATGATAAGGTTATGGATTTAGTAAAACAATATGGATTACGTCATTCAGCATTATTAACTATACCACCATGTGGTAGTATATCATTATTATTAGGAGTATCAGGTGGAATAGAGCCTATATTCAATATTTCTTATGTAAGAAAAACGGAATCACTTCATGATGGTGAAGTATTTTATAAAGTTTATACACCAATAGTTGAAGAATATATGAGTTTATTTGGTGTATGTAAAGAGGAAGATTTACCAGAGTATTTTATAACTTCACAAGAAATAGAATATGAAAACAGAATTAAAATGCAATCTGTATGGCAAAAATATATAGATGCGTCAATATCATCAACAATTAATTTACCAAATGATACAACTGTTGATGATGTATGTGATTTATATATGAAAGCATGGCAATATGGACTTAAAGGTGTAACAGTTTATAGAGATGGATGTGAAAGATCAGGAGTATTAATTAATGAAGATAAGAAAAAGAAAGAAAAGAAAGAACCAATTAAAGTTCAAGTAAAAGATGAAGATGAACAATGGGCTGAAAGTAAATTAGTAAAAAGAAATAAACCTCAAAATATAGAAAAAACTTCATCAGAAGATAAAATGATTTGCCCAAACTGTAATGAAAAATTGTCATTTACTGGAGGATGTGGAATATGTCTAAATTGTGGATGGAGTAAATGTCAATAAAGGAGAAATAATATGAAATGTTTATTATTAAGCATTAATAATATAGATGAAAAATATATATATGAAATATTAAAAAAAGATATAACACAAAATATGAAAGTATTATGTATACCATTTGCAAGTGATATAAATTGGTTATCAGAAAAAGGTCATATTGAATTAAATGCAGGAGGAGACTTTTATAATAAACATTTTAAACCTTTTAGTAAATATGGAATATCAGAAAATAATTTTTATGTAGCTAAAATCATTGATGATGAATATTTTATTAAACACAAAATAAGTGAATCTGATATAATTTATTTTTCTGGAGGTAAACCAGAAAATATATCATTTTTATTATACTATAAAAATTTAATAGATCATTTAATAAACGTTAAAGCTAATAAAATATTTATAGGTGAAAGTGCTGGATCAATGGTTTTACAAGATAAATATACAATAACACCTCATGTAGATCCAAACTATAAAATGTTTTGTAAAAAAAGGGGACTAGGGATAATCGATACAACAGATTTATTAGTTCATTATGATATTACAAATAAGAAGCATAGACTAAATTTAAAAATAACAAAGTTTTTTAATTTTGGTAAAAAGAAAGTTATTGCAATATCAGATCATGGAGCAGTTTATATTAAAGATAATAAAATGCAAATATTAGGTGAAGTTTATAATTAAAATTATAGAGACTACTTATATAAGTAGTCTCTATATTAAAAGAGGAACATACAAAATTATAATTATATATTATATAGATGAGTAAATATAAAGGAAGGTGATATAAAATGAGCAAAAAGAAAAAATTTAGTAAACGACCAGATATTCCTGTAGCATCGTCTTATCACTTTTATTCATTAGATCAAGTGGTTGAATGGGGTTTAGTACAATTAGATCCAAAGAAAAAAGAAAAAAGAAATAAACATAGACAAAAAGAAATTGAAAAACTAGAAAAAAAAGGTAAATTAGTTATTAGTATTTATTAATAAATAATTACTATTATAACTAGTTATTAAGTAAAAGATACAAATAAATTAAAAAAAATTAGGAGGTAATATTTTATGAGTAAATTTGGAGATTTAAAAAAAGAAATGAGAGAAGAAATAACAAAAGGAGAAAAGAAAAGAAATCATAGTAAAACAGATTTCAATAAATTTGCTAAAGCATTTGTAAATGATGTTGATTTCACTACACACAAAGTAAAAGGTGTAGATGAAGCAGGTAAAGTTATAAAAGACGAAGTTAAACCTGTAGAAGAATATAGAAAAGGTTTAAAGAAAATATTGACAGATTTTGGTGTAGATAAACAAGAAGCAGAAAAAATAATGAAAGAATATGAAATAAAATCTGTTGATGGACTTTATGAATTCATATCAGAATTAATGTATGAATATATGGATACTGGAAAGAAATTTGCATTTCTACCAAAAGAAGATTTTACTGGTACTATGTGGCTAGATGATGTTGAAGCTGATACAGATTGGCAAGAATATAGAAATCCATCTAAACCTGGTGAATTTATATATTCTAAGAGAGATAAACACAAAGTGCTTAATAGAAAGTCAAGCTGCCCAAATTGGCTAAAGACTAAAAAATAAATTCAATAATTATTAAAAATAGAAGGTTGATAAATTATCAACCTTCTATTTATTTTTTATGGAGGTAATATTATGAAAATACAAATAATAAAAACTTTTGAAATTGACCCATTAATAGCAGATGCTATTATACTTTTAAATAAAAAAGGTTATTCGACTAGTTTTAGTTGTAGTGGTCATTCAGAGAAATTCTTTAGCACTACAGATAAATTAGTAACTAAAGTTAAAGGTGTTGATAAAGTATATTATTGTGGAACTTATGTATGTTTTATGAATAAATATTTTGATGATATACCAATAAATTGGATTAGAGGATTATCTACAACTAATATAAATAGCATTTATAGATTCTTTACTGAAGAAGAATATAATAAATTTGCAAAAGATGAATTGATTAGTATAGCTATGCATGAATTAAAATCATGGGTAAATAAATTAAATGATAATGAACAGTCATTAATTTATGATACAATAGAAATCAATAAAGTGGAATAATAAAAGAGAGTTAGTTGAATTTCAACTAACTCTTATTTTTATTTTTTATATTTATTTTGTATATCTAATGATGCTATATATAAACCTGCAGATTTATTAGTTGGATCATATGGTGAATCATATAAATCTGACATATGATAGAAGCTCCATCCTAAGAACCAATCTTCGTCTATGAAGGTATTATGCCAAGCATTATACCAATGTTTTTGAGTAGCCTCATCTGCTATAGAACCAACGTCAATGTTTGATGGTTCTGTTACAGCATAATCTACAGCTGGAATACCTAATTCACCCAACATGATAGGTTTATTTAATGCTATTGATAAATTACGTATATCATTTTTTATAATTCTATCATTAAATTCATTACCATAATTTAACCAAGTGTATATATCATTATATGTTGCACTTTTAGCTGTTTTAGATAATGGGAAGTAAGCTGAAACAGATATAATATCCCAAATTTTAAAATAATCAGCTGTACATTTAGTATTAAATCCTTGCATATCACCATCTTCTTCAGATTCCCACCAATTAGTTTTAATCATAACATTAGATTCAGGTCTACCTTCTTTTATAGTATCATATATTTCTTGCCACATTAATGGTTGATCATAAAGAATATCCATATTAGTATTTACATAAATACCCCAGAAGAAGAAATCTGTAAATTCATTTAATAACTTAATTACTTCATTTCTCCAATTAGTTATAAATGCTTTCTTATCTGTAGGATTAAATTCTCTTTCATTTACTTCACCTTTATTTATACAAGGACATGGTTCTAATATTATTTCAACTTTATTTAATAAACCTTGACTTCTCATTGATAGCATAAATGATTTAACTAAAGCTAAATCCTCTTTATCTATACTTACTGTAGTTGATGTGTGATCAGGTATTAACATTCTAACTGATAAAGTTAAACAATTTATACCCAATTTACTTATATCACTTATTAATTCTTTATTACCTTTAGTCCATGTAGATCTATTTCCACCAATTAATTTTGAATATTCTACACATGTTTTATCAGCAGAAGGGTGAACTTCTTCTTCACTATGATCAGGTTTAATTATATTTTCTTTAATATGAATGCAATATTTTAATGTATTTGATTTTACTTTATTTGAATCTTCAATTTGAATATTAATTTCAATATCGTCTTCTGCAACGAATTCATGTAATACAACATCATTTAAGCTTTGTAAATTAGATAATGTTCTATTGAATTTGCCGTTTACATAAACATTACACCAATCAGTTGTTAATCCTGAAATATTTGCTTTACATAATACTTGATCATACATATTTACATAGTGTTCTAAATCATTCCAATTTATAACTAAATCTCTTGTATCAGGTTCACTTCCTGGGTTAGCATCTGAATTTATTAAAGTAACTTCATATGATAATGTATTTGTATATCTACCATATTCATCTTCTATTTGAATATATAATATTCTATTAACAGTTGCATCTTCACTATATAATACATATTCTTCTAAGTTAGTTGATGAATTAACTGATACAGTTTTATAATATGATCCATTAATATGAATTTTGAATTTTTCTGATTTTAATCCACGTATTGCAGCTACATAACTAACTATTTCACCACTACGTATCGATATTTCTGTTTCATCAGAATATAAGTAGAATTTATTTTCTTCATCTGGTGAAACATATTGATCAACTATTACTGAGAATACAAGTTCATTAGATCTATTACCTTCAGGATATTCGATTTGTAATATAAAATCTTGAGTTGTTGTTACTTTTTGTTTATATATAATGAATTCCTTACCGTTAGTAAATCCTTGGATAAAACCAACATAAGATCCATTTACATATAAATTGCAATATCCATCTAACGATCCTTCTATGATAACAGGGAATCCTAATTCAGTATGTTGAGAGCAATACAATGTAGTTGTATTTGCACTTAATATAAGTTTATCATTTTCAAATACTGATAATACTTCTACAGTAAACTGAACTGAATTTGACTTAGTTCCCTTTTCACTTTCAATCATAATAGTTATCATATGATTATCCATTTCTTTATATATTATTTCTGAAAAAGCAATAAATTCTTTACCGTTTTGTATATTAGGTAATGAATGGCTAAGTTCATCATTAACATAAATATTTATAGAATCTGATTGTAATCCAGTTGCTGAAATATAATAATTTATAACTTTTCCTACTCTAGTTTTTATTACGTTATTTTTAGCAATTATTGATATATTTTCTTCTTCAGGTTCTGGTTTAGGATCTGGATCTGGATCTGGATTACCAGGATCAGGTTCTGGCTTAGGGTCAGGATCTATTGGTTTAGATGACGATTCAATTTTATTTTTAATATCAACCAATGATGTGTTTATATCATTGACAGATTTAGAAAGAATCTTCATATTATCATTTATATTTTTAATTTCATTTGTGGTTTCTACTGCATTATCTAATATAGTTTCTACAGTTAGATTTAATGTATCTAATGCCACCACTATATAATCTAATTTTTGACTGTCTTCCATATTTTCATTTTCACCTCCATCAATTTCATCATAGACATTTGTATCATAAAAAGATGAATTTACCGATCTGAGACTTTGTGTAGTTATTAGATCATTAGAATCAATAGAATCATTATTTGTAGTAGTACTTGTAGTGCCACTTGTAGTGCTACAAGTACATTCACGAATTGAATTAATTCTTGATTCTAAATAACTTATTGAACTATTTATACTTGACATACTGCTTTGTAGTGAATTTACATTACTAGTAGTAGATGATAATTTACTACTTACCTTATTTAATGATTTATTTGTATTTGTTAATTTAGTATTTAAAGAATTTAAAGATGATTTTAAACTATCTATATTACTTGAATTAGATGACGATTTTGTATCTAATGTACTTATATTTTTAGTATGTGTAGTAGTTATAGAAGTTAAGCTTGATATATTCTTTTGCATAACTGCAATAGTTGATTTTATATTTTTAATTTCTTTTTCAATTTTTATAATTCTAGTTAATAATTTATTATCACTATACATAAAATGGTTGCTTGTATTTTTATTACCACTATATGCATTAGTTAATCCGTTTTTTAAGTTTAAATTAGCCACAGTTCATTATTCACCTCCTTTTATTAGCTTGTTTTTAATATTCAAATAATAACCTTTATATGTAATGTATATAGTTATAATTATATATTATAATAGTGAATATAAATTAATATTCCTAGTAACAAGAATATTAAAAAATAATCTTTTGTTATATTTGACCAGTCCAGCCGAATGGTGGCGAGGAGGTTGTGAGGGAGGTCCTCATACATAATCCGTTGAGTCAAATTAAATCACGTACATATATAGGCAAGCTCGTATATGTATACTACCAGTCCAGCCAGTAAGTGGTGGCGAGGAGGTTATGAAGGGTTCTTCATACATAATCCGTTGAAAATTGTGATTGTATAACAAAAAGATTATATTTTATATTTAAAGTAACAAAATATTAAAAAATCTTTTATTGTATTTGATAGTCTGGCCAATGGTGGTGGCGAGGAGGTTGTGAGGTGGACCCTCATACATAATCCGATCAAATTAGATCACGTACATATACATGTAATTTCGTATATGTATATTCATAGTCTGGCCAATGTGGTGGCGAGGAGGTTGTGAGGTGGACCCTCATACATAATCCGACGAGAATTGTGATCATGCAATAAAAGATTTTATTTTATATTTAAAGTAACACATTATTAAGAAAATCTTTTATTGTATTTGTTAGTCTGGCCGAGTGGTGGCGAGGAGGTTGTGAGGTGGACCCTCATACATAATCCGTTCAAATTAGATCACGTACATATAATTTATTATATGTATATTCATAGTCTGGCCGAGTGGTGGCGAGGAGGTTGTGAGGTGGACCCTCATACATAATCCGTTCAAATTAGATCACGTACATATAATTTATTATATGTATATTCATAGTCTGGCCGAGTGGTGGCGAGGAGGTTGTGAGGTGGACCCTCATACATAATCCGACGAGAATTGTGATCATACAATAAAAGATTTTATTTTTTACATATTATAAAAAATAAAGGGGTAATAAAAAATATGATAAAAATAGAACATAATGATGATTATAATAGAATTATATCTAAATTAAAATTATATGTAAAAAATAAATTATTTATTAAAATGACAATAATAGAATTGTTGGAAACTATAATAAATAATTTTGAATCAGATTTTTGTGAAGATACTAAAGAAGTTTTAAAAAGAAAAATAATAAATCATAGTAATAGAGTATATAGGAATATGAAATTGATAGTTACTAATTTAGAATTGAACGAGAAAATATTTCTATCCAAAAGAGATAAATTTGTACTTTCTGTTTCATGTTTATTACACGATATAGGAAAAGTATATAAAGATGAAGAACATAACTTTCATAGTACAGTTATCGTAGATTATCTATTACGTTTAGACAAACGTTTTGATGAAGATTTAATAAATGACATATTGGATGTAATTTATAATCATAGTAAGAAAACTAAGAAAAAAAGTAAAATCTCTATATTATCAAAAATAATGCGTGATGCCGATTTATTTGATGAAGAATGTGGAGATAGTTTATTTTACCTTTTAATTGGAATAAGTGAATTCAAAAAATCAAATTTGAATAAAATTAAAATAAAAGAAGCAAAATTATTATTATATTCTAAAAGAGATCAAAAACACAAAGATGAAATTAAATCTAAAATAAATACACCTGGAGGTTATGAATTATATGAAAAATTATTATCTGAAGCAGCCGAAAAGTTTTATATGTTTCTAGATACAATCGATGATCTAAAGATAGGAAATGAATATTATGATTTAGATTATTTGGAAGAAGACAAATAAAGTATATACGAAAAATAAATCGTATATACTTTATTTTTTGTTTATGAAAGTGAATATTTTCATCTAAAACATTAGTTTAATATGATAAAGAAAGGGGGTAAAAATATTTTATGAAAGCAAATAAAAATATTAAAGGTAAAATAAAAAAAGCTCCTTTAGCAAATCAAGGTAAATGGTTTGCAAATGTTGCTAAATCTTTTGGATTTGCAACTACTGATATTATAAGAGACATAATACCAGCCACATATGAATTTGTGGAAAATACTGGTAACACATATATGGATTTAGTAAATGATATGAGATCAGATGCTATGAGTGAAAAAATGGTTGATAGAGCAATGAGTACTGTATCACCAATGGCAAAACTTGCTAATAAAGGATTAAAAAACGTATTGGAAGATATTAAATCAGGTAAATTTTATAATCAAGAAAGAGAAAATGCAATTACATCTAAGTATGATACAATGATGGATGAAGATATGTTTGGATCATTTGATGATGAAGATTTTGATTTTGGTGATGATTTTTCAGATGATGAAGACATGATGTTTAGTGAAGAAAATAATGAAACAGGTGATACTAAAGTAAAAGTTGTTCAAAATCACATTAATCAATCTCCAAATGTTGCACCAGTTGCTAGAGCTGTTGCTAATAGTAATATTACTGCAGGTGTTGCAACAGTTGAATCAATTCAAGGATTAGCTGCTCAACAAAAAACATTTGAAATTCAAAATAGATTGAATACAACTGAATTCAACACAATACTTTTTGGTACATTATCTGCAATCAATAACAATCTATCTAATATAATAGCATTTAAAACAGAAAATGAAAATAAATTTATAACTGCAGGTATATCATTCTTTGGAGAACAATTAGATTTATCTAAACAAATAATGGAATATCAAAAAGGTGATACTAGAAGTAAAGAAGAAAAAAAAGATGATGATAGAGCTAAGAATACAAAATATAAAGAAAATATCTTCTTATCTGAAGGTGGATTAGATATTGGAGCATATTTTAAAAATATAAAAGAAAATATTCGTGGATTAGATGAATTATCTGATTTCTTCGATATGAGCGATATGGTTTTTGATGATGAAGAGGATGCAGAAAGAATAGTATCACAACCACTTAAATTTATACCACAAATGATCATAAAAAGTTTTATACCAAAAATGGCTCAAGATTCTATTAAATTAATAGATCAATCATTTAAATCAGTTACAGGTGCACTTATGGCAAAATTAAATGCAATGGGTTCTGATGAAGATGATGATTCATTATTTGGTAAAGCTAAAAGTATTTTAGGACGTATTTTTGGATATAAGCAAGAAAATAAATCATCGGCCGATCTATCAAATTATGAAAGAGGTCCAGTACCATTTGATGGTATAACACGCAAAACTATTGTGGATGTAATACCAACTTATCTTAGACGTATTGAAAGTGCAATAACATCAACTAATGAAAGAGTTTATGATTATGATACAGGCACATTTAAAGATATAAATGATATGATGAAAGAATCTAAAGAATCAGAAAATAAAGCACAAACGTTAGGTCAAGCAGATATTAGAATATATTTTGATAGAGCATTATCTAAATTAAACATGGCAAAGGAAGATGAAGAATCATTTAGATCAGAATTAATTGAATATTTTACTGCGATGAATAATGAAAGTAAAATGATTAATCCATTTGTTAGATATAATGCAAATGGTGAAGAAATAGATGAATTAGACGATAATTTATTATTTTTAGATCCATCTAATAGAGAATTATTTAGAAAACTTTTAAAAAATCTTGATAAAAATAAATTAATGCAAATGGTTGGAGAAAATATATTTAGTTCTGTAGATCAACGAAATAAATTTTATGATAGAATAACAGAAGACCCAACACTTCATGGGTATAAATATGCACATGATAACGGATATATTGAAAAAGATTATGAAACTGATGCTGATGGAAAACCTGTTAGAAAAAATGTATTTAATATGCTAGATAAATATAATAAAGGTGTTATAGATTATGTAAGAGATATAAGATCTTTATTAGTTAATGGTATAAATGTATTTATAAATCAAGGTCAAAGTGAAAGTTCTACTGAACCAAATAATTTTATAAATAATATGCAAAATAGAATTAGAGAAGAAGAAGAAGAACGCAGAAACGAAGATGAAGAACGTAGAAGACTAAATAATTTAAATAGAAGAGATGAAGATCGTAATAGTATCGAAGATGTTAGTAGTATGAGTCAAGAAGAACTTAGAAGATTGGTTGATTTCCAAGATTCTGATGCAGATACTATTGAAAATAATCGTTGGAATTTTCAATCAGAATTAAGACCTACTGATGGTATATTCAAAAAATTAAAATATGATTTAAGACAAGGTGTTGTAAAATTAACTGATAAACCATCTAAAGCAATAAATGACTTTTTATATAGATTAATATTTGGTGATGAAGAAGATCAAGGTTTCGATTCATATCTTGATTATACAAGAACTAAATTATCTGCATTTCATTCTTGGGTTATAAATAAAGTATATGATCCAGTAAAAGATTCATTAATTGGACCTGAAGGTTTAGTTACTAAAATAAAAGATTCTAAATTCTTTAAAAAAATTACAGATAAAAAAGATGAATGGATAGATAAACTTTTGGGTGAAAAAGATGATACAGGTAAGAGAAAAGGAGGATTATTATCTACTGCTAGAAATAAAACTGTTGACTTTTTTAAATCAATAAAACATTATTTCACTGGTGAATCATATAGAACTACTGATGGTGAATTAGTAGCTGAAGATAATAATGCTGTATTTAAACAAATAAAAACAACAATTAAAGACAAATTTACACAAGCAAAAGGGACTTTATTTGGTGATAAAGATTCAGGTAAAGAAGGATTAGCTTCAAAAATCTATAATAATTTTATGGATGGTGCAGATAAATTAAAACGTACTGTATTTGGTGAAGCAACTTTAGCTGGATGGAAAGATAATGATAAACGTAAAACTATGACTGAATTTGCTGAAGATATTAAAGGTAAATTACCTAAAGTTATAGGTAGAGGTTTGATGATAGGTGCAGGTAAAACAATTTTATTTAGTAAAGCAGGATTATTAGGATCAATATTTCTACCTGGTGGACCAATAGGTGCAGTTATAGCTGGTACTGGTGCTTCATTATTAATGGAATCTGAAAAATTTAAAACTTGGTTATTTGGTGAAAAAGATCCAGATAATTTAGATAGACGTTTAGGTGGAGTTATACCTAAAAATGTACAAGATTTTTATGAAGAAAATAAATCAATATTTAAAATCGGTGGATTAGTAGGTGCTGGATTTGGTTTATTACCATCATTCTTCTTACCTGGTGGACCATTAACTGGTGCTATAATGGGTATAGCTAGTGGATTTATAACTAAATCTGATGCATTCCAAGAATTTTTATATGGTGCTGATTTTAAAGATGGGGATAAAAAACTAATGAATGGTGCTTTAGGTAGAGCATATAGTAATGCAAAAGGTTGGTTTAAAGAAAAAGGAATAGACTCTAAATTAGCTACTTTCTTAGGTGGAGTTGGTGGAGTTGCAGGAACATTTGGTTTATTACCATCATTCTTCTTACCTGCTGGACCAATAGGTGGAGCATTAATAGGTGTAGCTGCTGGTATAGGTGCTAGTTCAAATAAATTCCAAGAATGGTTATTTGGTGAAGAAGGATTTGACGGAAAACGTTCAGGTGGAGTTATAGATAAATTAAAAACTTATTTAGATATAGAAGTATTCGACTCAATAAAAATAACTCTTAAATCATGGAATATGAAAATATCTGATTTCTTATATGATAACATAGCTGAACCATTCTTAAGTGCATTAGATCCAATGAAAGAAATAGTTTCTAATACATTAAATAATATTAAAAATATATTTAAAAGTGGATGGGATAAATTAAATGAAAATGTATTAAATGTATTTAAAGATAATGTAATTAAACCATTTGGAGAATCATTAACTAAATACGTAGTAGATCCATTAAAGAAATTGCTTAATAAATCATTTAGTATACTAGGAAAAGTAGTTGGTGGAATTATATCTGCTCCATTTAAATTATTAGGATTTTTAGGAAAAAGAGCTGATAAAAAAGCTGATAAGAAAAATGCTACTGAAGAAGAAAAAGAAAAGAGACAAAAATATCATGACGCTAGAGATGAAAGACAAAGAAGACGTGACGAACGTAGAGAAAAAGTTCAAGAAGAAATAAATGAAATGAAAGATAAACAATCTAGAGATAGAGAATTCTTTAAACGTGATGGTAGATTTAGAAATCAAGAAGCCAAGGATAAATATGAAAGACAAGAAAAAGAAAAACAACTTTGGTATCAACAACATATAGCAGAATCTGGAGAAGAAACAGCAGAAAGATTAATAAATATAGATAAAGCTATAGAAACTATGTTAGATAAGAGTCCAAAGATGTTTACAAAAGCAGAAGATAGATTATTTAATGAATTACAAGATTTAAAGAAAACACTTGTTGATCAACTTAATTATTGGAAAGATAGAGGTTATGTTGATGTAAGTTATTTAAAACGTGAAAAAACAGAAAAACCTTTTGAAAAACCACAAGATCCATTTATGTTCTATAATAAAGCAAAACAAGAAATGAATCAAACTAATAAAAATGATGCAATTAATAGAATTAAAATGGGGAATCCTAATGCAGATATTAAAGATGTAGCAACAGATGAGGCTAAAAAATATCAAGATCCTAAGATAAATAGTATAGTTGATTTACTAAGAAGAAAAGGTCAATCTCATGATGAAGGTTTAGATAAAGTACCTTATGATGGATATGTAGCAGAATTGCATGAAGGAGAAAAAATAGTTCCAGCAAGTGAAACTGATGAAAAAGATACTTCTACTGGTAAACAAGAAACTGATAAAATGAAATTATTTAGATCTATACGTAAACATACAAGAACTATAGCTGATGAAGTTAAAGGTCAATTGTATGGTGTAGGTTCAAATATTCATCATATAAGAAAAATATTACAAGATAGTGCAGGAATAAAAGATACTGAACTAAAAGATTTACAAGATAGAAATGTTAATGATTATGGTTTCTTTGGAAAAATGTTTAATAAGATTAAAAATACTGCTTTCCATCCATTTGAATCATTACGTGACAAAATAAGTGGACCAGTTGATTGGATAAAAGACAAAGTTGGAGCAGTAATTGATGGTGTTAAAACTGGTATAGGTAAAGTAGTATCATCTGTTGGTAAAGTTGTTGATGCATTCTTAGAAATACCATCTAAAGTAATAAACACAACATTGGACGTTGCATCTACAGTTATAAAAGGTGGTGCTGACATATTATTTAAAGGAATTAATTTAGCATTAAAAGGAACTACAACAGTTGTTGCTGATTTATATAAAGGAACTAGATTCTTAGTTACATCTATAGCTAAAAGTTTTGTACCTGCATTAGTCGGTGCTGGTAAATTAGCTGGAAAGGTTCTTCAAGGATTAGGAACAGCTGGAAAATTTGCTATAGAAACAGTAGCAGGTTTAGGTAAAGGTTTATATACTGTAACTAAAGATGTATTAGGATTCGGATATAATTTAAGTAAAGATGTTTTAAAAGGTATGGCTTCAGTAACTAAAGGATTATTTAAAGGTGCATTTAACATAGTTAAAGGAACAGCAAAAGGAATAATAGGCGGAGTTAAAGGTATATTTAATGGTGGAGCTAGTATAATTGGTAAAGCATTTGGATTAACTTCAGTTAAAGATAAGACTAAACCTAATGAAGTTAAAATAATTGGTGGCTCATTAGATAATATAGTAAATATAGAATCAGTAAAATCTTTAGATAAACTTAATGAAATAGATAAAATAAATTCTATGGATAGTTTAAAAGAATTAAAAACTGTAGTAAATGAAGTTAAATTTGTATCTAAAGGAAATGTAGGAGTAGAAGAAACTAGATCTAAACAATCAGTAGAAGACAGAATAAAAGATCAAATAAATAATATGAATATTAATGATGAAATTAATAAAGCTAAACCTACTAGTACTACTGATATAGATGAAAAGATAAAAAATCAAATAAATAATATGAATATTAATCAAGCTGAAGATAAATCTAAACAAGAATCCGAAGCTAAGAAACAATACAGAGATCAAATAAAAATGCAAACAGAAGCTTCTAAGAAAGAACGTGAAGATATTGCTAAAGAACAAGAAGCTAAAAAAGATAAAGAACATGCAACTCGTTTAACTTCAGATTATGTACAAGAACAAAAACGTATTAAGAAAGAACAAAAATTAGACTTTCAATATAAAACTGAAACTATGAAGGACATTGATAGTACAGAAAAAATTGCTGCTAAGCAATATAAATTCTGGGATAATCTATTTGGTAAAAATGGTGTAGTTGAAACTAAGCTTAATAGTTTATGGGAATGGATAACGAAATTAGCACCTACATTATTAGCTTGGCTTAAAGGTAGTACATTAGGTAGAATATTTAGTAATATATTTGGTGGTACAGGATTCTTCCCTGCATTAAAAACTGCATTAACTACATTAGCACCAACATTTATAGGATTATTAATAGACAATTTAGATAAATCAAAAAGAGATGAAATAGCAGATCAATATAATCTAAGTGATCAAGATGCTTATTATGGAATTGGTGATCCTAATAGATATGATGCTGAAGATGGTTATATAGAAAATTATGATAGAAAATATGCTAGAGATAAAGTACTAAAAAATGGTGTTAGAGATGTTCTTAAAAATAATTCAGTTCAAAATTTAATAAATGCTACAGGAAAAGTATTTAAAAATGCAATACCATATGCACAAAAAGGATTTGGAAAAGTTAAAGATGTTGCAGGAAAAGGATTTGAAAAAGTTAAGAATGTAATGCCAAAAACTACAAACACATTAGGCAATTTATTTAATAAAATAGGTAGTAAATTTGGAAGACAACAAGTTACAGATATTGCATTGGATACAGCAGAAAGAGGAACTGTAGAACTATTAGATGAAACAGGTAAGACTATTTTTAAAGGTGGACAATATTCAATAGTTGATATAGCAGAATCTGGAGCTAAATCAGGTAAAGGAATAGAAATTGTTACTAAATTTGTAAAATTATTGAAATCAGCATTAAAATCAGTTATAAATTTTGTGAGTGATAAATTAGGTGATACAGCAATTAAAAAATCAGCAAGTAAAATAATAAATAAATTAATTGCTAAATTTACAGGGTCAGCAGCTAAAGAGATAGCAGAAAAATGTGGTAAAAAAATAGTTAAATTTATAGCTAAAAAAGGATTAGGTGCTGCGACATATTTCATATTAGATGGTGCAACTGCATTATGGGATATAGGTACAGGTCAAACTAAGAGTGAAACAGCTAATTTATTTGGTATAAAACAAGATCAAGTTGATACAAAGATGAGAATTATATCAGCTGCATTAAAAGCAATAACTAATTTTAGTATAATTGGTGTAATTAATTTAGCAAATGAAATTACTTCAGAATTATTTAATATAAACTTCTTACGTTCTGTAGCATGTGCTATATATGATGCAGTATCTAGCTCAGATGATTCAAAAGAATTAGATAAAAATCAATCAGAATTAGAGCAAGAATTAGAAAAATACAATAAAGAAAATGGTACTAATCTTACTAAAGAAGCTTATTTAGATAAAATAAATCCATCAGTATTTAGTAAAATAATGGATAATAATTGGGTTAAAAACTTTACAACTATTTTTGACAAAGGTGATGCAGCAAACGCTTTAGGTAAAAATAAAGATGATGTCACATTATGGGATAGAATTAAATTTGGATTTGGTCATACAGGAAATACAATATTAAATTTATTTAGAAGTAAAGAAAATAAATTAACTGATTCTCAAGCATTAATAGGTAAGACTCAACTTCTTGGAGATACTGGTCTTCCAGTATTAGATGAAAAAGGAAATCCTGTTTATAAAGAAGATGTTGAGGCTGGTAGAGTTACAGCAGATGGTAAGGTATTAAAAGAAGGTTCAACAGAATCTACAGGAACAAGTAGTACACAACAAACACAACCATCATTAAAAGATTATGGTTTTGCAACTAGTAATGATGATTATTCTAATATAAATGATGCACAAGCACAACAGTTATTGAAAACTATGTATCCTGAGATGAACTTTGATGATGGTGGAGCAGGTTATGGTGATGGACCTTATCCAATGACAGAAACTGATTATCAAGATATAGTTGCTAATTTTGATAATAAATCTGTTGATGCTCAAACTTGGTTACAAAATAAGACTAATGATAATAAAACATTACTTTCAACAATAGGTGCAGGTTTTGACTTAGTTAAGCAAACATTCTTCAGATGGTATACAGGAGAAGATGATCAAGTAGCTAAAATGTTTAACAAAGAACCATCTAAAGTTAATATGCATGAAAGAAGAATTTGGAAAACATTTAATGCATTTAATTGGTTATCTAATTTATTTAAATCGGATGAAAATAAACTTACAACTGAAGAAGAATTTAAACAACTTAATGAGTATTTTGGTAATGTACAATCTGGTGTAGGTGCATGGTTATCAGCTAGACTTTCAGATGTTAATAATCTAATGGGAAGTGTACAAAATGGATTTAATAATATAGTAAATACATTAACTAATTCTACTGATAATATTAATCTTCCAGGTTCTTCTACACAAAATCCTAAAATTCCTAAAACTAAAAATTTTAGTTTAAAAGATACAATCAAAAAGGGTATAAAAGCAGGAACTAATTTTATAATGAATTCAACTCCAGTAGGAAAAGTTGTTAAATTTGCTAAAGGTTTATTTGGTTATGACCAAGGTACACCATGGGTTCCAGATACACAAGTTGCATTAATACATGAAGGTGAAATGGTTGTACCAGCAGATAAAAACCCATTAAACCCAGATAATCAAACTGAATTCGTAAATAAAAAAATTAACGATGAGAAAAAAGAAGTTAAAGCACAAATTGAGTCCGATAAAGATAAACTAAATAAAGCAAAAATAGGAACTGAAATTAATTTAGATACTAAAAAAGAAGTTGAAGCACAAATTGAGTCTGATAAAGATAAACTAAATAAAGCAAAACTAGGAAAGGAAATTAATTTAGATAGTAAAAAAGAACAAACTAAATCTTCTAAACCTAAAGAAGGTAAACAAGAAGTAAAAGAACCTACATCATTCACATCAACAGCTGTTAATATAAATTTATCTAAAGATTCAAAAATAAACTTCAATTTAGATAAAAATGCTAATTTAACTATTTCAGGATTAGATAAAGCATTTGAAAATATAATGAAGGAATACAGTAATAAATTCGAAAACTTTGAAGAAGATGAAGAAACTAAAAAAGAAATTAAAAAAGAAAAAGAAGCTAAAAAAGAAAAAGACGCTAAAAAAGAAGAAAAGAAAGAAAAAGTAATAGAAAAAGAAAAGAAAGAAAAAACCACAACTAAAGTTGTTACTGATGAGGATGGTAAGACTACAGTTTCTATTTCAGGAGATGACGTCGAAGATGATACATTATCTAGTGATAATAATGATACTTCTTCTGATACAAGTACAGACACATCAGGTTATGATAATAGTAGTGAATCAAATGTAAGTTCAGATACAAGTACAGACACATCATATGATGAATATTCTAGTTCTGATTATTATAATAAACCATCAGATACTTCATATTATGATACTTCAAATGATAATGAAAAAAAATATTTACCAAAAGTTTTAACTAAACGTGAAAAAATGAAAAATGCACTTGATATTCGTCGTCCTAAAACAAAAGATGGTGAAATAATAACAGGAGATCCACTTGCACAAAACGGTTACTATACTTCTTATTATTTAAATAAAGAAAAAATAACAAGTAAAGATCCTGTTACACAAAATGGATTAGTGACATCAGAATATCTAAAGAAAGAAAAAGAAGCTAAAAGAAAGAAAGAGGAAGAAGAATATCTTAAAGGAGATTTTGCAGGTGCAAAAATCCAAAGAGATATTAACTGGGTTAAAGATAAATTTAATAAATTTGTCAATATACCTACAGTTAAAAAGGGAATAGGGTTATTTAGTGATATTGCTAATAGTGGAGTAGAATCACATTTAGATACTTACAAAGTTAATACTAATACACCTAAGACAACTACACCTGAAACTAAACAACCTGAAACTAAACAACAGACAACACAACCTAAAATAACTAAACCTAAAGAACAAAAATACACATCTTTATCAGATATAGCAAAAGGTGTAGGTGGTTTATTTGGATTATTATCACAACCAAGTGGTAGAGGTGGTCAATATAGTCCTGATAAAACTGGTAAAATTGACAAATCAACAAAATCTGATATTAAATCACTAAAAGCTACAAGTAATCAAATTAAGAAATCATTCACTAATTGGATTACTGGTGAAGATGATGAAGTAAAAATGATGTATGGAATAACTGATAAAGATAAAAGTCCTAATATGCTTCAACGTTTAGGTTATAATATATCTAAAACAGGTACTAATTTATTAAGTAATATAACAGGTAAAGAAATATCATATGGAGCTGGTGGAGCAATACAACATGAGATGACTCAAAAGTTTAATAAAACCGATAAGGATAGAGATCCAGAAAGAAGAAGTGTTAAGACAGATAATAAAGGATTAGTAAATACAGTTAAAAAATTTGGTGATTTCTTACTTAAATTTAATAAAACTGATAAAGACAAAACATCAGATAGAATTAAATCAACTAGAAAAACTAATAAAGATGATGAATTAAATTTATTAGATGTATTTAAAGGATTTGGTAAAAATGATAATGATAGAATAGCAGAAAGAAGAAGTGTTAAGACAGATAATAAAGGATTAGTAAATACAGTTAAAAAATTTGGTGATACTTTAAACTTATTTAATAAAACAGATAAAGATAAAACATCAGATAGAATTAAATCAACTAGAAAAGATAATAAAGATAATGAATTAAGTTTATTAGACGTATTTAAAGGATTTGGTAAAAATGATAATGACAGATTAGCAGAAAGAAGATCTGTTAAGACAGACAATAAAGGAATAGTAAATACAATTAAAAAACTAGGGGATAATTTAAATCTATTTAATAAAACAGATAAAGATAAAACATCAGATAGAATTAAATCAACTAGAAAAGATAATAAAGATGGAGGATTAGGCTTATTAAAAGATGTATTCCAAGGACTTAATAAATCTAATAAAGATCCAGAAAGACAAACAGTCAAAACTAAATATAATTTAAGTAAAACATTTGGTAATGTTACTAATACTTTACGTCAAATGAATAAGTCTTTACGAGGTTCAGATAGATTAAATGAAAATAATATTAAATCTGAAGAAACTGAAATTAAGAAAACTGTAAAGAAAATAGGTAATAAATTAACAAGTGGAGTTCATAATGTAACTAAAGTATTCAATCAATTTAGTTCTAGTTTAAATAAAACTTCTAAAGATATAGATAAGAATTTTGATACTAAAGAAACTAATGCATTTAAAACTTCAATACAAAATGCAGGAAATAAATTTAGTAAAACTATGAGGGGAATGGGAGATTCATTAAATAATATTAAAAATAATGCTATTAAAGGTATATCTGGATTCTTTGGTCATCAAGTTAATGAAACTAATAAGGTACAAAAAGAGTATGAGAAAAAAACAGGCATTAAGAGCACTCATAAGACTAAAGTTAATAGAAATAAAATCTATAATCCTAATAGAGATAGATCAACAATCACACCAACTAATAAGCCAAGAAATAATAACAATACACGCAAGAGAAAAACAACTCCTAAGAAGAAAACTACACCTAAGAAACAATCATTATGGCAAAAAATTACAGGTGGTGTAAAATCATTCTTTGGTTTTGGTGGAAATGATACTAAACCATTAAATCAACAAGTTAAAGCTAAAAATTATGTATTTAGTGATTTAGATTATCTTTATACTGAAGATAATAAAGGTGGTTCTTTAGAAGGATTAAAAGATATAGGTAATACTCATAATTATGCTTATTATTCTCAATTAGATGATAGATGGGCTGAAACTAAAATAGGTGGTAAAAATACACTTGCATTAGCAGGTTGTGGACCAACATCTGCAGCAATGGTATTAACTCAATTAACAGGACAAAGAATAACTCCAGATACAATGTCTCAATTTGGAACTGATTATCTAAAAGGATTTACTTCACATGATTATTTCCCTGAAATAGCTTCTAAATTCAAATTAAATTATGATGAATTAAAGAATAATGATGTAGCTAAACTTAAAGAAGCATTACAGAAAAAAGAAGGAGTTGTATTATCAGGAATTAGCAGATCATCAGTAATGACAACACCATTCACTAAAGAAGGTCATATAGTTGTAGCAACAGGAATAAAAGGGGACAAAATACAAATAAATGATCCAAGAGGACCAGGATATAGTGGAGAATATAATTTAAATGATGTATTAAGAGCTATGAAAGGTGGATTTGCATTAGGTGTTACTGAAGATACAATGAAACTTCAATTACCAAGCTCAGGTAAATATACAGATAAAAAACCAAAACCAAAAGAAAAATATAAACCAAGAGATCCAAAAGCTAAGAGAGAATATGAAAAAGAAACTTTATTAGAAAAACTTAAAGCATCTAAAGCAACAAGAACTGTAGCAAAAGTTATTAAATCAATTAAAGAAAGTAAACTAGTAAAGAAAGCTAAAGATATTACAGACAAGGTAAAAGAAAGTACTCCAGTTAAGAAAATTAAAAACGTTTTTGATAAGGCTAAACAAAAAGCACTAGAATTAAAAGATAAATTAACAAATAATCCAATAACTAATAAAATTAAAGATGTTTATAATAAAACTAAAAATAAAGTAAAAGATGTAGTAGATAAAGGTAAAGAAATTGGTAAAAATATATTAAACAAAGGTAAAGAAATTGGTGGAAATTTATTTAATAAAGCTAAAGACATTTTAGGATTTGGTGGAGATTATACAAGACCATTAAACGCACAAGTTAAAGCTAAAAATTATGTATTTAATGATGATGATAATAAAATTGATTCTAAAAATAGTTCTAGATCTAATGGTAGATTAAGAAATATAGGTGATACTCATAACTTTGCTTATTATTCTCAATTGGATAGTAAATGGAGTGGTGATAAATCTATAGGTGGTAGCACTATAGGTAGTTCAGGTTGTGGACCAACTGCAGCAGCAATGGTTGTAACACAATTAACTGGTCAAAGAATAACTCCAGATACAATGGCTAAATTAGGTGGAGATTATTTACCTGGATATTCTTCTTCAGGATATTTCCCACAAATAGCATCTAAATTTAAATTAAATTATTCAGAAATATCTTCAGTTAATTCAAAGGACGCATTAAAAGAAACATTAAAGAACAAAAAACCTGTAATATTGTCAGGATTTAATCATTCAGATTCATTAAATTCACCTTATACAAGTAAAGGACATATAATAGTAGCAACAGGATTAAAAGGAGACAGAGTAGAAGTAAATGATCCAAGAGGACCAGGGTATAGTGGCGACTATGCAATGGAAGATGTATTAAGAGGATTAAATAAAGGTATTGTATTATCAGGTACTAGAGAAACTATGAAAACTGGATTACCAACTTCTGGTGAATATAGTCAAAGTCCAGTACTATTAGATGAGTATACTATGAATAGCGATTTACCAGATATTGATTCAGAAGAATCATTAGGTCAAGAAGGTAAAATAAAATTATGGCAAAAAGTTATAGGATACGCTAGAGCATTTAAAGGTAAAATGAACTATGTATATGGTAGTGGAGCTATTAATAATAATGGATTATCAACAGACTGTTCACATTTCACTGCTCACGTTCTTAATCGTGCAGCTGGACTTAACCTATCACCAAGTTCAGCATCACAAAAAAGTGCAGGAACATCAACAAGTAAACCACAAGCAGGAGATTTAGTTGTATGGAGTGGTCATGTTGGTTTAGTATCAGATTCAAACGGTAACATGATAGATGCAGGTAGTGGTAGAGTTGCTAAAGAAAGAAGTTATACAAGTAGCAAATATTGGAGATCTAGACAAAATAAAACATTTAGAAGAGTATTAAGTGATCCAAATAAATTAGTAGATCCTAAAGTTGATAATTATAATAAGAAAATAGGATTTAGTGGTACTGTAAATCCTAGTGAAAATGGTGGAGTTGGTGATGTGGGTACAGCTGCATCTTTAGATAAATATTTATTTGTCGGAGATTCAATGCTTGGAAATCTTAAATCATCATTAGAATCAGATAGTTCTTCAGTACAAGTAAGATATAAAAGTGGTAAAACTGCTAAATATTGGATAGATAATTTCAATCAAATGCCTGATAAGAGTAAGGTTAGTAATGTAGTTTCATGGATAGGTGTTAATGGTGTTTTAAACTCAGGAAACGTTGATCAAACAACAGATTTGATGAATAAATTAGCATCCAAATATAGTGTCGCAGTAAATCCAATGGCAGTATTCCCTGTTGGTAAGAAATATAAAAATGCAGAAGATATGAATTCTGCAATAAAGAAATTTAATGCTAAGATGCAAGAATATGCAAGTAGTAAAGGTTCAAAATATATAGATGCAACAAATGGATTTGTTGATGGTGAAGGATACCTTAAAGACAGTAAAGATAATTTGCATATATATGGAAAAGAAAGTAATGATAAAATAGTTCAAAATATAAAATCATCATTAGGATTAAATTCTAGTGGTGATAATAATGGTAATAGTGATAGTGGTACATCATCATCAAATGGTGGAAATAATGTAATGGAGTTAGGTGTATTTGATCAATTATCAAATGCAATGTCTAACATTATATCATCTATGTACAATGGTAAACAAGTAGATCTATTTGCATCAAATACAGACTCAAACACACCAAGTACTGATGATGGGACAGGAAGTACAGCTCCAGTAACAGGAAAGGGTGAATTCCCTAAATACGCTTTAAATGATGCACAAAAACAAGGATTTGCTAGATTAATTGATGGTGAACAATCAGGAACAAAAGCTAGATATGCTGAAGCTTCTATAGCTGCCAATTTAACTGATGTTTATGGTAATGAATATGCAACAGTTGATAATCTATTAAAAAGAGCACTTACTGGAGGACGTATTGGTAAATTCAGTTTCCCTAGAGGATGGTTTGCTGGACCTAGTATAAGAAATTATCATAATACATCTAAGAAACCATCACAAACATCATTAGATGCAGTTCAACAATGTATAATAGAAGGTAAACGTACATTGCCTCGTTATGTTGATGAACATGACTGTTTTAGCGATATAAGTTCAGTTACTAATGATGGTAAACCAATAAATAAAAAAGATAGAAGTGCATATATTCCACATAAAACAAAAATACACAATAGATATAGTTCTTCAGGAACTTTCTATACATTCCCAGATAGCAGTTCAGATCCATTCTTCTATACTAGCGATGCAAATAGAAAAAAATGGGGTGATGATTGTTATAGTATTGGAGGTTCTTCAGCTGGAGCAGGATTTGGCGATGGAGATTTTATAATAGATGATAGTTATAATGATTTAGATCATGATTTTGATTACTATTTCGATTCAGCAGGTATGGCTGGAACTTCAACTGCATCAAGTACAGTTCCAACCACATTAAACAATTATGCATATTATTCTCAAGTAGATGATCAATGGGGTAGTGTAGGCGGGACTTCAATAGCTAAAGCAGGTTGTGGTCCAACTTCATTAGCAATAATCGGAACTCAATTAACAGGTAAAATTATAACTCCAAAAACAATGGCTACTGCAGCTAAAGCAGCAGGGCAATGGAGTTCAAGTGGTGCATCATGGGGTTTATTCCCATGGTTTGCTAAGAAATTCGGTATGAAATATAAAACAATAGCACGAAATGATATAAGTACAGCTAAGAGTGAATTGAAAGCAGGACATCCAATAGCAGTATCAGGTAGAGCTACAGATAGAGGTACAGATACAGCTTATACACCAAGTGGGCATATAGTACCATTTGTAGGAATTGAAAGTAGTAGTGGAAATATAATAGTAAATGATCCTAGAGGTGTAAGTAGAGCACATGCATATACAGATGAAGGATTAGCTAAAGGTAGCGAACACAACATGAGAGCTGGATGGGCATTTATACCACCAGCAACAGTACCAAGTGATTTTAATACGAATGGAAATTATACAGGTTCTAGTGGACCAGTTACAAATAGTGTATCACCAGGTAGCTCAGATGGCGGACAATCAGGAGGTTCAAACGATGGAACTCAAGAAGCATCAGCACCATCAATACCTGAACTAGGTGTATTTGATCAATTATCAAGTGCAATGTCAAATATAATTGCATCAATGTACAACGGTAAACAAGTAGATTTAAATTCTTCTAGTGGAACTACTGATAATAGCAATACAGATAATAGTACTGATAATAGCAGTGATACAAATCCAGATGTTTCAAATATAACTGATAAGAAAAAAGCTATATGGACTTTCTTTACAGGTAAGGGATATAGTAAAGAGGCAACAGCAGGTATAATGGGTAACATGCATACAGAAACTGGTGGAACTTATGACCCAGCTATTATTCAAAATAATGGTAAAGGACCTGCAGCAGGTTTAATACAATGGGAAAACATCAATACTAAATCTGCAAGATGGAAAGAAATGTCAGACTATGCAGCATCTAAAGGTAAAAAATGGACAGATATGCAATCTCAACTTGAGTTTATTGATATGGAATTAGCAGGTAAGAGTAAAGACAATTACACTAACTATATGCTTAAGAGATCTGCTGGTGGATATGAAGAATATAAGAAAATGAATGATGTTTCAAAAGCAGTTGTTGCATTTGAAAAAGCAGCTGAACGTGCAGGAGTTAAAGCTTATGATAAGAGAATTAAATGTGGTCAAGATAACTATAATCAATTTGCTAATGCAGGATCAGGACCAGTTGATTTAACAAGTTATACATCAAATACACAATTAGGAATATCTAATAATTATCCATATTACTCTCAAGCTGATGATCAATGGAATATTGAATCATATGGTGGAAATACATTAGAAGAATCAGGATGCGGACCAACTACTTTAGCAATGATAGCATCAAGATTAACAGGAAAAGAAATAACTCCAAATATTATAGCATCAGCAGCATATAAAGCAGGTGTATGGGGTGAAAGTGCTAGTTGGGATATATTCCCTTGGTTTGCAGAACAATTAGGATTAGAATATTCAAAAATAAACGAAAATGATTTAGAAGGATTAAATAAATTAATTAATTCAGGAGAAGAGGTAGTAGCATCAGGTATAGTAAAAGGAAAAGATGCAGCACATTCACCATTTACTAAAGATGGTCATATAGTATCAATAAATAAAAAAGGCTCAAACGGATATATGATAAATGACCCTAGAGGTAAAAAATATTCAGGTTTATATTCTGCAAAAGATATAATAAACAATTCTTCATTATTAAGAGGAGCATGGGGTTATAAAGCAAAAGGAAATATACTATCTAATTTAGCAAAATCAGATATTAATCCAGAAAATCAAGAAAAAGGAACTGTTATTAACTTATATGATAATGCAGGATTAGGAACTAAATTTAAAAAAGAAAAGAATACTAATGAATCTACTTCAGGATTTATTGATAAGAGTAAAAATATTATTGATGATAAATTAAAAGTATATACACCAAAAAATAAACAAAATATTACAGTAAACACACCAATAAGTAAGCCTATATCAGACTTGAATATGGAAATACTAAATGATTTGAAAAATAATTTAAATAGACATGGTAATTATAATGATACTTCACATGATAATAGTAACTCATATGTTAGTGCTTGCTTAGAAAAATTAGATGTAGTTGTTAAAGAATTAGAATCAATATCAGAAAGTAGTAGACAAACAGCGTCTAATACAGCTCAACAAATACAAATATATTCAGCAAATGAAAGTGTAGAGAGTATAAAAAATAAATCTAAAAACGATAAAGTAAATAAATTAGAATCAATGAATAATAAACCAGAAGATTCAAGAGTAAAAGTATTAGCTACAGATGAATATAGACTAGCTAGAATGATAGCTTCATTTAAGAAATAAAATTTGAGAGGGAGAGAGGATTTACCTCTCTCCCTCTTTATAAAAAAGGAGTGTGGATAATTATGGCAAAACCAGATAAAGATAAAAATAAAAATAATAAAGATAATAAAAATAAAAATAATAATAAAGATAAAAATAAAGATAATAAAAATAATAATAATAATAATGAAAATAATGACACAGAAAATACAGGTATTGATAAAGATTATGATTTATCAAATGATGATTTAAAAAAGATAATGCAGCGACAGATATCATCAGTATCTCCAGATAGTATAAACAATAGATTGTTGGGACTACCATATCAATTTTTAGATACTGCAGATATGCGTATAGATAAAGATAATGATATGGGTAGATTATTTTGTTATAATATGTTTACTGAAGCCCCAATAGTAACTATATTACCAGGTACAACTAAATTTTTACCTGATTATAAAAAATCTGAAAAAACAATTTTTCAAAATTTGTGGAAAGGTATGGAAGAAGGAGATTCAAATGCAGAATCTGCATTAAAAAATTTAATAGATGATAATAGTGAATCACGTTATTTTGATTTTGAAGCAGATTATGGTAACTATATAAAATATGTAAATTTAATGTGTAGAGTTACTGCAATATTACTAGGAATAGGTGATGATACACCTCCAGGACTTAGTACACCATATAAAAAATTTGACTGGGGTAATTATAAGTATTTTAATAATTATAAAGTATCTTCAGGAGATTCTCCTAATATATTTGATAAGATTACAACTGAAATATCAGATACATTATTATCGGCAGTAGATGATTCTATTTCAGGTACGCATCAATATTTAAGTATATATGTGGATCCATCATCATCATTCAATGAATCTACTTCAAATGAAGTTGCTAAGTCTGCATTGGAAGGTAAATTTGATGAAATGCAAAGTAAAATAAAAGAATATGCATTTTTTGCAAATTCAAATGCATTAGGTAATCAATTAAGTACAATACAAGGTTGGATAACTAACTTTATGGATGGTATAGCAAGTTTAGGTTCAGAAGATGGATTTCTTAATGCATTATTGGGAAAAGGTAAACAGCAAATAGTTAATGGTTCAAATCTTATATTCCCAGAAATATGGCAAGATTCTTCATATGAAAAATCTTATACTATAAACACTACATTCATATCACCATATGGTGATAAAGAATCAATATATTTAAATTGTCTAGTCCCAATGCTACATTTATTAGCATTAACTTTACCTAAACAAACTACAGCTAACACTTATACTGCACCTTTTTTAGTAAAAATGTTTGCTAAAGGTTGGTTTTCTTGTGATATGGGTATAGTCGAATCAATACAAATAGATAAAGGTCCTGACCAATCATGGTCAGTTGATGGTTTACCAACTCAAGTCAAAGTAACTTTAACTGTAAAAGATTTATATAGTCAATTAATGTTATCACCATCTAATTCCCCATCTTTATTCTTTTCAAATCAAGGTATGATAGATTTTCTAGGAGCTACTTGTGGTGTAGATTTATCAAGACCAAGTATAGAATTAAAAATAAAAATAGCAATGGCAATATTTTTTAATAGAATAACTGACATCCCATCTAACTGGTATAGATCATTAACAGGCAGTATTAATAACCGTATTAGAAGTTTATTAACTTAATAACTATATTGTAAGAAGAAAGGATGTATAAAATAATGCCAACTAAAAAAGATTTAAAAAAATATATAGAAAAATATGGTGATATACCAAAAGATTATTTAGAACGAATCCTTTTTATGCTGGAGTATTTTAATATTACAGATAAGCATTTGAGCAATATAAAGAAAAAAATAAAATCATATAAAGAAAGTAATTGGATATCTATAGATTTAGTTATTCACTTTATACCTAAAGCAACACCTAGAGCTAGAACTTCTAAGTTTGCTAAACATTTTTATGTATCAGATGCAGCTAGTAATAGTAAATTAATGCAGGATTTTGTTATGAAAAATTTACAAGAATATCCGTTGATAACTACGGCATGTAAATTTTATTGTAAAACATATTTCCCAACACCAGTATCACAAATGAGTAAAGAAGACATTATTTTATCAGAATTAAATATAATACATGACTTATCTAAACCGGACTGGGATAATTTGGGAAAAACCTATTCTGATATGATTCAGAAGCATTTAATATTAGATGATTCAACAATTTTTGATGGTAGAGTATTGAAATTCTATTCAATACGTCCAAGGGTTGAAATCCATATAGAATATATGGATAAATATGATTCTAAGTATAATAAGAAGAGAATTGAATCCAGAAAACAATACAAAGATAGTATTGAGAAAATAGAAGAAAAAGGAACAATATAAACCAAGAATAGGGGGAACATTAATTGAATAGTTATGATATTTATGATTCAGAAAATATATCTAAGAAGCTCCAAAGAAATTTACAAAAAACTAAAAAGAAATATGATACTTATGATATATTATGTACAATTTATGATGATTTAGATTATATATATGAAGATGCTAATATTTCAGTTGAATTATCTAGAACAGAATTGTTGGTAATATCAACTAAAAAGAAAAATGGAAAAATGACTGATATAAAAGATTTTATAAATAAAAGATTAAGTGAATTGGTTGATGAAGATGATATTCACTTATTATTTCAAATAATTGCTAATAAAAATAATATTTCTATTTTATGTAAAAGAAAGATAGAACACTGATTTTTTATCAGTGTTCTATCTTATTTATTTTTTGTTTAGCATATTAGTTGTCATTTTTTTAATATCATTATATTTATAATCTTCCAATTTAAGAGTATACATAGTTTCCATTAATGTATATTTTGCTATAGTATCAGCTAATATGAAATCCATGTCAATGCATTCAACTTCATCTGTAGCTAATTTGTCTATATCATTGATTGATTCAGTTATTACATTATATTCATAATCATTTTCATATATATTTAAATCGTTAGTTACATCATCAAATTCATTTATAGTTACACTTTCAAATACTTCTGACATTTCATTTAAATTAGAATCTAATATATCTAATAAATCATTAAATGTATTAAAATAATTCATTTTATATGCAGGTGTACTAGGTATAGCTTTAAATGATTCAAGAATAGCACTAACATTAGATTTATTAGTTTCTACTGCTTTTTTAAGTGTATTAATTTCATATTCATTGTGCATATCATTCATTATATTAGTTAATGATTCTAATACATGCTTCATTTTATATGGTAAATCTAATCCTTCTAATCCAGCATCTTTTTTATTCATTATAGGTATTAGAACTGTTGATCCCATATATTTTTCACATACTTCATTAGCCATATTTAAATTTGATTGTTCATGCAAATTCAATTTATTATCTATTATATTTACACATTCTTCTAATATAGTATCAGAAGATTCTTTTACAGTTTTTTGTTTAGATTTTAATTCTTTTTTCTTAGCACTAATTGCTTTAGAATAAGTTGTTTTTAACCAATCTAAATGTTCTTGATATTGTTTCTTTTCCTCACCTTTTGTAGAATTTACTTTATTAGCAACAATTCTTTTGGCCAAAGGTAGATCGTGTTGCACATATTCAATTTCTTTAACAGTTTTACAACTGTTGACCATTTTTAATAAATTTTTATGCGTTTTATTTATATCTGATGATCCTTTTATCATATTTGCCATAATTCTTCCCATATTTCTAAAAGTAAATCTATATGCATCTTTAGATACTTTAGCTTCTTCAACTATATCAACATCATCAAACAATTCATCATCTAAATCAAAAAATTCGCAATCTTCATTTATAACATTTTTATCCATTTTATCTTTATCGAATTCAGTATCTATTTTTTTAGTATTGTTATTAGAACCTTCTTTAGTGCAAGAAGATTTATCACAATCTTTACCTTCTTTAGCACAAGAAGATTTACTACAAATGCAAGGAGATTTACCGCATTCAGGACATTTTTTATTGGAAGAAGATTCATTGCAAATGCAAGGAGATTTACCGCATTCAGGACATTTTTTATTGGAAGAAGATTTGTCACAGTCTTTACCTTCTTTAACACAAGAAGATTTATCGCATCCAGAACCTTCTTTAGTGCAAGAAGATTCATCGCAAATGCAAGGAGATTTACCGCATTCAGGGCATTTTTTATTGGATTTCTTTTTACTTTCTTTATCTATTTTTTTATCATCTACATTTTTATTTGCTTCTTCCAATATTTCAAGATCATTATTTATCTCATCAATTATATCAGTACATTCTTCAATTATTTCATTTAATAATATTTCATCAATTTCATTATATGGTTCATATGATTCTTTTACTGAAGATTTCTTTTTACTATCTTTTATCTCTTTTAATCTTTTTTCGGCAATTTTGATATATATTTTATTATATCTTACTATATTTTTTAATTGCAGATCAAATTTAAGATCGTCACAAGCCATATTTACTATTGGACCTATATATGGCACACATAAAACACCAAATCTACCGAAATTCTTTAATAATTTTTTACATTTACCTTCATCTATTTCACTACGTTTTTTAAGTTCATTTTCTGCAAATTCAATTGCTTCTTTTGTATCAGTTATGTCCCTTTCAAGTGCAGAAGGTGTTTTATATAATTTTACTAGTCCTTTATAACAAAAACTGCAAAATTTTTCATCTACTTTCAATGCACCATTCTTTATAGTTAATCCTGCTTTTTTAGCACTTTCTGTAAGTCCCTCTTCAACTACCATAAAATCATTAATAGATTTCTGTATTGTTCTAAAATCATGTTTTAAATCATTTAAATCATGCTTAGTTATAGCATTATTAGCTAAATCAAAAAATTTATCTTCACAAGACATAAATGCTTCAGTTATCGCATCTACATTATTTATACCTATATCAGTTGCTCTATCTAATTCATCAATGAAATTATTAAATACATCTTTCATTTCATCATTACAAATGTTATCAGAATATTCATTATCATTATCGTCAATTAATAAATTTTCTAACGATATTTCATCTAAAATATTATAAACATCTTCTTGACTATTTATTTTAGATAAATCTAAAGCATCATAACCTGATTCTAACACTCCTTTATAGTTATTTCTTAATAAGCTATTAAATAAAGTGCCTTCTTCTATATTCACATTAGATATAAATATTTTATTTAAAGCTTCTGTAACTGTTTTTTCATCATTAACTTCTGGATCATCACTTAATTGATTTTCTATTTCTTCCATTAATTCTTCATGTTCAGCTTCTCTTTTCTTTTCGTCTTTAACAACATCAAGAATTTTATCTTTTATTTTATTAGATATTTGATTAATGCCTATAGACTCTTTATTATAATCTAAATTATTCTTTTCATCATTAGTCATATTAAATATTTTAATATCGTTTAAATCTTTTTCTTTGTCATTACATTCTTTAATTTTTCTATCAGCAATTTCAGCTGCACTTTCTTCACAAATATCCATAATTGATTTTAATAAAGGTGATTTAGTTCTGTTATATCCATCAACTAGATATTTATAGCCACCTTTTTCATCTAAAAACTTATGAACACTTTCTGTTATAATAGATGAATTAAATTCTTTAAAATCATCATCTAGATATAAAGCATTATAATATATATCAGCCATTACATTTTCAAATACGCCATCTAATATATTATTTCTCATATCTTTTAGCACTACTGCTTTATTATTATTATTTATAGCATTTTGTATACGAGTTTCTCTATATATTTTTTCACCTTCAGATAATTCAGGTTTTTGAGTTTCTGGTCCTTGAATTATTTTAGCTGTAACTTGTTCTTCAACAACCTCATTTTTCTCAGGAAGATTAAAAACCTTTTTACCATATTTATTAAATTTGGCGTTCATTCCTGTTGAATGTTTTTCAACATTACGATTTGCACCGTCAAATAAATTCATATTCATTAACTCCTTTCTATCTCAATATTATACAATTTTTATTATATTGTTTTTTATTCTAAATCTATAGTTATATTGTGGATATCTATATTTAAAAATTCTGGAATATACGCAATACGATCATCTTTAGATAATGAATCTAAATCAGATTTAGAATTTTCCACACATTGTACGAATGTATTATATCCGTTTATACTAATAAATTTTATATATTTTATATCATCAAATTCATTTTCTAATGCTTGAATTAAATTAGAAATATAAATTCCATTCATACCATTATCATTAACTTCTTCAAAATAATCTTTAATAAATATTTTCATTTCCTCTATAGTTTCAGCTGCAGAATATGAATTAAATAGTGATACTTTGAAATGAATATCACAATTTACAGAATTCAATAATTCTTCAGTACCATCTACAGTAAAGTTATTAGAACGTCCATACGTATTAAAGAATTTCATATCAACTGAATAATTATTAGTTTTATCATATATAATAGAAGTCATATGGTTATATTGATTAGTCAGTTGCTTAATTAAATACATGAACTTTTCATCATTATCCTTAATTTCTTCTGCATTGATTAATGGAACATCTTTTATTAAAGTAAAATATTTAGCTTCATTTAAACGAGTATATTTCATATTAGAACGTAATACATTTAAAGGTTCAACTAAAGTTATTTTATCTTCATACGTTGTGTAACTATTTGTAAGAGTATACTCTTTTAATTCTTCCATATAAGAGAATTTGTGATCAATTACCATATCATCATATCTAAAGAAAGAATATAAAGAAATATCCAAATCAACCATATTTATCATAGTTACAATATCTTTACCTGTATTCATTTCTTTAAGATTACTAACACGTATTTTTTCATATACGTTTACATAATCATCAGTTTCTAGTTTAGTTTCAAATGTATATCTTCTACTTGATACATTATATTCTTTTAATTCAGCGAATGTATAGCCTATTTCTTTACCAGATTTATCTTTTATTGTCATTAGTACTCTTATTCTACCAGTATCAGATCCATCAACATTCACTAATGGACTATTTATATCTTCATCTGTGGCACTCATTACGAATTTTAAAGTATATGCGTTTTCACCTTTTAATGCATTTCTAGATATATAAATATAGTTACATATAAATTGCACTAATGATGTATTATTTATATAATCATATTCTAATGCAACTTTATCATTACGTGAGTTTAAATAATAGCCAACAACACCACCTTTAGATACTGTCATTAAAAATGGATTTGTATAAATATATTCTTCATATAATTTATAATCATCATAAATTTTATTACCTGTAATACGAACTTCATTTCTACTATCTGCATTATATATAAATATATTCCCTGGCTTTAATATATGACGTCCAGTTTGTGAGTATTCTAAATCATATTCTTCTGGATAAATTTTAGCATTTAATGTATTAGTTTTATAGATGTAATCATTTTCATCACGAATTATTGCAAATGCACTAAATAGTCTATACATAACATCATCACGTTTTTTAATAAATATAACACGTTGATTATATTTATATTCAAATGAATTGAAATGACGCATTAAATCTGCTTCAGTGGTATATGATGTAACTGTAGCAAAATTATCTGTATTTATTCTCTTTAATTGCTCTAGTGTTGGTTTAGAACGTCCATCTTCTGATGGTGTTTGAGGTATAGCCAATAGTGGAACAGACGCATTGTAATCATATATACTGTCAGATGCTATATATACACTTACATCATCACCTGTATATAAATCAAAATTTGCTTTTGCACCATCAGTTGTCCAATATTTTATTAATATTTCTGAATTGTATTCTGGTTTAAAGTAATTTTCTTTAGTTGAAAATGATAATTCAATAACACCTTCATCTTTAAAACTATAAAAACAAAATGGTGTTTTTAAAGGTCTTGAATTTACTAATCGTTTACTTAATTGAACATATTCTTTTGAAGCATTAGTTTTATAAAACACTTCAAAATTAGCTAATTCACCACTATAAGTAAAATCAATAGTTGGCACATTAAGTACACTATTGTCAATTATTGTAGTTGTGGCTTCACCATAATCAACTTGACGTACAACTACAGCTAATGCTAGATATTTGGTTCTAGCATAATTTATTCGTTTAACTCTAATAAAAGGATTTACCACATTACTTAATGAATTATTAAATGTTTTATCATATGAAGCAGTAAATATATAATCCCCCTTATATGGTTTTACAGTTATTTTAATATTATAATCTAATTTAAATCTATATCCTCCTAATTGTACATAAGTATTTTCATCTATAATATAGGTTTTAAAATTATTATTATTTGATTTAGAATAACGTAAAATATCTTGTTCATTAATTAAAAGCACTGTAGTCATTTTTGCAGGTTTTGCAAACACGTCTTCATTACCAAAAATTGCAGCATGATTATATATTGTAGATGGAAATTGTGCTGTATTAGGAAAAATTTCATTCATCAATAATGGTACCGTATTAAACATATCTTCTGTTGCATTTGCATATAAATCAGTTATATAACCAATAGTACCTAAATTATATCCATTAACTAATTCTTGATCAAAATATTTTGGAGCTATGTTATTTATAGCAAAATCTTTTATATCATAATTAGATGTATATTTTTTTGACAATTTTATCACTCCTTTCTATTTTAAGTAGGTCTAAACTTCAATTTATAAACAAGATTTCCTTTAGCATTTTTACCTGAAATTACAAAAGGAGCACCAGCCCAAGTTTGACCCATACCTAAATTTTTATCTTCATATGTTTTTAAATATTGTGCATTAGCATAATTGGATGATAATGCATTAAATTCAGCTAAATGTGTTGGATCTAAATCACGTTTAAAACTATATACATATTTTATATTTAATTCTGGCATTTTAGTCATTGTGTCTTTATCCCATGAGAATGTACTAGATGATGTATTTGTAGGAAATACCCCAGTAAATTTACTCCAGAATAATATAGTTTCACCATCTGGACCTAATAAGAAGTAATATAAAGCAACTGCATAATCTAATACTTTAGTTTGCTTATATTTAAATTTAGGTGAAAATTCACCTCTGGAAACTTTTGATATATAATCAACCCATGCTTTATTCATTTTATAAATATCTACATTATAGTCATCAATATAATTTATTGAAATTTCTCCTGCAGCTTTAGATTCAATATCATTTCTACCATAGAATATTTTATAACCAGTATAAGTTTCACCAGCCTCTAGAGTTTTTATATATTCATCTGATACTTCGAATGATTTTGGATTATTTGAAATCATAGGATTGAATTGATGTTTATTAGTTGCATATTTAGTTAGATATTTAAGTAAGTATGGCTGATTCTTATATAAAAATAAATAAAATGGATCTGAACTTGCTTGAGTTTGTAATTCAGAATTTGATTTCATTATATTTAAATCAGGTCGTGTGAAAAATATTTTAGTGTGCGTTTTCATTAAATGATAATCTGGAAAAGCAATATTCCATCTATTAAATTGTGTAAACATTTGTGTTATAACACTATCTGTATTATTTGATCTATTTGGATTACCAATGCTCATATTTTTACGTATTTTTATCATCATATCTGAAATACTATCATCATTATCACTAATATAAACTCCACCTTTACCACTGCCAGTATTACTTTTCATTCTACCATCTAAAGTAGTATCATCTTCAGTACCATATTTAAATATAGTTTCTTTAGACATATTTTTATTTTCTGTATAATTATTTTTCTTTTTTTCTTTCTTGGTAGGTAAATCTTTTACTTTTTCAGTCTTCTTTTTAGTGTTAGCTTCATAGTCTTTAGTTATTTTAAAATAACTAGTTGATGATGTTTTTTTATAATCATTTTGTGCAATCCATGTATTAGTACCTTCGATTCTATACCATTTTTGTCCATTTTTAGTTGTAGTTAATTTATCAACAATAGCTTTATCTCCGTTTTTCATATATCCTACTATTTTATAACTTATATTAGGACCTGAACGAATATGAAGTCTGGCGTTACCAGTTGTTACTTGTATTTGTTTACGCATCAACCAACACCTCCTTTATTAATTTTTCATATGATATTATTCTATTGTTTCCCTTCTTAAAGTTTTACTAATAACAAGGCATATAAATAATTTAGAAAACAATAAATTAAATTAAGAATAAAAAACAAAGGAGTTGAAATAAATGGGAGTATTAAAAGATATAAGCGGTGCTATAAAAGATATATCTAGTATAATAAATCCTGCTGAAATTGGTAATGCAATTAGAGATGTGAGATCAACATCTTTATCTCGTAAAGGAGCAGAAGGAACACTACAATTTCCTAATTTAGTATCAAGAGCAAATGATATAGATGTTGCTATTATGATTAATAAAGCATTAGAACGTCAATATGCTGTTTTTACACAAATTACAATATCAATGAATCCATATTTAGATTTATCTAAAGACGGTGATGTAAATTCATATTTAAGACGTTTTCATCAAAATAGTAAAAAAGGATTTTTAAATACTATAGGTGATTTAACATTAGAAGATAATGCTTCAGTATTAATGAATGATGATGAATCGTTAGAAGCATTATTTATTGTAGCTGAAGGATCAAGTTCAAAAGCAATTAAAGATAATAAAGATAATCTTTATTGTACGATGGATTATATAAATGAAAATTGTTTAAATGATTTATATACTCCAAAAGATCCTAAGGTTAATTTTAAGAATCCAAATTTAACTAATTTCTTTAATAATAGATTATTTGATGAAGCAGAAATAGTTACTGAAGCTAAAAGTAAAAATAAACAATATAAAAATGATTATGATTTAAAACTTAAACAATTTAATCATAAAAAATCAATTGATAGTGCAAATACCTTATTTAATAAGGAAAAATTTATACATCAAAAAAATCAAGATGCGTTGAATTATAATTTAAAAGATTTGCAATTTCAACAAAAACAAACACAAGATGACTATAATAATGAATTTAAAGAAAGACAATTCCAACATCAACAAGATCAAGATGCTATAAATAATGAATTTAGAGAACAACAACGTCAAGATCAAATAACAAGAGATAATGATAATATAGAATTACGCCAACGTGAAATGAATGTTAATAATATGGGTAATACAAGTGTTAAAATGAGTGACAGTGATTGCAAAAAAGCAAATGAATTAGTTCCAACAACATTAGCTGTAACTTTAAATGTTAAAGATGAAGGTAATTTTGGAGGTTCTATTAATTTTGTATTAGGAATAAAAACTGTAATGCACCCTATAACTTCAGATGAAATGATTAGAAACCTTGTATTAGCATGTAAAAATAGTTCTAGTTTCTTTAAATTTATAAAATGGACTACAGGAGAAATTAAATTTGTAAAAGATTTACTTTTAAATATAACTGATATAAGAACAGATGTTTTGAATACTATGTCTAAAAAAGAATCAGGTTGGTTTACTGCTTTAAAAAAAAGAAGACTTACATCTGGATTTAAAAGAATGGTAACTAGAAAAGGGTTACTACCTAATGCATCAGTTACTGTAACTATGGATGAAGTTCAAATAATACGTAGTCAATACGGATATGATTTAACTGACCCTAAATTAGTTATTAAAATAATGCAAGAGTATTTCTTATTATCATTTGTAATAGTTGATTCATCTCAAGAATTAGCTATGTTTTTATTTGATGGTGAAAATCATTTCCAAACAATGTCTTTCACAGGATTAGAAAGAGAAAATAATAATAAAAATGATTTTAAAGAAATATATAAATTAATAAATAGCGGTAGAATATAGAGGAAGGAGGATGAATGTTTATGCTATTAAAAAATCCTTGTTTTAGAATAATAGAAGAAAATTGTGTTGATTATAGAGAAAGACAAGAATTGTATCAAGTTTTAGAAACTAATGCTCAACAAATTGGCGAAAGAATGATATCAAATTTATATGGAAATACATTGATGAAATCTGATATAGATTTTGGTGATATACCTGCATCTAAAGGTAATATAGAAAATTGTAGTGCATATCCTGTAATAACTTCAACATTATCAGTATTATCATCATTGGCTAGACAATCAAAAACTAATATACCTGAAGTAGTTACAATTGAAAAATCAATAACTTATATAAAAACGCAAAGACATAATTTTGAAAAAGCATTTAAAATGCAATCAGATGCATTAATAATGTATTATAATGCATTAGTTTATTCATGTATAGAGGCAACTTCAATAGTGTTAAGTAATTATGTCGATTATATTAAAAACCCTAATAATATAAAAATGATAATTAAAAAGAAATCACAAAGTCATTTGACTAATAAAATATGTATGCAAAATTTAAATTCATTTAATAAGAGTTGTAGAGATGGTAGCTTTAATAAGTTATCACAACAATTACTTTCAGGCAATATATCAAAAAATATAGAACCTACTATATCTACAGAATCAGTAGGTGCTATAGCTATGGGTGTTGGTATAGCTATGAGTATAATACCATTATTGCGAACTATAATATATTATTTTTATTATTCAAGAATGAAAATATCTAATTTCTTAGAACAACAATCATATTTTCTTCAATTAAATGAAGCAAATATAAATTCTTCAATAATTGATGCTAAAAAGAAAAAAGAAGTTTTATCTAATCAAAAAAACTTAATTAAAAAATTTGAAGATTTATCAGACAAAATAAGAATTAATGATAAATTGACAACAAATAAAGTTGACAGTCAATTAAAAAATGAAAATAAGAATTATACACTAAGTAATATTCAAAATGATATTACTGGTGGACTTATATAAGGGGGTGATGAATCTTTTATGGATATAAAAAGTTTGATTAAAGATACTAGAGAAATATTAAGTTTAAACAAACGTAATGATGATCAAGTTATATTATCAGATAGTGATAATGATGTATTATTAGAAAATGTAGTATATGATTATAGACAAAAATCATTAGAAATATTCGGTCAAAAATATATTGATGATATATTACTTGAAGAGATGATATTTGATGATTCTAATATAGAAAATTTAGAAATTATTGAAGAATCTGTTATCGAATCATTAAAAAATTTAAAAAATAGTGTTGCAGAAAATATTAAAAATTGTGGAAAAAATTTAAAGAATGGATTACAAATATAATAAACTCAATAAAAAAATTATTTGTGAAAGAAAAAGAAATAAAAATTGAAGTAGAAGTACCAAAAGTAAAAGTAAATCATGAAGGAATAAAAAATGCAATGGATGAAGCTGATAAAGTGATGAAGAAAGTAGAAGCTAATGATAAAAAAATTAAAAAAATTGCATATTCAAATGATTTAAAACAGATAAAATTAAAAGAAAATAAGAAATTTGTGTATGATAGTTTTAAAGAAAAAAGCAATAAAATAAAATTCACTTCTTATTTATATAAATTAGATGGAGATAAATTTATGGATTTTGCTGAAAAAATAGGTCAAGAAGGTGAAAAATTAGTTTATGCTGATGATGATGCATACGAATCTTCATCATTCCATAATGTTAAAGGTCAAGATGTTAGAGATGCAGTTATAAAAATATTACCTGGATCTCATACAGCATCTAATCTAAATGAACATCTGCTAGGAGATTATGATGTTGATGAATTATATAATATAGCTTTTGATAGTCAAAATATAGTTTCAAATGTAGTTGGAATTAGAACATATTATGATAAATGGTTTTCAAAAACTATTAATGAAGTTAATCAAAGTGATGATGATAAGAAAATAAAACGTATTAGTGATGTTTGTAAAGAAAGTATGAAATATGTAACTATGATTATTAAAATATTTGTAAGTGAATATAGAGCTGCCGCTATTACATGTAGAAGAATTTTATTAGCTGGTGTTAGATAAAAAATATATACAAGAGGAGGTGTGATAACCACAATGAATATTCGAGATATTATTGAAGAATCATTTGATGATTTGAAAAATAAAAAATATTATAATAATACTGAAGAATATTTTTTAGAATCTGAATTGGATGAAGTTATTTCTGAATCATATATTGATGATGCGATTAATGATTTTAGAAAAGATATGATTAAATTAGAAAGTGATTTTTATATAAATAGCATAATACTAGAAGAATTAACTTATGAATCAGATAATTATGAATTAATTGAAGAATCTATTATTGATTCAGGTAAGTCTTTTGTGTCTAATGTAATTGAAAAAGTTAAAGAATTATGGAGAAAATTTAAATCTTGGATACGTAAAATAATAGATTCAATCAAAAGCTTCTTTTCAAAAGAACAAATAGCAGAAGATATAAAATCTGAATCTAAAGAATCTGAAAGTAATAATAAACAATCAGAAACTAAAAAAGTTGAAACTAAAAAAGTTGAATCAAATCAATCAAATACGGATTCGAAAACAAAAAAATATAATAATACAAAAACTAAATCTGAAGCTATGAAAGGAACACATAGATCAGTATTAAGTGCAAAAGAACATAATGCTAAACAATATGATATGACAGATATTAAATTAAACCTTAATTATCATATAAAGAAAGCTACAACAGTACGTTTTAATTCATATATGTATAATATAAAATTTGCAGAATTTAAAGAATCAATACTAGATATAATCTCAATAGGTGAATCAATCATGGGTCAATATAAATGGAGATATAATTCAGAAGGAAATGAAATGGTTGATGATAGAAAGAAAAGAATTGTTAAATTTAAAGAATATATTGAAAAGAAAGTAGGACACTCAGCAGGTAGTGATATATATACACCTTGGAAAGTATACATTAAAAGTTTGGTAAGAAATGATAAAATAGAAAATCATGGAGTTGAGGATTTTAAACTAGAAACAATAAAAAGTATTGCATTTGATTCTTCTGATTATATGAAACAAATAAGAGATTTAGAAAAACGAGTTGACAAAGTTTTCTCAAATTGTATTAATGAAATGACTCAATTTGAAAAAGAGATGAATAAACTAGATGAAAAAGAAGCTAATCGATTTGTAACCGCATATAAAGATACGATAACTACTACAATGAAATTTGCAACTTCAGGAATTAAAATATTTACAGCAGAATATAGATCTGCTTCTAGAGTATGTAGAAAAATAATTAAAGCATTAATGAAAAAATAATATAATTAACACTTATAAAAACAACCTAATAGTAAAAAGATAAAAGATAAATATTAAACAATAAAATAAAAATAATGAAGAAAATAAGGAGGTTTATAATAATTATGGATATAAGAGAATTATTAGAACAAAGAAAGAGAGAACTATATGGTGAAACTTCATCAGACTCTGAAGTTACACTAGAAAATTTTGGTGATGTATCAGATGAAATGGGTACAGAAATTGAAGATTTAGGAGATTTGACTGTAGACGATGAAACTGAAACTTCAATGGAAAGCAGCGAGTATTTTACAGATACAGAATTAAGAGATATAGAAATTGAAGCATCTCAAATAGAAGATCCAGATGCATATATCAGCCAAGTGATAGAAGAAAGCACTACTGATATATTAGAATTTGTTGGAGAATCATATATAAATGACTTAATTTTAGAAGATGCTTTATTTGATTGTGAAACAGCTGAAGATTTAGAAATTATTGAAGAATCAGTTAAAGAAAAAGCTGTAAATTATAAAAATTCAGCTATATCAAAAGTTAAAGGTTTATGGGCTAAATTTAAAGCTTGGGTTAAAAATCTTTACCAAGTTATAAAAAATCAATTTACATCAGGTGAAAATTTAGTTAAAAAATATAAAGGACAAATATTAAGTGAATATAAAAAAAGAGGATCTAAAATAAAAGTAAAAACTTATAATTACAAATTTAATACTAGTTCTATACAAACTGCAGTTTCATCATTAGAAATTGCATTTGAAGAATTAGTTGGAAAAAATAAAAAACTTGATAAAGAAGAAACATCTAAAACATTTGCTGCTAATAGTGGTGCTAAATCAACTAAAGGTAAAGATCTTAGAGCATATGCTGCAAAATGTGTTAGAGATGGTGAAAAGAAAGAATATACACTTTCTCAACTTGATATAAACAGTATTATAGATATAGCAGGAAATGCTAAATCAGCAATAAAACCTTTAAAAGAATTCCAAAAAGCTGAAGAAGATTTCTTTAAACAAAGAATAAATGAAATTAAGAATACAGACTTTAGTGGAAAAGTATATGATGGTAAACCTTATGTAGCAGGTGAAACTAATACTAAAGACGAAGGAAAAGCAATAATTTCTTCTCAAGTTAGTGCAGCTAAAAGAGGTATGAGTATAGGTTCTACTTTAATTAAATCTTATATTTCTGAATTAAAATCTGCTAATAGAGCTTGTTTAGCAATAGTTAGAAAATTATTAAATCAATCTTCTACAGGCGGAACAACTGAAACAAAACTTCATAAAAAATTGAATAAAGAACAATAAATAAAAAAAGATACCTTCAAATAATATATTTTTTGAAGGTATCTTTAATAAAATTATTTTGATAAAAAGGTGGTGAATATAATTAATGTCGATTTCAGAAAATTTATATAATTCAAATTTAGAGCTTAAAAAAATTATTCATCATAATAAAACATATGAAATTCCATTAAATGATATAATAAATGATGTTAAAGCTGTTATAATTGAAAAATATAATACAATAAATTTATCTGATGCTTCAGAAGATAATATTAATTCATTAATAGAAAGTATTATAATTAAACAAGAACAAATTAGAGATTCAATTGTAAATGAATCATTTAAACCAGGCAAAGCATATCAGCATACAAATGGTGAAAAATTATTAATTCATGATTATGTTGATACGTATTATTATGGTAAATGTTTATTAGCTGAAACTGATAAAGCTAACTATAAAGTGGTTGGTGATAAAGAAGAAAATTCAAGTAATTTTAAAGAAATTCCAATGTGTGATTTTATCAAATGCGAAAAAGATATAGATGTAGACAGGGTTTTTATTCCAGACGATGAAGATGAATCATTTAATAGTACTGAGGAATGTTTAGATTATGAATTATATTTATTAGATAAGACTTATTATGATATAGAAAATATAATATATGAATCTTATAAATGCTTATATCAAGATGAAGAAAACTATATACAATCATTGATAGATAATATAGTATTAGAAGCAGATAATGTAGAACGAATTAAAAAAACTGGTGTTGTTAAAGGTGTTGCTAAAGCAGGTGTATCTGTTGTTAAAGGTGCAACTAAAATGTGGGAAACATTATTAAATTTTCTTAGAAAAATAAAAGAAATGTTTTTATCTAAACATAAAAAAATAACTGAACGTGATGCTGAATGGTTAAAAAATAATCATGATGCTTTATTAAATATGAACACAAATGGTGTAGAAATAAATATACACTCTGATTACAATCGTTCATATGAACAAGGTAAAACTCATTTTATTAATTTTAAAACTGTAATAAATAATCAATATAATAATTTTAAAGATTATGACTCATTTAGAAAATCTTTAAAAAAATTCTGTGATCAAAATGATGATTTAAAATCAGGGTTAACAAATTTATATAGAACTGGTAAAACTAATTCACAATATTCTATACAAACAATAGCTGGTGGTGGTGTTAAAAAAGTAATAGGACCATTAGTAAATTTCTGTGAATCATTTATAAATGCATATGGTGATATTAATAAAGAATTAAAAGAATCAGAAAATTTTATTATGAGATTAAAACGTGAAAGTGATGCTAGAAATGTTAGTGTTAAAGAAGGATATTGTTATATAGAAGAGTCTTATTATTCTGATATGGATTTAGCCTTATTTTATGATTTTAATGCAGTATTAGAAGCAGATGAAAATACTAATAATAATAATAAAACTGAGACTTCAGTTAATCAAAAAACTGACAATAATGATAATAAAAAAATAGAAGTTAAACAGCGAGATGAAATAAAAAATACTACAGATAAAATGTCTGACAATCAATTAAGTTTTTATAATAAGGTATGTAGAGATAAGAATACTGGTATAACTACATTTATGTCAGCAATGGAGAAGAAATATTTTGAATCAATTAAAATATTAAGAGGGCTACTTAATGCGAATAATAAAAACGAGGAGAAAAAATAATGTGTTGTAACAGATTAAGAAATAAAGAATAAGCATTAAATGCTTATTCTTTATTTGTATTTTGATTATTATTACTATTATATAAAAATTCTGTATTTGTATACCCTTCATTAGTCATAAATAAATCTTCTGATTCATAATCATTCCAATCACTAAATCTATCTTCATCTCCAAATTCATTAACTTTATCGTTTTGCTTTTTAAAATTACATATAGTAGATGAATCTAATTCTTTACCCATTTTAGTTAAAGTTGTTAATACTTTTGATATTCTATAAGTACCACCATATGCTTCATTTAACTCTGTGTTTTGAAATATTAGTTTAAAACATTTATTTGGTGCTAATAATTCTACATCAACGTCTTTTAATACAACATTAACATCATATTCATTTTCAATTAATCTCATCTTTCTACTATTTTTAGCATATTTATTATTAAATTTTTGGATTTGAATATTAGTTTGGGATTTACCTCTTTGCTTTAAATCTTCATCTATATATGATACTGAACCACTTTTAGAATTAATTAATACTGTTTTATTGCCATATACTGCATTAGCAACAACTGATTTATTTTTAATATCAGTAGATTCTGTATTTGTAAATATATTGTTTTTTTCTTCTTCTTCATCAATCATTTGACCTGCTACTAAGTTGTAGTCAGATTTTTGACTAAAGATATAAATATTTGTTATTTGTTTTTCTTTTGGACGCCATGCAGTACAATATGCACTTTTATCTATAAAATAAATAGTATTAAAATCCATAAAAAATAATAAACCTTTATTATAAATACCTTTAATTTCTTGTAAATAATTGAATGTTTCAATAACATTCATTACGGGACATAGTAAATTTGATATTTTTGATTTATTATTAGATGGAGTCATTAATACATTTTTATTTAGTCCAGTATATCTTAATACATATGCAATAATATCATTCATTTTACCTGATTCTATACATAAATTTAAATCTTTATTTCCTGAGTTAATATAATCTTCAATAAATAATGCAAAGTCATATACATCTCTCATATCCATAGGATTACGAGATTGTTTATCAGTTTTATTTAATTCTTTAGTCATATCTACAATATCTTGTTCCATTATTGGATTTTCATCTATTATATGAGTACAGAATGTTTTATTAAAAAATGTATCAAAATATAAAAATTTGCTTTTAGAATTGTAATAGTTTTTATTTATTTTTATTATAAATTTAACTGTATCTTTTTCTTGAATCACTTGTTTGTATTCAAGTTGAGTTAATGCTATTGACACATTTAAAACAGGAGTGTATAAAGAATCATAATCATATTCTAGCAATATTTCAGATACAAATGCTGGTTCAACATCAATAGTTTTATCTTTTAGCACTATTGAGAATGTATCAACTTTATATTTAACATATTCAACTTTGGTCATTAAATCTTGTAGTTCCATAATATCACCTCTTTATTCGGTTGTTTTTATATTTCAAAAAAATAAATGGTGTGCTTTCACACACCATTTATTCATTAAAGTTGTTTCATTTTAACTAATGCGTCATAACGCTTAGTTGTTTTCTTAATTATTTTTCCTACAACTTCAGCATCATCTTCATCTAATTCTTGACACATACCTCCACTTACCATTATTATGTCTATATAACCAACATTTTTCATATCAGCTTCTTTTAATACTTCTTTGAATTTTTTGAATTTAGTTTTCTTACATTTAAATTCGCAAAATTCTTTTTGTTCTGTATTACTCACTAATACGATTTTGTCATATATTGTGAATTCTTTCTTTGTCATATCTTCTAATACAGTATCTTTAAATTTTTGTATCATCTTTTGATCATCAATTCTAATGATCACTTTTTGTATAAACATATAATTGTTTAAAAATTCATTTTTCTTAAATTTTCTAAAACCTTTCATAAATATTACCTCCATATTTTTAATTTAAAATAATTTTATTTTGTTATTTTTATATTTACAACAACTTAGAATTTCTAATAAGTTTAAAGGTTGATATATAAAATACTCATCATTTAATTCTTTAAGTTCTTTGTTATCAAACTTATCTTTTAATTGAATGATTATATTATGCTTTTCAACTTCTTTTATTTTTTTATATTGAGTATCTAAGTCAGTGCAAATATAATTTTGAAATACTTGTTCTTGCACACTATCTTTTAATATCTTAGATAATATAAATATATTGTTTACTTTATCTGATATTAAACCAATGTCTTTACCTTTTTGAATACCTTTAATTATAGTTTTAAAACCCATACCTTTTATCTTATTTAAAGAACGTAATTCATTCCCCATTATAGATAACATAAAAGGTATTATATTATAATTAATATCATATTCACCAGGTAACATTTTTTCTTCAATGCTCATCATATCTATTATGTTTCCTTTATATAATATATAACTGTTTTTTTGTTTAGGACGCAAGACATAATAATCCTTTAAACAATATTGATAGTCATATCTATCAGTTGATACAATGAAGTTATTTTTACTTTTGTTTTCATTATGTGAGTCTATAATCATAGGGATTAATGAAGGTTCAATATTACCACTTTCGATTAAATAAACACCGTCGATATATTCTAGTATAGTTTTAAGTAAAGATAAAGAATCTTCTATAATATTTCTTAAACCTATATTAACATTACTTTTAAACATTTCTTGATAATTATGTCTATAATCTGGTTTTACATCATTATTTATATAATTTACATCAAATGGATAACCCATAAATATATAAACTTTACAATAAACTTTTTTAGATGCAAAATATAATCTATAATGTGATGCTAGATTAAATACATAACTTATAAATTCTAATATTCTTTCATTCTTTTTAATTCTCAATTCATTATCTATATTAGCATGAATTATTCGTCTAAGTAATGGTTCAAGATTTATATATAAATAATTATCTTTAGATAAATCTATATTAGAATTCGAAATAAATTTATTTAATATTTCGAATTTTATTTTGTACATATTAAAGAAAACTTCCATAAACTGTATCACCTCTTGTTATATAGTTAATATGGAAATTATTCTATATTAATTCTTAACTTATTATCATAATTATAGTCAAATCGTTTTTGTCTTTTTTCCAATGCATTTTGCAATGCACTTATAGAACCATAATCTTCATTTAATAATAAATCAACCAGTGCATCAGCCTCTTCATCACTTAAAGAAATACCTTTACCCATTATTTCTTTACTTATATTCATATTTCTGATATCTATGCTTGGTTGATTATCATTCCATGATATTCTAGCAACTGATTTAGACCAATCACTTGATGGTGATTCCTTTACGGAACCTAGAAATTCTATGACCTCATAATTATAATCATCTTTATTTACTCTTGCCATATTATTACCTCCTTTATTATAAAGTTTTGTTTAAAAAAATTAAGAGAATAGAATTCACTATTCTCTTAATTTTTAGTCTACCATTTTCTACTTAATTTTGCTAAAGTTTTTGATGCACTATCATTGTCTGATTCGAATGAACCATTAGTTCTTAATGTCTTCCAAACTATCATTACAGACTCACCTTTTATACGTTTTGCTTCTGTGATATTTAATTGGTGTTTTCCAGGTTTTGCTAATAACATTAAACCTAACACTTTAAATATATCTAGTAAGCAAACAACTTGGTTTCCTTGTAGGTGTAATTTTACTTCTTTTGTCATTGGTTTTAATAATGCAGTCAATTGTTGATCTGGATAATATAAACCGCTATCCATTTGTCTCTTTAAGAAATCTGCAACATCTCTATTATTGTTGCTTGTTCTTATACATTTTGAGTGTTTGTTTATAAATACTCCGACCATAACTTCTGGTCTTTTTTCATTTCCTGTTACAGAACATTTTACGAATACATCATTTATTCCTTGTTTTTTGAACAAGTTATAAACGAAACTTTCAACTTCACTACTTGTTATACTGTAAATTACTCCTATTGGGTCTAGAGACACTGCCTTACTTAATAACCCATTTTCAATATTTGTATTTGTATTATTATTCATATATATTACCTCCAAATTTTATTTTATTTAAATATACGTTTAAACGTATATTTATTTTTATTCATCTTTATAATATATAATTATTTTTTTGTGGATTTCATATTTATTTGTTAGCATATCTAATTAACATTGCAGATATTTGTTCAATATTTCTATCCCAATGACCATCAGTACAGTAAGTTGTTTTCATTTTAGCAGGAGTATTCATTCCTTTTGCAAAATAGTTTTTTGTAATAAGATTACACCAATAATCTAAGCAATCTGCAAGTGTATCAAATTTTTTAGCACAATTAAATGGATCCCAGTCATATGCTGCTATACCAAACATATTATTTTTAGCTTTACCTATATGAGATTCACCTAAGTGAGATTCATTAACTGCACAAGCGATCATTATTATTGCATTAATTCCATATTCTTTTTCACAAATTAAAAATGTTAATTCCATACCTTTAACACGAGGGTAATTTGCAACCATCTTTTTAATATCAGATAAATCGGCATTTGAAGGTTTATCCATTGTCGTACAAAAATCACCTTCACGTTTTTTAGTATATTCTGTATATTCTTTTTCAGTTAATACAGCTTTCTTTTTTATAAAACCTTTATCTATTTTATAATAATCATCAACTGATTTAAGAATTTTAACTTTTTCATATGCATCTAATTGTCCGACAACTTTTTTATTCTCTCCAGTTGAATCATAAATATTAAAATATCTAGCATCTGCAACTATCATTTCAGTAGCCACTACACTCTTTTTAGATTTTTCTACATTTTTAACTTGTATTTCTGTTTGTGTAACATTATTTTTTTCATGTGAATGCTTTATAAGTTCATCCACTTCCATCGGTCTTGAAGATCTATTTCTTGAACGTATTTCTTGTATTTTTTGATGTCCATGAGTACCACTGAAAGCATCGGGTACAGCATATACCATTGATGAAGTACCAATTGCCATAAACATAACAATTGATACTATTTTTAGCATTAATTTGTTTTTCATACTCAATCGCCTCCGAAAATTATTATTTACTTATATGTTCAGTATATATATAATATGTAATAAATGAAGATAAGTTAGGATATCCTAACTTATCTTATTTAAAAAATCTTCTATGCTTGAATCATTTTCAGTTTCTTCAATTATTATTTTCTTTCCTTTATTATCCCAAAATTTATCTAAAGGGATTAGGAAGAATTCATTAACACTAGTTTCTTTTTTACTCATTAAATATAAATTATCATTTACATAAACAAAGTCACCTAGCATAGTTTTATTTGATGGAAAATATACCGAATCATTATTATCAGAAAGATTCTTTTTTAATCTAAAATAATCAATATCTGATAATTTAGTATCAATTCCATATTTCTGCTTCATTCTTTTTAATTGATTCATTATTTCAGTTAATTCATTCTTATTAAAAAATAAATCTAATTTATCCTGTGATGAAATATAATCTTCATATGATTCTTTTACAATACTATTACCAATAGTTATACCAAAAAGTTCATCTATTTCTTCCATAAGTTCTCTCTTTTTTTCATCAACTACAAATTCACTTATATCAATTGATCCTTGTTGATCGTTATTTTCTTCTACAAATACATATCCTTTATCTAAAAATTTTAATATATCATTTGATTCTAATACTTCTACAGGTTCATTTATATTAAATTCATTAAAGGCTTTTTTAATATTAGATGCTAAGATATATCTTTTAGATAATGGACAATTATTGAAATTTTCTATAACTGAAAATACATCATATCTATCATTCATATCATATTCTCTACTTAAAGGTAATCCATACATTATTCATCACCACCTTCAATTTTATGAAAATCTTCTACTGATATTTTTGAATTGAAAAGCTCATCTGATACATTTTTAAGTAATGCATTTATACCATTATTTTTATTCCAATTTAAATATGAACCTATATTATTATTTGAATCATTAATCAATGATACATCATTATCAGTTCCGAATTTTATAATGGTTGTGTTATCATCATATTCTAAATTTTCAGTAATAACTTGCATTACAGTATTTTTTCTTTTAAGTTGTATACTATCATCTATTGTTATTGAAGATATATCATCCATCATTCCAAATATTCCTCGTTGAATATTATTGTTTATAGCAAATGTTATATTATGAGCATATTCATTTACTGGTTCTAGATTTTTACTATATTTATTTATTTTTAGATCTAATTCTGGAATAGCTACACGACATATCCATGTTTCTATTTCTTTAACAGCATTTATATTTTTAAATTCAGAATAATTATTAGTGTACTTAATACCATTTAAATAACTCGTTAGTGCTTGTAAATCGCCTTTCATTGCTTTAGCATCATCAATATCATCTACTCTTGAAATACCTTTTAGGAAATGTTGTTTAAAAGCATTCACATCCCTCTTATATTGCTCTTTAGATTTTATATCATCATACTTAGATGATATTATTGAGTTTAATAAAGGAAAACATACATAAGATTCAGTCACATTAAATTTTTCAGTTACTGGTTCATAAGATTCTCCTATAACATCAACTAATTCATCTAATTGTCTAACATTTTTAGCATATTTCCCGCTTCTTTTTAATGTTTTCATAAAGAATACAAAGCAATCTTTTATATCATCACTGTGTTTATTATAATATCTTTTAGTACTCCTATACATTGATTTAACCATAGAAGTACCCATTATAATCATTGGTTTTCCTATAAATCTTTCAGGGTTAAAGCATAAGAAAATTTGCATACCTTCAAGTATATATAAATTACCATCTCCTGCGACTCTATTTTCAAGCCAATCTAAAAATTTAACACATTCTGTATTAAATCTTGGATCTTCAAAATTAGGAAATCCTTCAGGATCTTCATTATCTAAATATTCTAATATAATAGGATTAATTTTAGTTCTATTTATTTTATCTAATTTATTACGATATTTTGCTTTTAGAGTTGATGTTATAGCATCAAATTCTAAATTTTCAGCATTATATTTTTCAGCATATTTTTTTATTATAGTACTTTTACCAGCTCCACTTAATCCAGTTATAAATAGAATATTATTTTCTTTACCAAATTTTTGTATATTGAATTCTAAGTTATCCTTAGAAAATACATAACCTTCTTCTATTGGTTCACAACCATTTAATTTTAATATATCAACATCTGACACATAACTTTCATTTACAGCCTTATTAACTTCTTTATTCATTTTAGATTTAGAAGATGAATTTATATTTTTACTTTTTATATCTTCATCTAATATTATCTTAGGTATTTTTTCATAATCACCATATTTCTCTACATATTCTTTACTTATTCTAAAAAATTCAAATAAATTATAGTAGTTTTTATTAGTTAATTTTATATAATGATTTATTTTTTGAGTATGCATCACTTTGTCTTTTAGTTTTTCTTTTTCTTTATCTACATCTTGTATTTTATGGTGCATATTAGGATTATCTCCACCATCTTTAACTTCTATTTCAAGTCCTAATGACATTATATAAAAATCAGGAATGTAAAAATGTTTCTCACCTTCATATACATAATAATATGTGTGTGGTGATGGTGAAACTATATCAGATGGATCCCAATCAAAAAATAAATCCATCGTTTTTAAGAAGTCTAATTCATAAGAACCAACATATGGTTTATCAACACCTTTAAAATTATATACACCTGATATACTTCTATTCATTAACATTTTACGTTGATGATCAGGGTCATTCAATAAATTAACTTTACCATATACACCGATCATTCTTTTATCAACAATTTCTTTATATTTAATCTTACATGCAGGGTCATTACAAAATCTATTATATTTTTTAGTCTTTTCATTAAAAGTTGTAGGTTGTTTACACATTACACAGTTACCATGTTCTCTACCAGTTTTAAGATAATAATAAAAATGTGCAGTAGACATATCTGGTGGTATTTGTGCAGAATGTTCTTCTTCTAAATGTGAATACAAACCTTCTAATGAAGAGTACTTTTCTTTACATATTTTACATACAAACATATATAAATTAACCTCCTTATATTAATATTTTTCTAATTTTAATAAATTGTTGCCGAGGTTTATTAGAATTAAAATGATATATTTTTTTGTAAGCTTCACATAATATTAAGTAAATAAAAATAAATTATTGAGGGAGGTTTTGTAAATATGTCTGTACCAAAGGATGTCGGATATGGTCTAGATGATTTCCAACGTATGAAAGTTTATACTGAAGCCAAATCAATAGCTAGATATATATTAAATATTCTATTAATGAGACCTGGTAATTATCCTGGTTTACCTCATATAGGGTTAAATGTTAGACAATTATTATATGATAATTTAGAAACATTTGATGCCACAGCATTAAAAGAACAAATATATACCCAGTGTGGTGAAATAATGCCTAATATAATAAGTAATGATATTTTTGTTGGGGTTATAGACTATAATGGTATAACATTTCTTTTAATAAGAATACCTGTTGAAGTAAGTTCAACTTCAAAAGTAATAAATTATGCATTTTATGAAAATGATTTGCGAGAAATAAAATTTGACTTTGAAATTGAAGATGATAGTGAAAAATAAAGGAGGTAATGAACAATGAATGAAAAAAAGAATAATGAAAAAATAAATTTATCTGCATTAATAGATCAGGTTCAAGGAGAAGTTGATGAACTTGAAGGAAAAAGTCAAGAGGAAATAATTAAAGATGAATTTGATTCTGATGATACTGAAGACGATATAACAGAAGAACAAAAATTAAATAATTTTGATGATGAAGATGATGAAATAAAAGGTATAATTGTAGATAAAAAGAAATTATTAGGAGAAGAAGATGATGACAAACCTAATCCGTTAGATTTCAGTAAACTTAGCCCAGAAACTATGGAACACGTAAATGAGACATTAGAAGAAGTTGACAAAATGATAGATATTTACGAAGAAGACATGGGTGAAGAAGTTGCTGAATATATGAAGAAACAAGAAGCTTTACAAAAAGGTGAAGAAATTGAAGAAGAAGATGATGATATAATAGATAAAGATACTGATGAAAATAGTTTCAAAGAAAAATATGAAGAAGCTATAGTTGTTATAGATAAAACAGGTATGGGTTCAGTAATTGATTTTACTGAAGATGAAAGAGAGAAACTAGAAAAAGTTAAAAAAATAAAACTTGAAGAAGTTGAAACTATAGAAATACCTAAATTCAAAACTAAGAAAGCTAAAAAAGGTTCAGCTAAAAAGATAATAAATAAAATAAATACAGTTAGAAGTACTCCAATAGTACTACCAGTATCAGGATTAACTATGGATGTAACTGGTTGCTCAACTTATGAACTTTTAACTTTAATAAATAATAATCAAGATGATGTAGTTGGGACTCAAAGAAGTAGATGGTCTTTATTACATTCTAAAGTATTAAATACTTCTATAGGTAAACTAGATTTTAATCAATTCTTAGATAATGTAGCTCAAATGGAATATAATATAATAGTATATGGTGTGCTTTGTGCAACTTATCCAGAACTAGATAAATTCCCACTTACTTGCCCAAAATGTGGTCAATCATTTGATCATGAATATACAATAAGAGGATTATTAAGAGCAGAAGAAATATCTGATAAAATGATGGAAGCCATTCAACATACTGTAGATTGCTCTCATACTGTTGAAGATGCTAAAAAATGTCATGAAGAATCAATATTATCAATAAATGAAACAATAAAATTACCAAGATCTGGTTATTATTTTACTATAGGTGTACAAACAGCATATGATTTTATAGAAAATTCTATGACAGTTATAGAAGATATAGATGAAAAATATGCTCAATCTGCAATATTAGCATCAGCTGTTAAAACAGTTTATGTAGAAGATCCAGATGATGGTGAATATTATCAATTAGAAGATCAAATGGATATCATAGAAGTTATATACAGTTTACTTGATACTGACTTATTAGTATTAGGACAAAAAATAGGTAAATTAGTTGACGGAATGAGCTATAACTTTGGTTTAATGGATGTTACTTGTGATAATAGAAATTGTAGACGTCATGTAAATACAATACCTGTTGAACTTGAAGATATACTTTTTCACAAGTACCGTCAAGTAATGAATACCAATATAGAATAGAACGTTTAATGTCTTTTGAAGATGAAATGGTTGAATTATTTGGTGGTGTAGTTGGTTCACAAATATTACATGATAGACCATATAAAGAGGCATTGGCTATCAAAGATGCCAGAATTAAAAGGAAAATAAAAGAGAACGAAGAAATGGAAAAACAACATGAAGAACAAATAAAAGCTCAGGAAAGATCACTAAAAAACCGTTAATAATACTATACATCCACTTTACAATAATAAAAATTGGAAAGGTGGAGTATTTATATGAGAACAGTAATTGAAGTATTCAATCAGCTAACTCATACAGAATTAGCTGATTGTAATACTTTTAGAAATATTTTAGATAATCATTATAATAAATTTAAAATGATATATAAACATATAAAAGATCTTGAACTTGACGATATATTAAAAATAACTTGTGCAGATTCATCAGAAGGATTGATTGTATGTATAGTTCCTAAAAGGAAATCAGTTCTATATGATTTTGTAGAAGATGTCGATAATGAATATGGTTTTGATGTTAGTTTTAGTTATAATGATGGAAAGTTAATAATGAAAATATTTAATGGAGATATAAGTGAGGTAGATATTTATGAAGGTAAGTTTGGTTTCTATTAAGAAATTAATCGCAATAAATAACCTTAAAAAAGTCACGAATCCTATTGTTTTTGATAGAGGAGGAATTCCAACAGCAGATGGATTATTATCTACTGAATTATGTGGTTTAACAACTTCTGAAAGAAAAGAAACTTATACCTACATTGATTTACATGGCAACTTTCTTCATCCAAAAACATACAAAGATTTCAAACGTTTAGATAGAAGAATTGATAATATAATAGCAGGCACTAAAAAATATATTATTGATGAAGAAGGTAATATAGTTGAAGATGAAGAAAATGGTCAAACAGGTATAGACTTTTTATATAAAAATTGGAATAAAATAAAATTTAAAAGAAATAATTCAAATGCTCGTAATGAACGTATAAATATGATGGAATCTTATCCAAGAGATGTGCATTTTACACATTATTGGATTGTGGCACCTGCATTTTATAGGGACGTTAATTTTAAAAACTATGAAGGTGGAAAACTATCACATAATGAATTAACAGATAAATATGCAAAATTATTGAAAATGGCTAATATGTTAGAATCTGTTAATTTTGATTTTATGATGTATAATACACAATATATGATACAACAAAGTTTAGTTGATATATATGACTTTCTTAAAGGTAAACAAGAAAAGAAAACTGGAGCAATAAGGAAAAGTTTATTAGGTAAATCAGTAGATTACGGTGCCCGTTCAGTTATAACGGCACCCAGATTTAATTTTAACTATAAAAATATGACTAGCTTTAAATACACTGGTGTACCAATTGCTCAAGCATGTTCATTATTTTTCCCATTCCTTATGTATTATTTAAAAAGATGGTTTGCTGAAAAAGATAATGAATTAAATGGATATTATGATGGTAAAAAAATATATAATCTAAGAGATTATTATGATGAAAAGAAATTAAAAGATCAAATTGATAAGTTTATGTTCAGTTATACTGAAAGATTTGAATTAGTTGCTATACCATTTGAAGATAAAGATGGTAATAAAGCATACTTAAAATTTGAAGGTATTGATAAAGATGGCAATAAAATTGAAAGAGATTTAACATGGTGTGATATTATATATCAATCAATTTATGATGCAACTTTAGATAAACATGTTTGGATAACTAGATACCCGTTATTAGATTATTTTGGTACGTTTCCAACTAGAATATCAATTTTAACTACAATTGATACTGAATATATTAAGATAAAAGATACAGAGTATAAAACATATCCACATATAGATTTAAGTTATAGTAAAAGTAAAGTATCAACATATTTTCTAGATACAATTGCAATATCTAATGTATATTTAGCAGGATTGGGTGGGGATTATGATGGTGATCAAGTAACTGTTAAATCAGTATTCTCACAAGAAGCTAATGCTGAATGTGAAAAAATAATGCATAGTGCATCTAATATACTTAACATATGTGGTGATAATATGCGTAAAACAACAAATGAGGGTATACAAACAATTTATATGTTAACAAGATTTGCAGAAGATTAATTAATAATGTATATGAACTAAAAATGTTCATATACATTATTATTTTATTTTTCTTCAAATTCATCTATACCTATTAAACAATCTGGTTCTTCAATAGGTTCAACTATTTTGTGTTCAGCTCTAGCACTTACTGGTGCTGGTTCATATGCATCACCAAAATCTGGTTCATCATAATATATTGTTTCCATAGGATCTTCTGGACATATGCGTATATTTTTAACTGATTTAGTATTACTTTTCTTTGCACTTATTCTAGTTAATGATATTAAATCATGTTTGTTATTTCCACAAACCGGACATTTATGACCAATATCAGAAGCATTTTCTATTCTATTTTTATCATGGAAAGTATCAACCATATCTAAAGAACTATAACAAACATAATCATTTGCTTGATCATTCCATACGTGTACATCTAATCCAGCATTTATATATTTCATAGCAACTTTTTCATCTACAACTATTGGATTTAAAATTGGTCCATTTACTGGATAACCTGGTATTCTACCATAACTTAAAATTTTTATTTTAACATCTGCCATTGTAATCTACTCCTTTATTATTTTTTCTTTTTATTATTTACGACAGAATCTTCTTTTGTAGGCGGTTTTTCATCTACTTTAGGAGCTTCTTGTTTAGGAACTTCTACTTTAGGTTCTTCCTTTTTAGGAGCTTCTTGTTTAGGAACTTCTACTTTAGGTTCTTCCTTTTTAGGAACTTCTTGTTTAGGTTCTTCCTTTTTAGGAACTTCTTGTTTAGGAACTTCTACTTTAGGTTCTTCCTTTTTAACCGGTCCATTTTTAAATTCATTAATTAATTCATCAACTTTTTCAGGAGTTAATACTAATGTATCTTCTATTTTATAATCAATAACATTTCTTTCAACTGCTCTAAGTTCAATACCATAGAATAGAAGTACTTTTATTATATCTTCATCCATCAATCTTGGTATTAATAATGGACCTCTTACATTACCAAAAGTTGGTATATCTCCTTCCGTAGTTATTATTGTATTTATTTTATACACACCGTTTATTTTATCAACTTTAGCCATTTGATTTTTACCTCCTTATAAATCAAAATCTGGGATATAGTTTTCTAAAATTCTTTTTAGTTTTATATTCATATCTGATTCATTTGTATATTCTGGTAGATCATTTATTATTTTTTCAAGTGCTTCAGCTTCAACATCATCTAAATCTACTGCGTCTAATTCATAATCATCTACACCATCAATATAACTTTCTTTTATAGCTTCCATATTAACATTTTCTAATATTATATCATTGATACTATTTTCATTTTCACGTTTAGCTAAATCAGCTTTTAATTGTGATAACATTATACATACCTCCTTATATTTAAATACATAATTATACAGATGTTGAATCTATGGTTTTACGTTTATAAATCTATCATATAATTTTCTTAATGAGAATAAGAATAAAGGAATTTTAGTAAAATTCTCCCAACTATATTCAAAAAATAATAGTTTATTTAATTCTTCAATATTAATTTCTAATGGACTTGAGTATTTATCATGCATATAATTGATTATTACTTTATCTATTTCATTTAATGGTTTATTTGGACATTCATCATGAACAAATTTATCAGTTATTGTAATTCTTTCAGTCTGATTATTTAATACACGACAATAATCACATTCTGGTACTAATGGTGGTTTATGTGTGCATGGTGGATTATGAAATTTTCCTGTGTGCAATGCTGTTGTAAAAGGTTCATGTATATAACAAATCTCACCATGTTTAAATCTAACACTAACTACATCTTTATCACCATAATATTTAAATACGGAATACATATTTTCAATATTAGTTATAGAAAAAGCATAACGTTTTACAAGATCTGGTCTTTTTAATTCCATCATATGATATATTGATTTGTCATATTCAAATAAAAAGTCATCTGTTTCATCTTCATTATTTACCATTATAGTTAAATGATCATTTCTGTTATTGAATAAACTATTTTTTTGTAAGAAAGATGATAGATATCTATCATATATTCTAAAACCAGCCTTATTAGTATATATGAATGAGTTATATTTATCTTTAAAGAAATATAACACATAACGTTTAGCTATATCTGTATATATAAATTGTAATTGTTTTAATGCATTCAATATATCATTTTCAATTATAGATTTATCTTGTGTTCCTATATTAGTATTTACACATGTATATTCTTCAGAAACTTGTTTACGTATTCTTTCAAGTTCTTCACTATGAATATATTTTACTTTAAATTCACATTTGTAATAATTGTTACTCTTTATGGTATCATAATCAACACTAGTTATCATAAAAATAAAATCTTTACCTACATAAGATAGAATAAAGAAATCATTAGGTGTTGGTTTAATTGTATTAGGTAAAATATATAATTCACCTTCATATTCTGTTTGTAAACCAGCTTCACCATCTTCTAATCTTAATTGAATAGGATCTATACCATATACTGGAAAATCTTTAATTTCACTAAATCTTAAAGGTGATTCAGGTCCAAGTAAATGTTCAATATTTGAGAAACCTAAATCAACCATAGATTCATTTTGTATAATATTAAAATAAGTTACATAAGAAGCAGATTTATCTGTAAATCTAGTAACCTGAGAATTTAATCTATCTTCAAATTTAAATATATTATTATTTATAAAATCTTGTTCATTGAAATTAAAACCGCCCATTATATTCACCTCCTAAGGAAATATTATTAATAATTTGTTAAATTTAAAAAAAACTCAAAAACAAATCCATAATATACAGATTAAATGTGGTGTATAGTATCTATATCGGTTAAAAAAATATAATATATGAAGATTCTGATATCTTCATATATTATATTTTCTTTTTAATTAAACTTATTTCATTTTTAGTAACACCATAATCTTTTGATTTGGTGTTATAATACAAAGTTATATTATTTACCCAAGGTGAAATTTCATTCTTAAGTTTTTTATAAAATTTTGGTGGTCTATCTGAATCTGAGAAAATATTAATATCTACATTACAAGTTACACCCATTGATAATATATATTTTAATACAGATATGAAACCTGCACCACAAGCTGCAACATAAAACATATTTGTATCTTCTTTATCAAATATATGATAATATATTCCTAATACATCAAATGCACCTTCACAAATATTTATTATAATTGTATTTTTAGAAAATATATCTATTTTATTTGGCATAAAATAAAATTTTCTCGTATTGTCTAATCTACCAATTACATTGTAAATATACCATCGTAAACCTTCAGATTTTGTATTCCTAAAATTTATATACTCATTCCTTGCAGATAGAAAACCAACATATTCATTTTGAAGCTTATATGCAAATTCGCCACTACAATTAACATGTTTGATATTATTATCTTTTAATAAATTAGCAAAATTATATATTACTTTTTTATCAGCGAGTTCTTGCATATCTAATTTCAATCCTAAACGTTTTTCGATATATTCATGTTTACGTAAACTTCTATCATTAACTATTACTTTAGGTATTGTTAATTTTACTTTTGATTTATCATATAACTTACTTTCACCTCTTGCTTTTAATGATGATGTATTATATGAATAAACTGCATTATTTATTTCTTTATCATATGAACCTAATAATCTTAGAGTACGTTGATCTAATATTCCACCAATACCACATCTAAGACAATTAAATCCAATTGGTTTATTATCATTTAAATTCATGAATACACCAAAATGTGTAGAATCATGATGTTTTACGCTGTCCCCACAAAATGGACAGCGTAACATTATTATGTCTCTTGTATAATCTTTATTCGCATATGGAAGTGCAAGTAGTTCTTCTTGTAATACTAATTTTAAATTATCCATAATTATATTTGGTTTAGATACGTTAACATTTCTTCACATACCACATCAGGTATAGTCTCTATTTGTTCACCTAATAAGTATGGAGCATCATATTCAACATAACTAAATGCTGTATTTAATACAGTTGATATTATATTTAATATCATACTATTATCTTCTTTTAAATCCATTATATATGCGAATTTATTGTTTATTAATTCTTGATATAAAGTTGAAGTTTCAACTTTCATTATGAATTTCTTGTTTTGTATTGTTCTTGTATTTAATTTATTCTTTATATTACCACTTAATATAAATGGTAAGAATAAATATCCTTGTGATTGTAATCTTCTTTTTAATATTATTAATAGTTTGACATATTGATCTCTAGTTAACATATTCAAATCCCCAAATCCATTAAAATATCTTGCATAATAATATTTAACTAGATTGACTTGAAATTTATCAAACTTATAAAAATCTTTATAAAATTGAACTTCGTCATTTGAAACTAAAATATTTGTTAACGTTTCAATTCTTTTTATTACAGTTTCTTTATTACAATCTGATAATATTGTTAAAGATTCATCTATCTTATTAAATAACATTTCAAATTTATCTAGTTCAGATAATCCTTCAACATTCTTTTCATCATTTAATTTTTTAGGTAAATATTTATATTTACCTCTATTTTGATATCTAAGATTATTGTCTATAACAACAGATAACATATTGATTATATTTTGATTGAATACAAATTTATGAATTACATCTGTTACAACAATTTTCTTAAATACTTTATCTGCATGAACTAAGTAATTATCATCACCTAGCATATTTCTTTGCTCCCATGCACCTTTGTTTGATTCAAAGTTTTGATGAATTTTCTTTAATGTGTAATTACTTAATTTATTTATCATATCTATACCAGGTTCTGTAAATATTTCAAATAATGGCATGAAATATTTATATAATGATTTTTCCACATTATTACTGATATAAAGATAATGATTTAATAATGGTAATAATAAATTTATTCCTATTGAGATTCTAAATATGATTCTACCATGATCATTATTAAATTCCATGCTTTCATCATATTTTTTATCTCCATCCTTTTTAAGATTTACTATATAATTATCTTCCACCATTTTTTTAATTTTTTCTACTATATTTGATGTGAAGAAAAATTCATAAACCATTTTAATAAATGCATTAGGTTTTATCGTTTTACTTTTATCATCTATTATTGTTTTTATTTTTAGGTAATTAAGAAGTATTTCTTTATCTGTGTCATAAAAGTTTATGAAGTAATTACTATATCTACATATTTTATCTAAATTATTTGAATATTTAGTTTCAGATATTATGAATGAAGATATAGTTTTTGAACCGAAATCATGATTAAATATTCTTTCAAATGGAATTATAACTAGTTTATTATCAGGTATTAAGAATACCTCATTTTCATTTGATGGTCTCCAATCATCTACAAGTATAATATCACTTTTATTAATCATATAAGCATACCTCCCCCATAAATACTAATTAAAACAAACTTATTAAACATTTTGTACCTCCTCAATATATCTATCTTATGTTTCATTTATATAATATATAATTATCTTTTTTTAATTTTATTTACTTTCTTCACATTTGATTTACCTCCTGTGGTTATACTTTTCTTAGAGTTTATTTTATTTACTTTATTCACATTTGATTTATTTTTAACTGTTGTTTTTTTAGGTTTAATTAAGTTTACAGAATTAGGGGAATTTTTATGATCCATTTTATTTTTAGTACGCTTATAAGGTTTATTTGCTTTAGCTTCTCGTTCTTTTTCTTCTTTTAATTTTATTTTAGCCTTCTTAATCTCAGCCATTATTTGATCATGATGTCGTATACTATTAAAAAATTCCTTTTTATTATATCTTTTAGCAGTTGATTTTAAATATAATTTAGTTAAATGATCTTTATTTTCAACTAGATATTTACATGCGTAATATATTGATTTTTCAAAATTGACAGTATTATTTGGATTTTTAACTAATGGTGGCATTTTAAATATTTCTTTTTGAAGTTTTTTATCTAAATAATCAATAAATACACCATTTAAATTGTATGCATATGCATACGTATATATAAAACTAGGACAGTTAGAAAAGAATTTTAAATCATAATTAGTTATGACTTCATCAGCTATATCAGTTTTATCTTTAGGGGTAAATTCTAATACAACATCATAACTATTATCTCTTTCACTCTCACTAGGTATTATTAAATGGTACAAATAATTGTCACCATTTTTATATCTAATACATTGTATTTCTTTTTCGCTTATTAATTTATTATATCTTTTATTTAAATCTTCCAATATCATTTGTTTACCTGGGATAATGGCTCCTTTACCCATAGGATTATCTAAATATTGCTTAATGTTCATTTTTCACACAACCTCCCAATTTTTGTATGATGTTATAACATATAATTTTTTGTTAAACAAATAATTTATTTGTATTTATTAAAAAAATAAAAGCTAGGAAATTAATCCCAGCTTTTATTTAATTATTTAGAAGAATTTATATTATTAAAACTTCTTCCTTCTCTAACTGCTAAATCAGCTATGAATCTTGCAGTTTGATGTTTATCATTTAAAGATATATTTCTTTTTATATGATTTTCGTATTGTGATAATTTATAGTTTTCATGAATATATCTTTCTTGTTCATCATAACTTAATGATTTAATATAATCATAAGTTTCATTGTATATATCTTTTTTATTATCTGATGTACTTTCTATTTCTTTAGATTGTTGTGATGATTTTTCATATCCTCCTAATACTCCATAAGCTATTGAACCTCCAACTATTATTGAACTCCATAATACTATACTTAACATTTAAAATCCCCCTTAAATTTTATTTATTTTCTTTTATTTCACTATTATGATATATACTTAAAAAATAAAGAATTACACTTGGAATAACCAAGTGTAATTCTATTATAATATTTCACATTTATCTTCTATAAGTCTAATCTCTTCCTATTTATTTAATTCTGAATATCTTGATATAGAAACCATTTGATTACTTGATAATAATAATGCAACCATATTACCAACAGATTTCAATATCTCAACATCAGTCATACAAGAGTTTATAATATCTTTGCTATAAGTTTCGTTATATAAATCATAAGCACAATCATTTGCTATACATTTTTTAATAATTTCTATTATATATTGTACATCTTTATTAGTTGCAATAGGTTGTTTATTTGCAAATATTCTTAATATAACACCCATAAATGCATCTATGATACAAATATAAATAAATTCTTCAACGCTTGTTAAACTGTCTTCTTCTTTACCTTTAGCTAAAAGTTGATCGCAAGCTTTAATAATTGCTAAATTTTGACCAACATTATATCCATATTTATAAGCAGATTCACAAGCTTTAACTGCATCTTCAACTAAATCATAATTTGCTTGTTTAGCTATTTCTGAATTTCCACCTACATGAATATATCCCATTTTACATTTAAGTTTTGAAACTCTTTCTTTTGCATTTATTAAATCATTAGTTAGTGTTTCAAATTCTAATGAATTAGATAGTATTTCATTATATTTACTAACTGCATCTTTCATTAATAATTGAATTCTTTCTTCATCTTTATTAATAAATCCAGATATAAAAGTATATTTATCTGATATTTCCATTGTTTCTACTCCACCAATACATTCTTGTAATTTAGGAAGCATTTCTTTTTGATCTTCTGCTTCTAAAAATTCTTTAGCCATCATATCATTTATTACAGTACATCCACAAAGTGCACCAAAATCATTATATAAATCATATGAATGATTATTTATTAAAGAAGTTTTTAAGAATACCGCAGCTGTTGTTTTAAGAACGTTATATTGTTGAACTAATATTATACTTAATTTTTCAATAAGTTTATTAGTGTAAGCAGGTGCTATAACCACTAATTTTTTCTTCATTGCTGATGCTATATTAATTATAGGTGCAATTAATTTATCATAATAATCAACATCAATTCTATGATTAAACATTAGTATTACTGGATTAGTTTGAAGTGAAGTTCCATCATCTGTATTTATAAATATTCTATCTATATAAGTCATAAAATTCATTTTATAACCATTAATTATTTCTAGTTTAGTTTGATTAGTTTTAGAAGTTGCAAAAGATATTGCTGGATTACCAGTTTCTTGATAAATTTGTTGTATCATTTCTGGTATAACTTTATCACCATTTGTTGAAATATAAGCTAAATGCTTAATCTCTTCAAAATTACCATCCTTATTTATTTCAGTAGCATTGTTTTTAATTACTTCAACTATTTTATCAACAATTTCATTTATTGCTTTTAATAAATCTCTTGGACTTAATCTCATTAATACATCATTCTGTTCTATTGTTCTAAGCATTTCATCAGATGCAACTATTGAAGTTGTAGAACCATCACCAACTTTAACTACAACTTGGTGAGCTATTGATTTTAATAATTTTAATATTGCTCTATCAGTTGGGTTTTCAGGACTTACATATTTAAGTAATTGCCATCCATCTTTAGTTACATGATTAGTTCCATATTCTTCTATAAAAGTAGTTGCACCAAAAGGTCCAAGCGTATTTTGTAATATATACGCAGCATCTTGAAATACACCACGAACTAATTCTCTAAATTCATCCTTAGGTATAACATTCCATCTATGAGTAGTTATATCTCTAATATCTTCAGTTCCTACTTCCATTCCATTAAATTTATTTTCCATTATAATATTACCTCCAATATTTTTATTTTCTATATTTAATTGTTTTAAATACCATTTTTTATAATTCTATAGTATACCAAATTGCATTAACTGTTATAGTTCCAATTATAGCACATAGTATAAAACTATGTATTGATTCATCTAATATATAATAGTTAAACACGACTAAATATTGTGTTATAAGTATGCTAATTACTATACTTTTTATCATTTTAGTTAGATATTTCATAATTCCTCCTTAGTTTATATAATAACTCTTATCCATAGTTAAAGGTGTAAATGAAGCTATTTTAAATAAGCCATCAGCCATTTTAGTATCATACCCACCTTTAATTTGTAATATACCATCTATAACTTCATAATTATATCCATATTGAGCTATTAATATCTCTGTAAATTTTTGTTTTTCTTTTTTTATAATTGCCTTTACTTTATCTATATCAGATAATATGAAACTAGTAGGCTGCTCAATTGTATCTAATATTTCATCAAATTTTCCAGCAACATAAAACACATTCTTTTCAGCGTAATATTTTTCTTTTATATCATATTCTATTTTTTCATCATATTCTTCAGAAAAAATATAAATCTTCTTTGTAAATTTTTGTGGTGATAATACATATACTGCATTACCCATTACCATAGTTGGTAATTCCATATATATTGTATCAAAAGCATCATATAATGCTTTATAAATTTTATCTGTATTAAAATCTTGTAATTTTATATAATCTAAAATATTTTTACATGGTCTTTCAATACAAAATCTTTGTATATTTTTAAAATCCATATTATTTATTTTATCTAAATCTATTAATCCTTTTAAATCATCTTCATATTGCCTTTTTATTAATTCAAGTATTCCTGCTGAAGGACACTTAATAACATCTTCATATTCTATAAGTATAATTTCATCTCTCATAGTAAAAGGATTATTATTCTTTTTCTTTTCTGGCATTAATATCACCTCTATATTAAAAAAGAAGATACTGAAATATTCAATATCTTCTTTTTATTTATTTATTCTTGTTCTTTCGATAATTTTTCAGCCATTATAGTGCTGAATGATTTAATTCCTACAAATTCAACCATTAGAATGCTGGATGATTTAATTGCTACTGAATGATCAAAATATGCACTAGTTTTAAATTTCAATATTTTAGCAACTGAGTTTATTATTCTATCTATGAATTCATCATATTCACATTCATGACATACTTGAATTTTTTCTCCTGTAATTAAAGTTAATTCATAAATATACTCCTTTTCTTTCTTCATTTTTTTAATTACCTCCACGTTTTTAATTAATCTAAGAAATTATCTATATCACTCATATTAGTGATATTATTAACTGATGGTGTTGATTGGGAGCTAGATGATGAATCGCTATTAAAACTTACATTAGTTCTAGGTGCATAACCACCACCCCCACTAGAATTTAATTCAACTCCTAATTTCCCGCCAATTTGTGCTAAATCTCCACAAAGTTTATCTCTGTAGAATTTATCTTTAAATCTTATATCATGAGTATAAGCACCTGATAGTGCTTTAACAGAAGCCTTTAATATTTCTATAAAAGCATCTAATTCACATTCTACAGTTGCTGTAGAAGTATAACTACCTGTTTCTGCGTCATAATCTTGTATAGTTATTTCTGAACTGTTTATAAATTCATAGTATAATGAATTTTGAGGTTTTTTAGTTTCTGGATCTAATCCTTTATGAATACCTATATAAGTTGCTTTAACTTCAGGATTATAACCTATTTGAACTAAATTTACACCTCCAACTAATACAGCAATTGAACTTTTTTGATTATTTTCTATTGCTGGATATATTATCTCTTTTGTCTTTTTAATCAATATTATTGCTTTTTCTAAACTCAAAGAAGTTGCAATCATTTGATTGTAATCATAAATTTGTGATTGTGTTTGTTTGCTTTCTGGTAAAGCTGGATGAATTTTTAAAGATATCATTTCATTCCAGTATCCACATACAAGAGTTGACGGACAGAATCCATTTTTATTCATGAATCTATATCCTCTTGTATTAACATTTATTTCATTTTTATTTTGTTTATTATAATTCATAAAAATTTATTACCTCCTTATTTCAATTTTATGACTAATTCTTCCAATTCACTATTAATATATATTAATTCAACTTCATGATCATCATATTTGTTATTTGTTTTATTTTCCCACATAAATCCTATACCAACTTCATTAGGATTGCCATCTTTAATATCACAATCATTGATTTCTAAAACCACAGGTTTCACAAATAATTTTTTTATATCTTTTAATTTCATATTCACTCGTCTCCTTAATATAATAATCTCGTATCTAATTTTTAGTTATAATATATATTATTTTTAATTTAATTCAATTATTATATGCTCATGACTATTATCTAATTTAATAGATTTAATTTCATGATTATCATATAAATCATCTTCGACACCTTTATACCAGATAAGTATTTTTCTATCTGGTATTTTTAATAATATTGAGTCATCAATATATTTAACTACATCTTTTAATTTCATATTTTTTCCTCCTTAATCATCGCCTAATAATCTTTCAGCGAAGTGTTTTATTTTTTTAAATTCATTACCAATAGATATAACTTCATATCTTTGATCATCATAGTATATATAAATTATATTATCAGTTATTTCATTATTAATTATAAAATCAACTGAGTGTAGTCCAAAATCATCTGCGAGTTTATTTTCGATTGTTGGATTATCATTAAGAAAACTTAACGTTGTTTTATTCAATAAAACTTTTTCAACTATAGTAGATTTAGGAGTACGTTTTGTATCTAATCCACTAAATAAATCAATTTTAGTATCTTGTTTGTCTTCTTCTTTTTTAGGGCGTTTAAAAGCAAAGTTGTTTGAATACATTTCATTTATATCATAATATTTATCAGGTATTTTATGAAGACTCCCATCTTCATCCATAATCATTTTATGACCGTTTATATTAACTATTTTGCCCAATTGATCACCTCCAATATTTCAAAACGTTCTATAACGGGATTGAATTTAAATTTTACTGATACTTCATTATCAAACATTACTAAAATAGTATATTGATCAAGCTGTTTGATATCTACAACATCGTTTTTTATATTATAGTTTAACGTAAAGAATGATCTTATTATATTATCACTCATAATTATCCCACCCTAATTATTTTATTTTAAACATAGCAGACTCCACTTTTAAAAGTTCCAATAAATCACGATATTTATTTTTCTTTTGAGCATATAATTCTTTTCCATATTTTGTATGAACATGATCAGATTCTTTTTCAATCTTATGAAGTAATTCTTCTAAATGCTTTATTATATCTTGTATATCTTTATTACGATTCACTTTTAAACAATATTTAACTACAGTTAACATTCCGATCTCATCTAGTATATCCGCATCCATTACAACTTGTTGTTCTATAGTTAAATCTAATGATTTTATACTTTTAGCTGAATGATATAAGATACAATCAAGTATTCTTTTTTGTTTACTTTTCTCTATTGGAGTATAACTTAAAAATACTTGAGCTATATCATAGCTAACTAAATCATGACGGGATTCAGTTATTGTTTTACTCACATCATGAAGCAATAAAGATATCATAACAATACTTCTATCTGCCAATTCTTTCTTCAAAATTTTATCAGCTATTTTCATAGTTCTAAGTGTATGCTGTACAATTCTAGTCTTTAGTTTATCATCTTTATCAGTTTTATCTAGAAATATAATAGCAAAATTATATAAATTCATCATAACCGATTTGCTATCATCATATTTAAGATTTAAATCTCTAACGACTTCTGTACCCTTCATTCATTTCCCCTCCTTATAACTATTTTTTAATATTAAATCTAATGATTTGTTAATAATGTGATTAAAAGATAAATAAATAGAGATATGGTATAATCCATATCTCTATTTATATTAATTTTCATTTTCTTCTTGTTTTTCTTCATTTTTAATTTTAACAGGTTTTTCTTCTTCAACATAAGGGTTATCCTTATCTAATACTGAGCAACACACTAATATTTCAATATCAGTTGTATCAAACACCAATTCTATTGTTTCTTTCACTTTAGCCCAATTTAACCCATCATTACCTATGCATAATTTAGGCATAGCTATTTTTTTAACATCCATAACAGCCATATCATCTTTCAATTGAATAAGAGCATCAAATAATTCTTCATAAGTAACTTGATCTGTAACTTTATTTTTAACTATAAGATTATAAATATATCTGTTATCTTTTAATGGTTTAAATCCTATACATTTTATATCTGGGTCTTTAGCTTTTTTGTATGCTCTTTTAACTGTACTTATCATAGTTGGATATTTATTTTTTAGTTTTGCTGGTAATCCTTTTATTGCTAAGAAATCTCTTGATACCGTATATACTAATGAGTATTCATTAGGTACAAGTAGTATATTTTGTTTTTTTTCATTAAATATCATTTATTTACCCCCTTAAAAAATTGTAATATAAACCTCAACATTATGCTTTGCAACTATATCAGTTATATCGTATCCTCTTAATTCATATTCACTAAATGCAATTTCTTTGACATTAACACTTTCACAATACGTTAATATATGATCTACAGAATCTCTTAATATATCCATATCATCATTTCTGTATATAAATAAATAACGCCCAGCCATTTTATTTAATTTTATTGGGTTTATATTTGAAGGTGTAACAACTTCAAGTGCCCTTCTTAAATCAAACATACATCTTACAAAATATAAATCATGATCTCTATCTATATTTTGTCTACTGTCTACACCTATACTGATTGCCATATCTTTCGTCTTTGACATTTTTTTTCGTAAAATGGTTATATTCGCCATTATTAATCATCCTCCTATTAATATATATTGGATCAATTCGATTATATTGTGCCACAATCTCTTTAACTGATTGTTCTAGTAGTTTTTTCATATAGTTTAATCTCCTTTATCTTTTGTATTTTGTAAATTATATATCAATTATATTTGACATATAAGTTTTACTCGCTTTAGATTCAGTTTGTATTAAATTCATATTTAATGATTTTAATATAGGATGGAACTTACTTATATTTCCGTTTACAACTTCATCATAATATATATAATTCAATATCCATTTTGGTATTTTTTCTACATTTCTTGGTATAGCTATTACATATATTCCTTTTTTTCTAATTCTTTCATTATTATTATTAAAAATACCATCCATTATATTATTATAAATTTCAGGTTCAATATTTTTCAAATCTTCTATATCATCCTCTGTATTCATTTTAACTTTAACTATATCTATTATATCTGGTAATTGTATATCTTGATTAGGATAACAACAATTCCATGCTAAAACTGCCATTACACCCATATTAGTTAATGGATCTGCATAAGCTTCTAATTCTTTTACTTTACAAGGTATCAAGAATTCTTTTTCACCATCTATTAATGTCTGTTTTACATAATTTTCAAAATTTTGTACCTCATGAATTACATCCGGTATAGAAATATTTTTACATTCAAGAACTTTTTCTTTTGCTAATTGTTCAAAGAATTTTTGTGCAGACGTATTACAACTTGATTTCATAAAATCAAGTCCTTTTGTATCAACTTTAACATACTCTGATCCTTCTCTTAATAGTGTTTTACTCATATAACGTTTTTTCTTATTACTTAATATCATTCTTTCAAATAAGAATTCATTTTTAATATTTATTCTCCATGCAATATCATCTGGTATATTCGCAACTTTACAATATTTTGCTAAGTGTTCTTTATACAATTCAGATATTGAATAACAAGCTATATTAACCATATTATATAACATTTTCTTTTCATCTCTTACATATAATTGTGGTATTGTACTTATTATATTATCTTTTAACCAGTCTATCCATACACCTAAATCAACCATATTTGAATCTGTATCAACTGTTACTATTGATTTTCTAGGATCATAACGTAAACGTCCAATTCTATTATATGCAAAATAATTATAGAAAACAAATTCTCTATAATATGTCCATAATAATTTTATACTTGATTTAGATTCATCAGATAAAGTATTCTTGTCACTATCTATATTAGGATTTAGAAATGCATCTGTTTCTAGTAATATATCAGTTATTAATAAACGAATTTTTCTAACTTTATTAAATTCATATATATTATTCTTATAATATATTCTATTTAATTGATCTTGTGATAAGTTTATTAACACTTTAAATATCGGATATTCATATTCTGGTTTAAATTCAAAGAATCTACCTTTTAAATATTCTAATACTGTATCATGATCTTTATTATCTAGGAATTTAGATTTTATTTTATGCTTTTCACTTATTATATTATTTATATAAAACATACAATCTTCTAAATCTATAAATTTTACATTATTACCCATGAAGTTTTCTATTGCAGTCATAGTTGTTGATATTAGTGATTGACCACTTGCTGTTGTACTTACTGCCGTATATAAATTATAGAAATTACTTGTTGGTGCACCACCTGCACCGTACCATGAATTCGCTGACAGCTTTTCAATTCCTTGATCTCTATCACATACTGCATATTCATATGAATCTGGATCTAATATTTTTAATTTATCTTTAATTGATTTACGATTTGATAAAAATGTCTCTAGCATCATTGCAGCCGGATTAACAGCTTCATGACGATTCTTAAAAAAAACGGCGTGACCGCCGCAAATTAATTTTTTATTATATATCCAATCTATAAGAGTTAATAAATCAACCTTTATAGATTTATGCACATAATTATTATCCACAATACCTTTAGGCACTTGTATATTTTCATCTATAACTTTATTTAAAAATACATCTATTTCTTTTTTTGATATTTCTGGATAGGCAGCTTTTAATAATCTTACATAAACTTCTTTCCACTCTCTTATGAATTTATATTCTTTATTAATTTGACTCATTAGCTCACCTCCTCATTAATCAATTATAATTTTTAATTTATCTTTATTTATATATTTTGATTTTTTATTTGTATTTGCATCTATATCTCTAGTAAAAAATGGTGCATCATCAATTGTTCCAAATTCATCATAATCATAGTCATCATCTGTATATGATGCAAATCCAAATAAATCATATTTATCATCATCGTCAATTAGTCCATCTACAAAATTATATAATGCTTTGTGGGCTAAATTTTCAACTTCAGATTTTTCTTCGGGTCTTATAAAATTATCTATAGTTATAGTATTTGTATCAAAGATTAAATAATCATATAAATCTTCAATTTCACCATCATAATCTAAATCACGTCTTTCAATATAATCCTTTACATAATTTTTAAATTCACTCCATAATTCAAGATCTAATTTTAATACTGATTTTCCATATTCCATAATTATCTTCTCCTTATTATAATTTTTTGTTTTTGACTATTTGAAAATAAATAAAGGGATAAAATATCCCTTTATTTATTATACTAAACTCTTTTTAAAGAAATCATCTAAATAACTTGGTGCTGTTTTTAGGTACGTATCTATAGTTGTTAATTGACGTTTCAATTGTTGATATGATAATGAAACTGTTATACTTGGGTGTTTTTCTAATGCTGATTTAACAGTTAACATTCTATAAGTTACATCATATTTTCTAAAGTCTGGTCTTTCTAATACATTATCTATTTTTCTTATTAATGGGTAAAGTAATAATGATGCATGAACGAAATCAACGTCAATATTTGATATTAACAATAATTCATTAAATCTTTGTACAAGATCATCTATTGTTAATATTGGTTTTTCACCTTCTTCTATGCCTCTATCATTATTATTTAATAAATGCATTATAGAATATAATGGTTTAGTTAATTCATTATTTTCTACTTGCAATATAAATAAAGGCATCTTATCATCTAAATCTGAAATATTCATAACAAATTTATTATGATCTTTATTATTTTTATTCATATACTTTAATTTCTTATAAAAGTCTGGAGTTAAGAACATTTCTTTTCTTTCTAGTTCATTTATTAAATATACTTCATCTTTGTTCTTTATATTTTGTATTACGAAACTGAAAGTATATGCATTATAATCATCTTCTTCAAAGTTTTCTAAAGTCAATAAGTGATTTTTATTTATTAAAATTCTATAATCATCTAAATTAATATCTGAATCATTATTTAATAATATTTCATTTGCTGATAGTGTAAAGAATTTATCAAATATTGTATCGAATATTAATTGTTTAGATATTGTCTTTAATAAATGCTTTGTTGATAGAACATTTTGTGAAACTGGACGTGTTATTTTAGTAGCTGCATATCCACCAATACTTATATCTTTATTTACTTTATATAATAATTCTCCATAACATTTTTTACATATTCTATTATGCCCAGCTGCACATTTAGTAGGGTCACGAACTATTATTTTTTCACCTATTAACCAATCTTCATCACCTTTTAGTATTTTATATTTTCTATCATATCTTGTACGATAGTATCTTCCATGAAGTCTACTTAAATAATCCTTAGAAGTTACATGCAATTCAACACCATGGACAGTACCACAATCATCAATATCTGCTAATTTAATATCTGTAGTTAATAATTTTACAAGTTGAGCAAAATGTCCAGCCAACCCCATTACAGTTGCATTTGCAATAAGTGCTTTACGACCTCCAGTTGCATCAAGGTAATAATTTGTTACGTTTCTAAACCCACCAACAAGTAGGTTTGAATTAATAGGTTTTGGAATCGTATTACCTGATAAGTCAGGTTTATACCCACCATTGATTGTCATTTCTCTAAGTTGATCTGGTTTAATACCTGCACCTGTAATTAATATTGGCTTAAGACAATTATCTTCAGTTTTTAATATCTGAATTTCTTCCTTCATTAAGTCATTTAAATACTGTTCAATTTCATGAGGTTGCTTATTCTCATCAACTCTTGTTCGTATGATTTCATTAAATCTTGGATTTTTATTTGCTACATTTATAAATGTCTCAAGATTTAATCCCATTCCCATAATCTCATTGAAGTCAGTACTTATTTTTGTTAATCTATAAAGTAAATCATGAATTGCTTTATTTAATTGCTTTATATTTACTTTAAATAAGAATTGATCAATGACTCTATTATTTATGAACTTCTTTATAACTTTATTATCGATATTATATGCATCAACTAAATCATCTTTAGTCAATACATATTCTTTGTCTAAGTCTAAAAATGTTCTCCAGAAAATCATATTAGTTATCATATGACGTATTTCCATTTCATATACATCAGTATCTGTTTTAGAAAACATATAAAATACTTTAAATGAACGTATCTCTTTATACTCAAATCCTTTTTTCATAAAATTATACGCATCATTATAAACTTTCTTGAACAATTTTTTGTCATTTAATAATTCATCTAATATGAAGATATGACCATCATATATTGAATGCATATCTTCCACAACTCCGTCTAAATAATTTAAATACTCACTTTCATTGAATATAAAATTTGTATTATTCATTTATCAACTCTCCTTTTTTCATAATATAAATTTGTTATTTATATCATATTTTTCTATTCCTTTATATAATATATAATTATAATTTCATTGGATCATACAAAAAAATAAAACTCCATATGGAGTTTTATTTTGTAATATTATTTAGATTCATCTTTTTTCATTTCTAAGTAATTGATTCTACTGTTTAATTCAAATGTATTTACTGTAGGATCTTTAGATAATATTTTTAATGCTTCAATAGCTTTATCAAATCCAATTTGTTCAGCTGCATATAAATCTGCAGCACATTCATTTGATAAAGTTCTTACAGGTGTACTTAACCAGAATAATGGGTTATTAAATATTTCGTTTGTTAGATGTCCTATTTCATGTTGAATTACGAAATCTTCAATACCTAATTTTGCAACTTTTGTTTCTTTAACTATAGAGAAAATCATTTCTCCACTTAAATTTGAATATGAGCATAAACCATATCTAAATCCTGATGCCCATACTGTTGTATCATCAGTTGTTACTTTTATTTTATTTCCATCAATCATTATTTCTTCTTCAGCTTTAAGATTATCTATATATGAGTCTATTCTTCCTGTAGCCTTTTGTATTTTTCCTGTAGCATATAAAACCTTTACTAAATAAACTAACTTTTTAAACATAATATCAATCCCCTTTTTTAATTTTTATTTTCTTTATTTCACTATTATGATATATAATTAAAATTTTGTGGATTACGGTTCATAGTAAATAAGGAACATACAAAAATAAAAGGATATATGAGGATTAATCCTCATATATCCATATTACACTTATATTATTATTCTTCATCGGTCCAATCTTCATAAGGATCATGATCATTTTTTAACTCCCATTGTATATGATTATTCCTTGCTGTTCTAACAGCATCACTATTTGATGCATTATTATATGCACTTGCACCATCTGTAACAAAGAAGAATGACATACCATATTTATCACATATCTTTCTAACTTCTTTACATAATCTTCTTGCTTTAACTTGATCATTTTTATTCATAATTTTCTTTGTAATTTTATTAGCATCCATTTTATTTTTCATTAATAAGTACCTCCTTTATATTGTTGCCATTATATATTAATGAACTATTATTGAAATCATTAATTATTGACATTTTATTTATATTTAGATTATTTTTTAATACTGTTATATCATCTTTATATACAGGTAAATATGATTTTCTAATCCATATCCCAGTTATTTTATAATCTTTAACTAATGCTTCACCATTAACAGTATTAGTTAAAATTATTTCTTTAGGAGAAGTTATTTTTCCAGATGATACATAATCTAGTTTATCTATATATCGTTTACCATTTGTGTCATCAATATAAGAACCAAGATCATATAATGAAGCCATAATACATTTACCTTGTACATATACACCATATGGTCCTATATATTGATTATTCCATCCACAGCATATAGTTATATTACTATTAATCAACGTGTTAATTCTATCAGATAAATTACAGCAATCAGTAAATGCACATAGTCCATGAGTAAAAGTATAATTATTAAATCCATCAAGTACGTTTAATTCATCTTCACATATTATAGAATCATCATGATCATTAGTTATTAATTCTTTTAACATAACTCCAATTAATGTTTCATATCTAATATCATCATTAATTGTGTATTTAGTTAGAGATACATTATCTTTAGCAATTTTATATATATGATTATTATCATTTAATATATTATTTAAATCTTCTAATGCTGTATTTATATCATAGTATATACCTGAATGGATTGGATCAAAATCTTTATTAAGAACACGCAATTCAACTTTGTTGTTTTTAAGATTATCTGAATTTATTGCATATAAATTTTTTAATTTTAAGTTTTTACTATATTCACATTTTGTTGATTGTGATACATATTCACTATCAATATTTTTTAAAAAATTGATATTATTTAATAATGTTGACAATGGTATATTCATTGATAAACTATAGTTTAATGCAGATTTAACATTTTTCTTTAAATAATTAATAATTCTTTTATTGTTTTTACAACTCATTTTAATCATTATATTAAGATAATATTTTACTGTATCAGATGAGAAACTGTTGAAAAGCTCAACTGTAATTCTACTATTAGCTAATAATAATTTATTATCAATTAAATAATCAATTAAATTAATATCTTTATTTAATACATCTCTATGTTCATTCAACTGATCATCATAATATTCTACTGATGTTGTAAGACGTTCAGATTCAATTTGTTCTGTGATATATTTAAGTTGTCTAAGATTTTTATACTGCATAAATTTTTCTTTAGATATAATATCTTCAGTTATTTCCAAATCATTTGATTTATTTATTGTATCCTTTTTTAGAGTACGTTTTATTTCATTTTCTAAAGATTCCATCGATAGTATCGGTGGAATATCCATTAAAGATTTGCCAGTTATCATTTGATATTTTAATACCAAACTCATATTATTTTTTAATTTTTCTTTTATTGTAGTCATAGACATAATATTACCTCCAATATATAAATTATTTATTCATAATTATAATATATAATTGTAAAAAGATGTATATACAATAAGTATATACATCTTCTCTTATATTACTTAGTATTACGTTTAACTATACCTTTATATAATAGTATTACTAATACAACTGACATTGCTAAAGTTGCGGGATTACATATATATTCTATAAATAAATCACAGAATGCTTGCCAGCTAACTATATTACTTGGAGAAGCACCAATAGCCAATAATAATATTAATGTTAAAGCTACAGCAAAAACAGTTTTCCATTTAAATCTAGTTGCTCCTTTACATAAGTTTATCATGAATCTATTGAAGTCAAATTCTTCCTCTTCTTCTTCGACTACTCTTCTAGTAACTGTTTTAGTTTTTTTGAATTGAGGATGATTTGGACATTGTTCTTGATAATAACTACAGATATCTCTATTTTCACAATCACAGCATTCACATTCACGACCACGATTATAATGACGTTTAACGGCATTACCTACTCTATACTGTCTAGTTTCATTTGCTATATCTCTTATCATTTGAACATTTTTGTTATGTTTATTAGCTATATAACTAACGTCTTTTTCAAGTTCATTGTTTTCATGTACGAGAACTTTATTTTCCATAGTTACATCTTCTAATTCATCAACAAGTCCATGCATATTCTTTAGGGCGTTGCGATATTCTTTACCGTTCATATTTATTCCTCCCTCCATTAATAATTACTGTGATGTTCAGTTTATTTAAATAACTAGAAATAAAAAATAGATAAAGGTTTACAATAACCTTTATCTATTTATTAGGTATTTTATCAAAATCTATTTCATTTATAGAAACACATTTCTTTTTAAATACTTTTAGTCTTTTTTTATACATTTCAACTACTTTTGGAAATCCAGTATCTACTAATTCTATATAAAAAGTATAAGCATCTGGTGCATATTCTCTTAAACGACCACTAACTTGTTTAGCAGTTACAGAAGATGAATATGGTTCAGTCATTATAACGAACCTTAATCCTGGAATATCAGAACCAGTACCTAAACTTAAATTCGTACTTGATATTATATCTTTAGTAAAAGCTTCAGCTTTTTCTTCATCTGAGACATGAGAATTCCAAGCCATATATTTTTTGTACGGTCTAAATTCTTCTAGATATTCTTTAATTCTAAATGATGAATCAATTTTACTTGATAATATTAAAATCTTACCCTCTTTACCTTCAAAGAAATCTATCAAATATTCTATAACATCCATAATTTTTCCTTTATCTAATTCATAATCAATATATGCATTTCTATTAAATCCTTTAGGACCTTTTATATTTATTTTATCTGATAACGAAGGCTTAGAATCAAATTTAACTGCTAAATATACAATATGCTTTCTTACATTTTTAGATACTTCTTTTCCAAATTTAGCAATATTTTTAAAACACTGATTAAATACTTTATTTTCTTCATATTCACTTCTTTCAAAAGTTGCAGTTAAATAAAAAGTTTTAAATACATTAGTATGAAAATCTATTTTAAGTACAGATTTAAATTCTATATGTGCTTCATCGAATACTTTTAATCCTATTCCTAGATGAATAAATACATCATTTAAATTTTTCCACCCATTTTTCTTACACCATGATTTTAATGTACCATGATTAATAAAAAATACTTTATATGGTATTTTACTCATTTTCATTAATTTAGTTATTTGCTTAGAACCAGTTATGTCACACATAGCTAGTTCACTTATATTTGTAAATTTTTTAAATGATTCAATCCATTGATTTTTTATTCTATCTTGATGTGTTATAATTATTGAATTCATTTGTAAAAAAGTTGAAGCTGCTATAGTTACATACGTTTTACCTATACTAGTATCTAAATTTAATAATTGTTGACTATAACGTTTAGTATATCCAAAATCATTTTCGCCTATTAAATAAGCTATTGATTTTACTTGAATTTCATCTCTTGGCTCAGCTATTAATTTATAAGATGCTTTCCTATAATCATTATACTTTCTATCCATTTCTATTGGTCTATTGAATAATCGTTCTAAAAATCCAATATCCATTCCTCTAGGCAAATATAATATTCTATTTTCTTTATCATAATCAAAACCTTTAGGTTCATATCTAAAATATGAATCATTCCAAACTGATAATGATTTTTCTAAATTAATTTGATCTCCTAAATTGTAATCATGAACTTCAATACAAGTTTGTTTTACAATTAATTTTTGCATCGAATCACCTCTTAAGTGTAAGTTAAATATTTTATATAAAATAATATTTTTCTGTATTTTATTATAATGGAACATACAAATAAGTAAAAAGGAGGGGGTGATACTTGTGGATATATCAAGTTTAAGTCATTATTTTGTTTTAGTAGTAATTGGTGTATGCTGTTGTATAGGCTATATTATTAAAACAAGTTTAGATTTTATACCTAATAAATATATTCCACTAATACTTGCAATTGTTGGTGTTATTACCAATTGTGTTTTATCAAAAGGATTTAGTATTGATATATTATTAGGTGGGATGATGAGTGCTTTAGCATCAACTGGTTGTCATCAAATGTTTAAAAATTTAATAACTTTTGGTGATAAGATTATAGAAGAAGAGGAGGACGATGATAATGAAAACTAGTAGACATTTTAAATTATTGGAAAATAAAAAAGAAATTGAAACTTGGGTAAAACAACAAGCTAATTCTTGTTCTAGAACTATAACAAGAGTTCAAGTTCATCACACATATTTACCATCTTATAAACAATGGCCAGAAAATGCTTTAACTAGACAAGAAAATATGAGATCATTTCATATTAATGAAAGAAGAATGGGTGATATAGCACAACATTTAACAATATTCCCTGATGGAACAGTTGCTACAGGAAGATCTATGAATAGAAATCCTTGTGGAATAACTGGTGGTAATACAGGAGCAATATGTATTGAAATATATGGTAATTTTGATAAAGGTGAAGATATTATGACTGCAAAACAAAGAGAAACAGTTATAATGACATATGCTTTACTTTGTAAATATTTCAAATTACCTGTTAATACAACAGGAGTTAGACCACATTGTTGGTATACAGCAGGTGGTACTTATTTAGGAAATTACAGTGCTAGTAGATCAGCTAAAACATGTCCAGGGACTAACTTTATGGGATTTGGTAATACTAAATCTGCATTTGTAAATAAATTTTATCCATTAATAAAAGAATATATGAATTCAGGGAAAATAGGTAAAGGTGATACTAAACCTAAACCACCAACTAAAGTTAATATAGTAGATTATAAGGCTAAGACAACTGATGAATTAAATGTAAGAAAAGGTGATAGTACTGAATTCGATATAGTTGTTACACTTAAAAAAGGTGAAACAGTTACTGTTACACATACAAATACTGAAAAAACTTGGGTATTTATAAAAACATCTAAAAATAAAACAGGATGGGTTAATAAAAAATATCTAAAGAAAATAAATAATGCTAAGAAAGATAATGATAAAGATAATGAACCTTCTTTTAAAAGTTATATAGTAAAAACTACAGCTGACAAATTAAATATAAGAAAAGGACCAGGAATAAAATATGATATTGTTGGTGAGGTTAAGGAAGATACTGCAGTTACAATAGTTGATGAAAAAGACGGATGGGGACTTTTAAAAGCATATAAAGATAAAAAAGATGGTTGGATAAAATTATCTTATACAAAGAAAATATAATAATAATAAGGAGAGAATTATTCTCTCCTTATTATTTATTTATAAATACTTCCAGTTCTTGCATTTACTAAAACTATTCCACTTGATCCATTATCATAATTAATATCAAGTTTATAGAACATATTTTGTTCTTTTTCAATCAAATCTAAGAATCTAATACTAGTTATATCAATAACCTCTTTAATTACTTCACATAAATAATCTTCTGATATTATACATGAATCCTTATGTTCTTTCATGTATTTATTTTGTAATTTAATATATTTATTTTCTATTTTATCTAATTCTTTTTTCATATTATTATCAGTTTCTTTTACTCTTTGGGTATCAGCGTCATATATTTTTTGATTAACATCGTCAATTAATACATATTCTATATCTCTTTTGTCTTTCATATTAATAAGTGCAACTTCATAAATGGTTTTATCATTATTTTTATTATAATATATTCCTGATACTATAGGTTTAATATCTTTATCTAATTTAGATGACATATAGTTTTCTACAGTACTGAATATATATTCTGGATTATGATCTGCTATCATATATTCTACATAATCACCAGAATGCTCATATGCATCATCAATATCAGATAATGATATAAATACAAACTCATCATTTACTGGATTATTTGATTTAAAAATATATGTCATTCCTTTACTAAATCCAAATATACCTAAAGCTATTAAAATTGCACTTACAATTATTTGTGTTGGAATAGATAAACTTCTAAATTTATTCATCATAATTGAATCACCCCTTATAATAAAGTTTATTATTTATATGTGATAACTAATTTATTTAACAATAAGATAATTGAATTAATAAAAAAGAAGGAGTTGATTATACCTATGGATAATACAATATGGGATGAAAATGGAAATCTAGTTAATCAAGAAGATGATATGGATTTTGAAGATATGGCTCTAATTGTAGAAGCTCATATAATGGATACTTTATCCAATGAAGAAATAGAAATGATGTTAGAAAATTATATGCCTGATTTATATAAAGCTGTTGATGAAGAAATAGTACAAGAAAGATCAATAGTAAGATTAGATAAAACTGCTAAATTATCTAAAGCAACAAGAGTTGCAGAATATAATATGGCTAAGAAAAAGAAAGATCCACTATTTAAAAAATTAATGACTTTATGGGCTGCAGAAAGATATATTAATGATAAATTGCATCATAGATATGGAATGAAAGCTAAATCAGAAGCTAAGAAAGCTATGAGTCAAGCAGCTAGATCTAAATCAAATGTGATGCAAAAAGTTATGAATAAAGCTAAAAAGAATGAAGGTAGATTAGAAGCATCAGAAAGAAGAATTAGAGGTGGATTAAAGAAAGACGGTATAGAATCAGCAATGAAGTCAGCAATGAAAGTTGCAAATAAAGCAAAATCAGGAAGATAGACTTAAAAAAATAAAAATAATGAATGTATATGAATAATTTTCATATACATTCATTATTCTTTATATTCTACTAGCTACATTAATTATTGCATTTTCAATCTCTTTCATTATTATTTGTGTATTTATTGATCTTTTTACATCTTTTAATTTATATCTCTTATATACAGATTTTAAGTAATTATTCATCACGTACCCAATATCTATATTGTTTTCTCCACAAAAACGTGCAACAGAAATTATTGTATAAGGATCATTAATTTCTTTTGTGTTTGTTGGTAGTGGATTAGTCAACATACATAATTGTAATACTCTAAAACGTAAACTTTCAAAATCATTTATTAACCCTGTTTCTAATCTAAATATTATATCTGAAAATATTGCTACAAATCTATGAGATGATTGCATTAAATCATTATTAAATTCATTGTTTGATAAATTTTTATTACGTGTTCTCATATAATAGAAATCAAATATCATTCCTATTATAAATTTTTCTGCACCAAATAAATAAGTTGAGATCATATTTAATTTAGTTGCAAGACTAATCGCTAAGTTATCTCTATATTGTTTATTATTAAGGTTTTTAAATAATTCTTCTATATCATCATTTTCTATAATTACTGTTTCAAATGATAATTGTCTAGGTTGCATATAGTTTATATCTTGCACATCATAAACATTAATAGAGTATTTATCTCCGTATTTATATACAGAGCCTTTAAATTTAATACATTGACCAATTCTATTTAGAATTTCTTCTTCAGGGTCTAAATTGACCAATACATGGTCTGATAAAAATAAATTTTCTGTACATATATTATTTAACACAACTAATCCATCACGTTTTCTATAAGCATCTACATAAGCGATCATTTCTGTTTCTATACCATTTTTATATAATAATTCTAAATTTGGTCTTACAAATGATATATCGTTAATTTCTGGGTTTAATATAGCTGATGAATATATTTCATCTAATTTACAAGCGAATTTTCCATTTTCAAAACTTGGTTCTTCTTGTGGTGGTAAAATATTTCTATTTTGACTTTTCTTTTTGGCATTTTTATTTCTAGGTATTATTTTATTATTATTTTTAGTGATGCTATTATCTATAGTATTATTTTTCATATTTAATTCATTTGAACCATTATTATCATTACCTATATTATCATTTTTATATCCTGAAATTTTATTATTTTTACTCATTAATTATTACCTCCTAAATATTTTTAATTATAAATGTCTATATATTCATTGAATATATAGACTATGTACTTAATTGTTCTATTTCTTCCCGATAGACATTTAAATAGGACGCAACTCCTATTCCATAACCATATTTCTTTAAAAGAAACTTAGGTCTAGGCGATCCCCTCACCCCATACCACTTTCGATTTGTATGCAGGTCGGTACTTTTCTTACATAATCCATTACGATTATGAATTCGGCTTTTCCATCTATACGCTAGAACAGTGCTTATAGATGACCAGCGGGTCCACTCTTACACCATCAGTGTAAGTTCAGCTATCACAGTAGCTTAGTAGTAATCGGCGATTGTAGCTCAAGGAGCATCAGCCTTTCCACGTCGCCCGTCTTCGTCGTGCGTCAGTACTGCCACGGACCTATCCCAATGGTGATATCTTTACACCTATTGAGTAGGAATTTATTAACCTCTAGTAGTATTTTGGGCAATCGCTATTAACGACCACATATAGTCAAAGCCATATATGAGGAGGGATTAATGGCCACCACCAATTTATATAAATTAGTTTCTCCCATATCCACATAACTACCGTAAAACATGAGGTATTCTATGTATATAGAAATTAATCTATACCTTTCTTACATAGTCATTACAACTATGAATTCGGCTTTTCCATCTATATGCTAGAATAGCGTCATATAGATGACCAGCGGGTCCACTCTTACACCATCAGTGTAAGTTCAGCTATCACAGTAGCTTAGTAGTAATCGGCGATTGTAGCTCAAGGAGCATCAGCCTTTCCACGTCGCCCGTCTTCGTCGTGCGTCAGTACTGCCACGGACCTATCCCAATGGTGATATCTTTACACCTAATGAGTAGGGATTTATTAAATAGTTATAATATAAATTATTTTTTATATTATTCATCTATATAATATATAATTAAAATTTAATCAAATAGTGTAAATATTTATTTTTTTACACTATTTGATTAGTTTATTATATTATTATAAATTGTTCATCATCTAAATGCCATACATCTTCCCATTGATTTACTAAATCATTTCGTTCTTGTTCAGCATTAGCCCAATCATCTATTTTTATATCTATATTACCATATGCTGTTTGCAAATTACCATATAGTTTTAAATTATCATATAAGAATTTTTTTACATCTAAAGTTGCTAATTTCATAAATGAAGTCCAACTTGTTTTAGGTATTGTAGTTAAGTTTTCACTATGTTCTAAAGCAACTGTTACTTTAAATTTATTATCAAAAGATAATCCTGCATTAAATATCTCCAATTTATTTGGTGGGTAGAATTTAAATGTAACTGAAGGTATTGCTAATGATAATAAATTGGCGGTTGCTTGGGCTGAAATTAGATCTTCATAATTTAATTCATTTCCTATATAAATAGGATCTACATAGCCATCAGCTAATTCAGATGTATCTACATCTAAACTTCTTACATAAAGAATATCTCTATCACCGAACATATCAGGTATAGTAAATACTTTACTTTGATAAGTACCATCATCATGTTGTTCCAACTCATTAGTATCAATAGTAAATGTCATATATTGAGGTGAGAATTGACTGAATGTAGGTAATGTTTTTATTTTAATAACATTACGTAATGCTTCATCTGGATTATCAAAAGGTAAAGATAAGCCATAAACACCTAAATCCATTTTAATAGAAGTTATAACTCTACTCATACTTAACATATAATATCACTTCCTTTCGTATTATTAAAAATGTTAAAAATATACATATTTTGTCTAGGAACATACAAAAAAATAAAACCATAATCTAATTAAAGATTATGGTTTTATTTTTATATTATATTAGATTGATAATACATCTTTTATTATTGCTTTATCATATCTATTTTTATATTTAGTTATGATATCGGATGTCATTTTTACTTGGTCTTTATACATATTTTCATTCTCATCAATATTAAATTCTACAGAAACAGCTAAATCTTTTGCATAACTATAAATAAAAATTTTTACATCATTATTATTAATTATTATATATCCTCGAATAGTTTTTTTAATAACATCATCATTTTGAAATAATCCGGCGTATCTATTAGTTTTTTTATCCACGAATCCTGACTTGAATATTAATTTATCCTCTTTATCCAATTTGTTAAGGAATTTATTCAATTCGCTTAGGACCTTCCATTCGTTATATTTTCCAGTTAATTCAACTTCTTTCATAATAATACCTCCAAATTTTTATTATTTTGTTATTGCATTTTTACATTTTAAAATATTGTCAATTATCCTTTGTGGAACATACAAAAAATAACCCATAATCTAGTTAAAGATTATGGTTATATAATTTATTCTTCTTCTATATAAATTTGTGATATTGATGAAACTGTATCGTCATCATTATATATGAAATTATATTTTGCTACACATTTTTCAGGATCAGGTATTGCATCAGCCATTTCAATATTAACATCAACGCACACATATTCATCATTAAATTCAACTATATTTCCTATATATTTATCATCATTTATAATATTATATTTATTGCTATATAAAGTATTGAAATTAACATCATCCATAATATATGATCTTAAATAAATACCAGTATCAATAAAACTTTTTTCATATTCGTTAATATTTGATATATTAGTAATTCTATCTTCTTTTTTAAATTTCAACATTGGTATTTTAATTAATTCTATACAAGCATCTTCAGAATAATAACCATTTGAAGTACCATACCATCTTATAGTTACATATCCTTTAGAAGTTGCGAATTTATAAAATGTCCAAGTATATGAGTAATCAGCATCATCAAGTGGTGCATCATCTCTATTTGTTATTTCTTCAGCCATAACTATTGGTACACCAATAAGATTGTTTATGTCACCACATATATCTTCAATATACACCCATTCACAACAGTCTTGATCATGATACATCTTATAAACATATCCCTCATCATCTGTAAATATTATTTTATTTTTTTCACCATTATCATCATTAATTTGTATATCAACGAAAGTTTTACCTTTTAATTCTTCCATTTCTATTGTTCTATTCCACATAATACAATTACCTCCTAATTTTTTATTTCTTTATTTCACATTTATAATATATAATTAAAATAATTAATAATTACAACATTTGTTTTTCATTCATAAAATATATAAATGAAAAATATATGAGATACGTAAAAATGTATCTCATATATATTTTTAAAATTTACTCATATAATTTCTTACATCATGTTTTATTTTATCTTCTATTTTTACATATACAGTATCTTTACCATTATTTAAAATAGCATATTTCATATCTTCTGTAATTACCATATTTTCACATGCTATTTCAGCTAAGTTAGATACTAATTTAATATTTTTAGATTCTTCTTTTAAGAAATTAACTAAAGAAGAAGATTCAGTTACAGGTATTAGATCATCTTCTATTTTATTTCCAAATTGTTCTAATGAAACACACATTTTTTCTATTGGTTTTGATTTATCTCTGTAGGCTTCTTTGTGACTTGGTAATATAACCCAGTCGTATGTTACTATATGACCTTTTTTAGCACATATAGCAGAACCATCTGGTTTTTTCATTAAAGGACATAATCCACGTAAACTAAATGCAGGTTCTCCACCTTGTAATATAAAATTAGTCATTTTTCTTCCAAATCCGTTCACATCATCTAATGTTTCTATAGTAGCATTTAATAAATTACCAGTAGTCCATACTTTATTTATTTTATGTGATACTAATTTAGGATCTATTGTTACTATACGTTTAGGATCAGTAGTATTAGGATGTCCTGCTTCACCACACCAAGAGTTTTCTTGCATCATTTCTATTATATGTTCAGCTGCTAAAGATTCTGTAATAGCTTTAGTTGTATACAAACGTCTATTTCTATTAAATACATCTAATGATTGAATTATAGCATCAAATTTTATATAAAATAAGTTATTATCAGTACATCTTATTATGTTTTTTGGTCTAGTTGGTTCTGTAACTTGTTCCATAACATAGACTGCAATTGGTTCATAACATTCCATAATAATTATCACTCCTTCATATAAATTTATTATAAATATTAATAGTATGTTTCATAACTTGCTTTGAATTACTAAATGAATGGCGTGAAAATGAAGAGGAGAACAATTATTTAAGTAATGAAATTAAAAATAAAGGAGATGTGAAATAATATGATAAATTTTAGACAATATCCTAATTGTACTAAGATAGTAATACCTAGTGATATTAGTTTAAGTACCACTAATTTTAGTGGTGCATTTGCTGGAATGACAAATTTACAATATTTAGATATGGATAAAAATATAGAGAATAAAATAGATATGATAAGTGATGGATATAGTTCAGAAGCGATATGTAATGGTTGCAGAAAATTAATAAATAGAGCAGTATGTGGACCTAATGTAACTGATATGAGCGATGCATATAATGGTTGCACTAATCTAACTACAGCAGTATGTGGACCTAATGTAACTGATATGAGTTATGCATATTCTAATTGTACTAATCTAACTACAGCAGTATGTGGACCTAATGTAACTGATATGTATGGTGCATATTATAGATGTACTAATCTAACTACAGCAGTATGTGGACCTAATGTAACTAATATGATGGATGCATATAGAGGTTGTAAAAATCTAAATACAGCAGCATGTGGACCTAATGTAACTAGTATGAGCAATGCATATATGGATTGCACTAATCTAACTACAGCAGCATGTGGAGATAAAGTAACTAATATGGAACAGACATATTATAATTGTACTAATCTAACTACAGCAGTATGTGGTCCTAATGTAACTCTTATGGGTTACGCATATTCTAATTGTATTAATCTAACTACAGCAGTATGTGGGAATAATGTATTTAGTATGATCTATGCATATCAAGGTTGTACCAATCTAACTACAGCAGTATGTGGACTTAATGTAACTAGGATGAGGGGTGCATATTCTAATTGTATTAACCTAACTACAGCAATATGTGGACCTAATGTAACTGAGATGAGCTATGCATATCAAGGTTGCACCAATCTAACTACAGCAGTATGTGGTCCTAATGTAACTAGTATGGCTTCTGCATATGATAATTGTAAATCTCTAACTACAGCAATATGTGGACCTAATGTAACTGAGATGAGCTATGCATATCAAGGTTGCACCAATCTAACTACAGCAGTATGTGGTCCTAATGTAACTAGTATGGCTTCTGCATATGATAATTGTAAATCTCTAACTACAGCAGTATGTGGTCCTAATGTAACTTGTATAAGTTATGCATATAGATATTGTACTAATATACAAGGAGATACTTATTTTTATCCACCTAATATAACAGCTGCTATAAATTGTTTCTATAAGAGGAATGCATCTAATATGTTAAATATATATGTACCTAATAATAGTACTACTCTTAATACTTGTCTAATAACCAATACTTATTATTCTTTAACTGGTTTTACTATTACTTGGACTAATGACTCTGCTAATAAAAGATATTATAACACTCAAGCTAATATATACATTTACCCTGTTGCTAATGTTTATAAAGCAGAATTAGATAAAATGTTACAAGACTTCAACTATACAGATAATAATGATGGGACCTATACATTAACAGGATGGAAAGAAACTTATCAAGGTAAACCTAGTACAGAGATGATAATACCAGATAGTCCTAATATAATAATTTAATATAAAAAATAAAGATGATATTAATTTTATCATCTTTATTTTTCTTTTATTCATATTTAACTACTTAATACAATTGATGCCACTGCATATCTCATTTCATTATTTATTTTATATTGATTAATATCTTTAATTATATCTTTAATATCATACCATTTATATAAATTTTTCATATATTTTTGTATATATTCTATATCTGTTATATTATAAAATTTACAGAAATCTATAAATATCTTATTTTCTTTTTTAAATACATTTTTCTCTGGTAATCCTTGAGCTAATAAACTTACTGATATTACTCTATTTTGTAAATCATTGAAATTTTGTATTAAACCGTTTTCTATTCTAAATAATATATCAGAAAATATTTTTATAAATCGTTCTTTACTTCTATCTAATTGATTAAGATATTTATTAGATGATAATTCATTATTTATAGCACCCATGAAATAAAAATTACATATCATACTTATTATGAATTTCTTATTCGAAAATAAATAAACTAAATATGCTTCAAGTTTATTTAATAAATATTTTAATAATTCATATCTTTCTATAGGTTGCATTTCTGATATAAGTATAAATACATCTTTAATATCATCAATATCAATTTCTTTTTCTTTGTATTGTAGTATTGGTGCTTTTGGTGGATCTAAATCTTTTACATTAGATATTGTTATTGAATATTTATCACCATAATTATATGGTGTGCCAGTAAATCTAATGCATTGTCCGACTTTATCATATATTATATTATCTAGATCTGGATCAACCACAACATGATCTGCTAAAAACATTGATTCAGAACATAGATTGTATAATACAAATCTATTATCTTTATTTCTATGAGACGTTACATAAGCAAACATTTCAATTGATTTATTTTCATAATAAAGTTTTTCTAAATTAGGTCTTATAAATGAAGTATTTGTAATTTCAGGTTTAGTTCTGAGATGAATAAAATCTTGATCCAATACATTAACAAATCCACCATTTTCTACTGTTGGTTCTTCTTGTGGTGGTAGAATATTTCTGTCGACTTTTTGTTTCTTATTAGCATTTTTATTTTTAGGTATTATTTTATTATTTGTGATTGCTTTACTATTATCAGTTATTTTATTTTTAGTTCTTTCTATTTTATTATTGTCACCATTTTTTATATTTGTTAATTTATTATTACTCATTATATTACCTCCTATTTAAAATAAAATTTGACATAATAACTATTTAAGTTATTATGTCTATGTAAAATAAAACTAAAACCTCTAGTAGTATTTTGGGCAATCGCTATTAACGACCACATATGATCATAGTCATATATGAGGAGGGATTAATGACCACCACCAATTTATATAAATTGGTTTCTCCCATATCCACATAACTACCGTAAAACATGAGGTATTCTATGTATATAGAACCGAGGGACTTAGGCAATCGCTATTAACGACCATATATAGTCAAAGCTATATATGAGGCGGGATTAATGACCAACGGTAATAAATACCTTTTCACCCATATCCTAAGTTTGCAATCTATACCTTTCTTACTCAGGCAGTTACTCCTGGAATTCGGCTTTACCATCTATATGCTAGAATAGCGTCATATAGATGACCAGCGGGGTCCACTCCCATTAACACGAAATCGCCTCTCTGGGTTCGGTCGGCTTGTGTGACCTAGTAGTAATCGGTGATTGTTGCGAATCACTTCGCTCAACCTTTCCACATCACCCGTCTTACCGTGGTCTTCTTCAGATCCACGCCTACGTTACAGCTTCTCCAGCCGTAAGCAGGAATTTATTAAATAGTTATAATATAAATTATTTTTTATATTATTCATCTATATAATATATAATTGAAATCTTATTCTTTTTTAGGTATTTAAACATCTAATTAATAATCTATACAATAAATGTAAAGGAGGTTAATGTATATGAAATATCAAGTTAATGTAAATAAAATTTTAGCTAATAAGCAAAACGTTAATAAAGAAAAAGTTTTACTTAAACCTAAAAAAGAAATAACTTGTGAATCATTAAATCAATATTCTAATATAGATATAACTCAAGAAGAATTAGATAATTATTTTGAGTTTCAAGATAGAGCTTATAATATGTTTTTTGATGACAACGATATTACTATGGAACAGTTTATTGGTTTTATAAGTGACTGTGTTAAATATGACTATATAGATGATGTCATGGAAGCTGCAGGTAGAAATGCAACTAGAACTGTTGAAAAGAAATTAAGAAAAGTTAATAATAAACTTAATGGGCATAAAAATACTTTAGGTAAAAATATAAAACGTATTGATGATAAAGCATCTGAAATAGCAAATAGAAAATTAGATGATATAATTAATACTGGTAAAGATTTAAAAAGAGATAAATTATTAACTGGTAGGCCTCAAATAAAATTAGGTAAATTTATTAAATCTGCTATTTTAGGTTTAGGTGCAGCTACTGGTACTGCAGCTTTATTTGGACCAGCAACTGCTGCAGCTGTTGTTGCAATTGGTATATTATGTAGAAAAGATTTAATGAGACGTACAGAAAAAAGAGAGAAACAAAGAATATTATTAGAATTAGAAACAGATTTAAAATTAACTAAAGAAAAAATAGAAGATGCTAAAAGTGAAAATGATAAAAAGAAAAAATATCAATTAATGAGAATAGAATCTGCGTTAGAAAAAGAAATAACTAGAATAAAATATGGTTTACGTTATTATTAAGGTGGTGAGTAGTTAAAATGTTTAAATGGACTCTAAACCAAGAAATATCAAAACTTAATGTTGTAACTGAAGCACCTGATGATATGCAAGCCACTGATTATTCAGCAGCTGAAGCTGAATTAGATAGTGTTGACACTTCTAAAGCTGACACAACCGATACACAAACAGATACTAATACAGATCAAACACAAAATAAAGATACTAATCAGGATGAAACTAAACAAGATGATACAAATACTGATGATGATATGGATGCCACAGATTATAGTGAAGATGATCCTTTAGCAGATGATGAATCAACAGATGACACTACTGATGATAATACTGATGAAGAAACTCCTGAAGAAGAACCAGTTCCAGACCAACAAGGTGATAAGAGTAAAAATACGTACTTAATACGTGATTTTATCGACTTATACTATACTATCAATAATATCATAGAAAAATTAAATAATGTAAGTAAAACAGATTTAATAAAGAGTAAGGTTTATTTACAAGTGATTGAAAATTTGACTGAGTCCAGTAATATTTTATATGATTACATTGTACATGAATTCAATGCTAAATCATACATTTTTAATTTATATCAATTCAACTTATTTTTAGAATGCGTAAAAGTTAACATTGAAATTATTAAGAAAAGTGGAGAATTGCAGTCAAATGATTAAACAAATAAATAAAATATTAAATTTAAAGAAAGGATGTGCGAAAATAGTATGTATATTAATAACGATAATGATGCTCCTGCAAGAGTTATAGGATCTTTTGCGAAGCCTAAAAATGAAGATTTTAGAAATGGCATAAATTCACTTATGGAAGGATTTAAAACTAATTATGGTCTAGATCCATTAAATAATATAAGGGATATACTTGAAAATGATGTTGTTTGTGAACAATATAAGGATGCACTTATAGGAGATGTACTAAACGCAGACTTTGGTGATGATTATTTAAATCTAATGCCTCAAAAATTAGAACAATTATTTGAAAACACTAAAGACGAAATCGTACAAGAAAACTACGGTGTTGGTCAAATGTATCCAATAGTTGGTTATACATTACCAGTGTTAAAGAAAAATTATATAGAATGTCATGGTAAAGATATAGTTATGACAGAAGTTCCTTCAAAACCAGTTATAAAACTTGCTTTTGAAAGAAAGTTCTTAAAAGATAAAGCTGGTAAAAAATACTATATTCCAGAAATATTCTATGATGAAAGTTATAAAGAAGTATCAGAAAAAGCTAAAGGAAAGAAAATATCAGATAAATGGTATCCAGAAACTGGTAATCTTCCAATGCAAGATTTAAATATATTAAATGAATCAGGTGGAACTCTAGAAACTAGAGATCAATTAGCTCATGACTTCTGTATACAAGCAATAAAAATGGAAGTAGATGGTGCAGAAGTACTAAAAGAAGGTTTAGAAATAAAACCAGATTATTCTTCTAATAACAACATAACATACAGATGTAAACATATTAAAGATGATGGATCAGCTGTAGAAGAAGTAATAACTGGTACAGTTGATTACTATCATGGATTAGTAACAATTGCAACTTCTGGTTCTTTAATTAAACAAATACAATTTGGTGGACATCTATCAAATCAAAATAATAATGAAACTGTTGAATTAGACAGAGAAAGAGAAACAGTTACTTGGCATATAGGAGAAGGAGAAAGAATCAATACTGCTTTAACTATCGAAAAAATTAAAGATATGAAAGCATTACTAGGTATAGATGTAACTCCTGAAGCAATATCAGATATGTCATCAACTTTAACTCAATTTGAAGATGCTCATATAATGAGTTATTTAAAAAATAGTTTAGAAGTATGGAAAGATAAGACAGATCTTCCATTTGGATATACTGGTGGATTCGTTGAAACAGCTGTATTTAACTGTGTACCAGGTACTACTTTAGCTGTTACTCAATCTGAATACATCGAATCAGAATTAAAATTCAGATTTAACAGACTATTATCTGAATTAAAAGATAAATTAAAAACTACAGACTTAATGTTTGTTGTTTATGGTCATCCAACTATTATAGAATTATTCAACGCTTCTGTTGATTGGAAATTTGATGAAGGTTCTAAAGTTGGTGGTATAGTATTAGACTATAAATTTGGTGTTGTTACTGAATCTGGAACTAGAATACATGTAGTTTCTTCATTAAAAGTTCCTAAGACTGCTGGTATAAGAATAGTTGCTTATCCAACAACTGACGAACAAATAACATTTAAACATTTCAAATATAGTTTCAATATAGAAAATATGTATAGAAATCCATTAACTCCATTAGTACCAAACATCATGGGTACTCATAGATACTTAACTGAAAGCTTACTTCCTGTTCAAGGACAAATGTTACTTGAAGGTGACGATTTCGGAATAGATCCAAGACCTTAATGGATAGAAAATAGATAAAAAGTGATACAACTCTTAATTAAGGGAGTTGTATCACATTATTAATTAAATAAGGAGAGTGATAAAATGAATGGTGCAAACTGTAAATATATAGAAAAATGTTTTGCTAATATTAAATATAATAGAGATGTAAATTCATCATTATTAGCAATATCAAATACAATTAAAAGAGAATATAATATTGATGTAACTATAGACATTATTAAAAACAAAAGTAATGTATTCTTTGGTATGAATATATATCCTTCAACATCTGATTTATGTGAGATTGCAGCAATTATGAAGGAAAAAGATTGTACTCCATCTACTATAACTGAAGCATGGAGAAGAATAAAAAATTGGTGTATAGAAATAGATAATTTATTATTTGAAGATATCAATATGGATATACAACCAGATGAATTAACTGCATTATTATTACACGAAATAGGTCATGTAATATTATCAGATGAAGTTCCTAAATCAACATTGAAAATATTTAAAACTAATTTCTTTAAACAAAATATTTATTTTAAAAATATATTTTATGATAAACTAGTTAAATGCATAGATTATATAATGACATTCCCTTTAATAGAAGCATGTTCAAATAAAGCATTTTTTAAAAAAGGATTTGGTAGATATAATTATGACAAATCTTTACAAAAAGAATTTTATGCTGATGAATTTGTTGCTAGAAATGGATATGGTGATGCATTATATACATTTATAGAAAAATTAATTATGTATGGACAAAATGATATAGTTAATAAAACTTGTAAAGAAAGAGAAAATGAACTTAATATGGTGACTGATTGGGCATTTGATAATATACAATCATTAACTATGAGAAGAGGAAAATTATATAAATCACTTAAAGTTGAAATGAAAAGAAATCCTTCTAATTTAGTTAAGAATATGTGTAATATGATTAATTCAGTTATGTTTAAAGAACCTGTTAATGAATTTAAAAATACAGATACTATAATAATGGAATCTTTTATAATAAATGGATTAACTAAAGCAACTAATAATTTTACTAGACTATTAGATAAGCATAATAGGGTCAAACCTTGTAAAATGAGAGATTTAGATGTATTTGAAGTTGAAATAGCGAATATAAATACAGTTGATGATAAAATGTATATTATAGAATGTTTGAATGACGAATTGGAAAAAGCTGATTATGCTTTAATGTTATTAGAATATGGTCATCCAGATAGAGTTACACAATCTAAATCAACAATTAATACATTTAAAACTGCTGTTTTGAAATTACTTCATCAGGCTAAAATGGCTGAACTACCACCAGAAAGATATGGTTTATTCATTAAATATCCAAAAGGATATGAAGGATAGACTTATTTAATGAATGTAGAAACTGATAATATTAAAATTAAAGAACCCTCTTCTACACCTAGAAAGCCTAAGGTTAGAAGGGGGACTGTAATAGATCAACCATATATTTATGATTGGAAAACAAAGAACCTATCTTTCATACAAACATCAAATGATTTAAAACGATTAGGAATTGAAAATAATAAGTTTTTTTTAAAGTTGTATGATAAAAGTTTACAAGGAATAGATCCTCATGCTTCTTATATTAGCGAAGAATTAGCATGTAAGATAATTACTGAATGTATTAGAAATATTTGGTATTATATAAGAGAAGTTGCTAGAATACCAGACCAAGGTGGTAAAGGTATACCATATCAACTTAATAGAGCAAATTTGGCTATAACATGGTGTTATGTTAATAATATAGATCACTGGGTTGATATACCTAGACAAATCGGTAAAACTCAAAGTATATTAGCAAACTTAAATCATGGTTTTCTATTTGGTACAAATAGTTCACATATGGCATTATTTAATAAAGATTTAGATGCTTCTAAAGAAAATCTAGAAAGATTAAAAGCTCAAAGAGATTTATTACCATCTTATTTACAATTAAAAAATGTTGAAGTTGTAGATGATTCGGGTAATGTAGAAAAAGAAATAGATAATGTTTATAAAATATATAATCCATTAACTAAAAATAAAATAACTGTAAAATCATCTGCTAGAAGTTTAGATCATGCTAGAAAACTAGGAAGAGGTAACTCATTGCCTATAACATATTATGATGAAGCTGAATTCTCTGATTGGATAGCAGAAATAGTAGAAGCTTCTGGTCCAGCATATAATACAGCAGCAGAAAATGCAAGAAGAAATAAAGCTGCTTATTGTAGAATATTTAGTTCAACACCTGGTGACCCAGATACTAATGCAGGAGCTCAATCTGCAATGATATTAGAAGGTACTTATAGATGGACTGAAAAATTTTATGATATGGATGTTGATGATGTAAAGGAAATACTAGATAGAAATAGTGAAAATAATATAGTTTATATAGAATATAGTTATCAAGAATTAGGTAAAGATGAAGCTTGGTTTAGAAAAGTTTGTAAAACTGTTAATAATAGACCTACTGCAGTAAGAAGAGAAATATTATTACAAAGATTAAGAAGTAGTGATTTATCACCATTTACTGAAGAAGATTTATTAGCATTACAAGAAATGAGTAAACAAACTCAACCTAAAGAAGAATATATGATAAATGAATTCTATAAATTAGATTTATATGAGAAAATAGATAAAGATTTACCTTATATAATAGGAGTTGACGTATCTGCAGGGTATTGTCAAGATAACTCAGCAGTTACTATAATACACCCTTATAGTTTAAAAATAGTTGGTGAATTTAAATCTTCATTAATAAGTGCACCTAATTTTAAAAAATTCTTATTTGTATTAATAAGAAAATTCTTCCCTAGAGGAATATTATGTATAGAACGTAATAATAATGGTTCCTCTATAATAGATGGATTACTAGAAACAGTAGTTGCCCCTAATGTTTATTTTGATAATTCTAAACAAATAGGACCAGTTGTTGATTCTAAGTTAGATCAAAAAGGATTTTTATTAAGAGAAGCAAATAGAAGAAAAGCACATGGTGTATGGACAGGTAAAGAATCTAGAGAAACTATGATGGGATTAATGGAACAAATTGTTTTAGAAAGAAAAGACTTAATAACAGGTAAGAATGTTATTGAAGATATGATAAAGCTAGAACTTAAAAAAGGTAAAATACAAGCAGGACCTGGAGCACATGATGACTGTGTTATGTCATGGCTAATAGGAATGTTTGTATATAACTATGGTAAAAACTTAAATAGATATGGTTTAATAAGAGGATATAAACCTCCTACTGATAAAGAAAAAGCTAAAATGGATAATGCTAATAAAGCGTATAAACAAGTTTTAGCAAATATGTCAGCATCAGATGCTGCTTATTTTAAAAATGCACAATCTTATACTTATGATGATTATTATGAAAAAATGGAAAAAGAAAAGAAACGTACAATGAGGCAGTTAAGTAAATATGATGAAGTAATGGGTGAAAAAACTATAGTTGAAGATTTTAGTACTAATTTTAGTACAGTAGAAGATGATGTAAATTATGATGTTGACCCAGGATGGTTAGACTCATTTGATGATTTAAATGATTTCGATGATTAATTCATGATATGATAGTAAATTCAACAATATATTAATACAAATTAAAAGCTTAGATAGGAGGCGAATGATTTTATGAGTCATAAAATAAATATTAAAAAAGCCGATGGTAGTTTTTTAGTATTAGATATTAATACATCAATTAATTCGGTTTTTAGACCAAGTGATAATAAATCTTTAAAAGATATATTAACTGATGAATATGCTCCTAAGAATAATCCTGTATTCACAGGAAGTATAAGTTTAGGAAGAAAAGAAGGAACTACAGTAGGAGAAAATAGTTTTGCTGTAGGTTATAATGTGGAAGCTTCAGGTATGTATTCACATGCAGAAGGTGGGTTTACAGTAGCTTCAGGTCATTATTCACATGCAGAATGTGAATTTACAACAGCATCAGGTGGTTGTTCACATGCAGAAGGCGATAGTACAACTGCTTCAGGTGAATCTTCACATGCAGAAGGTTATCAGACTAAAGCTTCTTCTGAATATCAACATGTACAAGGTAAATATAATATAGAAGATACTGCTAATAAATATGCTCATATAGTAGGTAATGGTAATAGTGATATTAATAGATCTAATGCACATACATTAGATTGGGAAGGTAATGCTTGGTTTGCAGGTAAATTAACTTTAGGTAAAGATCCTGATAGTGACATGGATGTTACTACTAAAAATTATGTTGATACTAAGGTTGCTTCTATTGTAGATTCAGCTCCAGAAACTTTAGATACTTTAAAAGAACTTTCTAATGCTTTAGGTGATGATGCTAATTTTGCTACTACTGTTACTACTAATATAGGTAAGAAAGTAGATAAACCAGCAGTTGAAGGTACTGAAGGTCAAGTACTTTCTAAATCAGCTGATGGTTCTAATGTTTGGGTTGATTTAAGTATAGAAGAAAATAATTTAAATACAATGCTTACTAATGTATTCGGATTTGTTTCAAAAAATTAATTATTAATTAAGGAGGATAGATATTATGGCTGATGAAAAAACAGGTTTAACTTATATTTTTCTTAATAAAGATGACATAGAAAGTAAATATCAAACCAAAATAGATGAGACTCTTAAAACTGAGAGTAAAAAAATTAATGAAGCAATTAATGAATTAAAAGATAAAATTGACAATAAATAATATAAATATAAGAAAGATTAGAATATGTCAATTAATATGAAATATATTTCTAATCTTTCTTTTTAAAACGGAAATAAAGGAGGGTGAATTATTTTATGAGTAAAATAAATTATGAAAAAGCTTTAGAGAAAGTATCTAAGACAGCTAAAGAGTATATAGATAAACAACAAATAACAGATACTGAAATAAATGAAGCTTTTAATGAATGCGGAATTTCTGGTGAAGAAATGTATAAAATAACATATGATTTACGTGGAATGGCAGAAATTTCTTCTAATATGAATACTATATATAAAAATGCAGCTTATGGTGCTAAAGTATATAATATAGATATTAATACAGAAAAATCTGTAACTATTACTATGGGTGGAGTTGATATAACTAGTACAGCATTTAACCCCAATAGAATGTTAATATTCATAGATTCTGTAACTGGTGATATTAATATTGTATTAAAAGGTACAGACAGAAATACTAGTCACGAGGTAAGCTAATTATATTCTAATCTAAATATAAAGAAAGAGGTGAATAAATAATATGAATAAAAATCAATTAAAAAAAGTAATTAATAATCTACAAACTTATGTAGATAATAAGATAGATAACTTACCAGTATCATATGAAGAGAAATTATTACTAACTGTACCTAAAGAGAGTATAGATAAAAGTAAAGCAGATGCAGCCACTGATAATAAACCTTATTATATTAATATACCTATAGCTAATGGATTTGAATATGTAGATGGTATGTTTAATAATGCAGATCTTATAATAGAATATAATAGTAAAAAATATATGACGAATATATTTGCAGAAAGTAATATTGAAATTGCTGTATATTTAGAAAACATTATGTTTCATTTTATTATCACTAAAGATAATTCTTTTGATATACAGTTAGCTATATGTAAACTAGATACTACTAATATTACAGATATTAAATTATATATAAGAAAGAAAGATATTAGTATAAATGATTTAAAAATAGATAATAGTGTCAGTATAGGGAGAAGAGGAGATATAGGAACATATAGTAGTGCTATAGGAAATGGAGTAGAAGCTTCAGGTTATTATTCACATGCAGAAGGTGATAGTACAACTGCTTCAGGTGAATCTTCACATGCAGAAGGTTATCAGACAATATCATCAGGTGTTAATTCACATGCAGAAGGTTGTTGTACTAAAGCTTCAGGTAATCAATCACATGCAGAAGGTGATAATACAACAGCTTCATCAGAAAATCAACATGTACAAGGTAAATTCAATATAGAAGATACTGCTAATAAATATGCTCATATAGTAGGTAATGGTAAAAATGATTCAAGTACTAATTTTGAAGAAGTAAGATCTAATGCTCATACACTAGATTGGGAAGGTAATGCTTGGTATGCAGGTAAATTATCTCAAGAAGGTACACCTACTGAAGATAAAGACCTAGTTACTAAGAAATATGTTGATGAACATTCTATTAGCGTAATTGATGGTTTTACTATGAGAGATCAAACTACTAATTATAAATATTTAATGCAATTAAGAGATGGTGTTCTTACTTCTATTTTACTTCCATCATCTATTTCAGTTGATTCTTCTAGTTTAACTAATCTTAATGATGGTGATATAATTGAAGGTAAAGATTTAGTTATTAATGCAACTTACCCTGATGGTACTACTTCAGCTTTATCTGATTCTGATAAAGGAAATATCATTTGTGCTCCAAAAGAATTAACTGTTGATGTTAAACAAATAACTGTTAAATATAAAGTTGGAGATTACGAATTAACTCAAACTATAAATGTTACTGTAAGTGCTTTTGATCCAGCTGTTAAATTACAAGATTTTAACTATACAGACAATGGAGATGGAACTTATACTTTAACAGGATGGAAAGAAACTCATAATGGAGTAGCAAGTACAGAAATGATTATACCAAACAATAAGAAAATAATCTTATAATATAAAGAGAAAGTAGAATGAATATTTCTACTTTCTTTTAAATAAAAAACATATAATTAAAAGGAGGTAATGATTATATGAGTAATTATTCATCTATTTGTTTATTAGCTAAAGATGAGAATGAATATATAAATGAATGGTTAAATTGGCATATTAATGTATGTAAATTTGATCATATTTATATTTATGATAATGAATCTAAAATACCTTTAATAAATTCAATTAATAAAGAATATTTAAATTATTGTACGTTTATAAATTGGAATTCTGATATGTATAAAGACAATATGCAAGTTGAATGTTATCATCATTTTATATTTAATTATAGAAAAGATAATTATTGGACTGCATTTATAGATACTGATGAATTTATTAGAATTATAGATGGAAGATGTATAAATGATTTTTTAAAAGAATATGAAGACTATAATGGAATTTATGTACTATGGTTAATGTATAATGCAAATGGACAAATTAAAAAAGAAAACGGTTTAGTAAGAGAAAGATTTACTGAATATAAAATGTGTGATAGAAAACTATCCAATGGTAAATGTATAATAAAACCTAATGAATTTAGATTTATGGGTGCACATTTTCCTTTTGTAAGAAGGAATTTTAATCCTAACTATAGAATTGTGTATTCTAATAAAGAAAGATGTGATCCATATGATGACCATACAAAAGGACCAATAGATACAATAGTATTAGATCATTATTTTACTAAATCATATGAAGAATGGACAGAAAAATTAAAAAGAGGATCATGTGATCCTAATTATATAAGAGAATATGATGAATTTTTTGAATATAATCCTGAGATGAAAGATAAAATTATAATAGGAGAGTGATAAAAAATGATGAATTTTAGACAATATAACAATTGTACTAAGATAGTAATACCTAGAAATGTTAGATTAAGTACTACTGATTTTAGTGGGGCATTTACTGAAATGCAAAACTTGCAATATTTGGATATAGATAAGAATATAGAAAATCAGATAGATAAGATAAGTAATGATAATGATACGATATGTTTTAATTGCAGAAATTTAATAGAAACAGCAGTGTGTGGAAATAATGTAACTAATATGAGTTGGGCATATTCTAATTGTACTAATCTAACTACAGCAGTATGTGGACCTAATGTAATTTATATGAGTGGTGCATATAGAAATTGTATTAATCTAACTACAACAGTATGTGGAGATAAAGTAACTAATATGAGTGTTGTATATATGAATTGTACTAATCTAACTACAGCAGTATGCGGAGATAAAGTAACTAATATGAGTAGTGCATATGAAAATTGTACTAATCTAACTACAGCAGTATGTGGACCTAATGTAACTAGTATGTGGAGTGCATATGAAAATTGTAATAATCTAACTACAGCAGTATGTGGTAATAATGTAATTAATATGCGTGATGCATATAATGGATGTACTAATCTAACTACAGCAGTATGTGGAGATAAAGTAACTGATATGAGTGGCGGATATTACAATTGTACTAATCTAACTACAGCAGTATGTGGACCTAATGTAACTGAGATGAGTG